ACCTAGAACTTTAACCCCCGGAGATATAGGAGCACAAACAGCTTTAACAAACCCCATAACAGGTACAGGTACTACAAACTATTTACCTAAATTTACAGGAACTACTACTTTAGGGAATAGCTTAGTTTATGATAATGGAACTAGCGTTGGCATTGGGACGGCTAGTCCTTCCGGTAAGTTAGATGTTGCTGGAAATATAAGACTTGAAAGCGCTAACCAAGTTCACTTTGGAGCAACAGGTGTAATAGCTTATTGGAACGTAGGAGTTCAAAATACTACTACTAATAATTTTGAAATAGGAGGTCAATCTTATTACTCAGGCGTCAGACATATATTATTAAACCCCGTTAATAACGGTAACGTTGGGATCGGGACAACTAGTCCGTCACAAAAATTACATTTACAAAACGGAGTACTACTTGTAGATACTAACACTCCAGCTTCTAGTGGTATATGGATGCCTGATACAAATGGAAATCCTAGTTTAAGAATAGTGACAGACCAGTCAGTTGGAAGCCATAGTTCTATTGTGAATGCTTGGGGTAATGCTTCTAATGCAGGTGTGATGGTTGGAACAACTAGAAATGATGGAACAGCCTTTCAAGTAAGGTCTGGTGTAACTCTAACAAGTGGCTTTGCAGATGATACTGGTAATACAAGATTAATTGTATTAGGTAATGGTAACATAGGTATCGGAACGACCACTCCAGATGCAAAATTGGTTATTGATAAAGGTTCAGAAGGTCTTTACTTAAAAGTGGGTGGAGGTGCCTCTGGTGGTAGAGCTTTAAAGTTTACAAGTTCTACAGTTAACGGTTCAGCAGGAGCCTTGCACACTATTAACGCTATAAGTACTGGTGGTGAGATTGCTTTAGCTACTGCTTCAAGTGAAAGACTGAGGATTGACAATAACGGAAACGTCGGGATAGGGACGACTAATCCTGCTCAATCTAATTTAGTTGTTTCACCTTCTGCGCAAAGCGCGAATGTTGATGGTATTACTGTAGTTTATAATCCAGATGGAGCAACCAACAGGGTAAGGGGTCAATTAAAAATAGGTAATTTTGCAGGTGTTTTAGAATTAACTAATGGCGCAGATACTATTTCCACTTACATTACCGCTGCAGGAGATTCGTTTTTTAACGGCGGCAACGTCGGGATTGGAACGACTAACCCTAGAAATAAACTAGATATTGCTTTAACGGGAGCTGAAATGGTTTACCCTATTGCTACGGGGACGAGCCCAACAGGAGGGTTTAGAATAGGACATACAGATACTACTTGGGCAGGTGTTGAGTTAAATATAGGTATTGCTAATGCTTCTGCGCAAGGTTATCCTGCTTGGATTCAAGCGCAAAATCCAGCTGATTTAAGTGTTTCAAGAAACTTACTTTTAAACCCAAACGGAGGCAACGTCGGGATTGGTACAGATAATCCTTTCGGCAAGTTAGATGTTGCTGGAAATATAAGACTTCAAAGCGCTAACAAAGTTAGCTTTGGAGCAACAGGTGTAATACCTTATTGGAACGTAGGAGTTCAAAATACTACTACTAATAATTTTGAAATAGGAGGTCAATCTTACTACTCAGGCGTCAGACATATATTATTAAACCCCGTTAATAACGGTAACGTCGGTATTGGGACTACAGCTCCTAATTCCAAACTTGACATTAGGTCGGGTTCAAGCGGTACATTTTTAGAACTAATACAAACAGCAGGCAACGCTAACGACTTTGTAGACATAAAGATGATAGCCGGTAACACTACGGCAGGAACACTTGGCACTATTCTAAGACACAAGAGAGACGGTTCCGGTGGTGGAGATTTTAGTATATTAACTAATCCAACTTTAACTGGCACACCAACAGAAAAACTAACCATAAAGTCCGGCGGCAACGTCGGGATCGGGACAACTAGTCCTGGGGCTAAACTAGATGTAACAAGAAACACAGCAGAAACAACACCTATAGTCAAAATATATGATGGCAACTCTGCTCAGAGAGCTGCACTACAGGTTATTGGATATAGTAATTTAGGAGGGTTTCGTATTAACGCAGCTGATGGAATAAGAGGTATTTATACGGAAGGGGCACAAATAGGCTTTGCAACAAGCGATACATCACCCATTACTTTTACACAGTCTAATTCAGCTGAGAAAATGCGTATTCATACAAATGGTTTTGTGGGAATTGGGACGACTAGTCCGGCTGCTAAGTTACACGTTAAAGGTAATGGAACAACAGGAGTTCCTCAAGTTATAATAGACTCAGGAGGTACAGACAAAGATGCTATCCTAGAGTTTTGGGATGATGGTGATGTAGTAGGTGTAGTAGGGCAATATGATAATTCTGAATTAAATCTATCTAGTCATGGTACAATTAGATTTAATACTAACACAGTATCTATAGCTAATGTAAACACTAGAATGATAATACAGTCAGGTGGTAATGTATCTATAGGCAACACAAACAACACATATAAACTAGACGTAACGGGCACAGGTAGGTTCACTAGTACAGTTACCGCAACAAACTTTATATTATCCTCTGACGAAAGATTAAAAGAAAATATAGTAGAAATACAACCTAAGAAAATAAAAGCAAACTGGAAATCATTTAACATAAAAGATTCAGATGAAGGGTATAGAGTAGGGGTTATAGCTCAAGAGTTGGAAGTAGAACATCCAGAGTTTATAGTTACAGATAGCGAAGGGTTTAAGTCGGTTAAGTATATTGACTTGTTAATATCAAAGATAGCGGAGTTAGAAAATAGAATTAAACAATTAGAGAAATAATGCCACCACTGTCAGTTCCAAATACAACTACATTTACTTTACAAGATGTAGTAAACGTTGTAGTACCCACGACAAACGATCTTGTAGATTGTTTTGCAGATGCTGTGACTAGTAAATATGACCCTCTCTATGATGGACCACCCTTAAACAACTTATTAAACTTTAGAAATTATAATGCTACACCCGCAGTTACTTGGGTGGCATACTCTAGCGGTATTTCAAGAAGCTTTGTCCCCTGTTTAGATACGACCGGCCAAACCTACTACCATAGTGGTAATGGGTTCCAGCCCTCTGTAGGAGACGCTGTTAGACCAAACTCTGACGGGAGCGGGAGTTTAAGTGATGGGAGGTTTAAGATTTTATACAACCAATTTTTAACAGTAGTTTCTGGGATTGTTACAGATGTAGATTCTTGTAATAACTGGAAAAATTTTGATTCAACTGAAAACGAAGATTTTAGTGCGGTAGCTACCTTACTTTCAAATACATTTTACTACCATAATGGGGCAGGCACTTATCCAGCGGTAGGGGATTTAGTTCGCGGTAGCGCTAGCTCGACTGGTTCTATCCCAAATTGGTCATCTACAAAAACTTGGTTTAGAGTTTATTCAAATGGTAATACTTTTGAACTAGATGTTAATGGTGTATGTACTGCTGTTTCCTCTATTACAAGACCTTATGTAGGTATATCCTCAGGGTTTAATTCAAATACAAATAAGTCCTTAAGCTTTACAGTTTCATCTAATGATGATGTGTTGTATTTTGTTGTATCAGACGGTAGTACTGGATTAAGTGCTGGGTCTATAACTGACACTAGTGGTAATTCCTGGACATCCACTTATTATGGAGGTATAAAAGTTTTTAAATGTGTAGTTAACCAAACAGGAAGCAGAACAGTTACATATGTAAATTCTGCCGGAACTTACTATATTGTTGGTATGTTTAGTATAAGAGATGCCACAGCAGGCAGCTTATCTGATAAAGTTATAAATAGTAGTAATTCCACAACAAGTCTAAGCACAAGTGTAGTTGCCTCTAAGTTTAATACTAGCTATACCGGTTTAATTGTAAACATTGCTTTAGGAAAAACTAATTCAATAAATAATACAGAAGTTAGAGTTCCCGCTACAGGTACAGAAATAGGTGCATATCAAAGTACCAATTCTTCTGGGACTAATACTTTTTACTTCGGTGCTTGGCTTAGAGATGTTGATGGAAGTTCTATAGTAGCTCCTGGAACACAAACTGTAACAAATATTTCAGGAAATGGTAGTAGCGGTCTTTTAGATATAACAAACATATGTCTTGGTCTTTGGTAGATTAGAGAGGTAATAATAAATAACAAATAATAAATAAAACATGATTACTTACAAATGGACCATAAACGCATTAGATTGTAAAATAGATGAAGAGGGACTAGAAAATATCGTCCAAACAATCCACTGGAGATATAGTGGAACAGACGAAAATAGTGTATCCGCTGAAATATACGGAGCACAATCTGTTGGAACACCTAATCCTGAAGATTTTACACCTTTTACTGAACTTACTGAAGAGCAAGTAACAGGATGGTTGGAAGGTCAATTGGATATGGAATCAATGCAAGAAAATATTTCAAATCAAATTACAATTAAAGTAACTCCTGTAAATGTAGTATTACCTGCTCCTTGGAATACACTTGTAGAAGAAACTTTATAAAATAATTTGGAATATTGAAATATATTTAGTATATTCAATCCACCGAAAAAATAATCAAATTTAAAACAAAATGGAAACAACAAATTTAACAGAAAAAGAATTACAAGAGTTAAAAGACATCCAAGTTAATTCGAATCAAATTACCATGTCATTAGGACAGGTAGAAGTTCAAAAAGCTATCTTAGAAGGTCAAAAAAATGATTTACTTAACAAACTCGCAGATTTACAAGAATCCCAAAACAAGTTAGGTAAAGATCTACAAGAAAAATACGGTATTGGTAATATAAATATTGAAACTGGGGAATTTACCAAAGTAGAATAGTTTTTTAAGCTCTTGTGTCATATTTATAATAAACAAAAACAAAACTTTAATCATATTATAAAATGGCAGAAACTTTATTATCTCCAGGCGTTTTAGCAAGGGAAAATGACAAATCCCAGATTACACAAGGTCCAGTAGAAGTTGGAGCAGCAATTATTGGTCCAACTTCTAGAGGTCCCGTTGAAATCCCAACTATTGTTACTTCATACAGCCAGTATACATCTGTATTTGGTACTACTGTAGAAAGTGGATCAAACGTGTATTCTTATCTAACTTCGATTGCAGCAAACAACTACTTCCAAAATGGGGGTAATTCATTATTAGTAACCAGAGTAACTTCAGGTTCATTCTCACCTGCAACATCTACTACCATATCTAATGGTGAGGCTGTTGAGGCATTTGCATTAGAAACTATATCTGAGGGTATTATTATGAATAGTACTAGCACGGAATCTGCAAATGGTTCTTTAGAATTAGGTTCAGCAGATAATATTAGATGGGAAATTGCTTCATCAAATGCAAAATCCGGAACTTTTAGTTTATTAATCCGTAGAGGAAACGATAACAACAAACAAAAATCAGTATTAGAATCTTACAACAACCTATCATTAGACCCTTATTCCTCAAATTATATTTCAAAAGTAATTGGAGATATGGATCAAACCTTAAAAACAGATGATGGGTATTACATCCAAGAAGTAGGTTCATACCCTAATGCCTCTAGATATGTAAGAGTAAAATCTGTAAATAAACCAACTCCTAATTACTTTGATAATGATGGTACTGTAAAAGATACGTACATTGACTTCATGCCAGCTATAGCTTCAGGTTCATTTGAAGGTGCTGCTGGTTCCAATGAAACTACTAACAGTGGTGGAAATCAATTTTATACTTCTATTAGTAATATAGATACTCAAGGTTTAGTAGGATCAGATTACGATAAGGCTATTGCATTACTTTCAAATGTTGATGATTATAAGTTTAACATAATCTCAGTACCGGGTTTGATAAGTAAATTACCAAACCACGCTACCCAAATCACAAACTTAGTTAATAATAGTATTAGTAGGGGAGATAATATCTCAATAATAGATTTAACGGTTTATGATGCTGTGTCTTCTCAGGCTATTACTGCCGCTTCGGGATTTGATAATAGTTACGCTGCTACATATTGGCCATGGGTTCAGACAGTTGACCCAAATACAGGCCAATTACAATTCGTCCCAGCATCAACCATGATTCCTGGAGTATACGCATACACTGACGCAACAAGTGAACCTTGGTTCGCACCTGCAGGTGTTACAAGAGGTGGTTTAGGTCAGGTAGTTAGAGCTGCAAAGAAAATTACAGCGGGACAAAGAGATGCTTTATACGGGGCTAATGTAAACCCAATAGCCACATTCCCAGGAACTGGGGTGGTAGTATTTGGACAGAAAACTCTACAGAAAAGGTCTAGTGCTTTAGATAGAGTAAACGTAAGAAGATTGTTAATTTCTTTGAAATCATATATTTCTCAAGTTGCGGATACTTTAGTATTTGAACAAAACACTCTTGCAACCCGAAATAATTTCTTATCTCAAGTTAACCCATATTTAGAAAGTGTTCAACAACGTCAAGGTTTATATACTTTTAAAGTGGTAATGGATGATACAAATAATACCGCCGATGTTATTGATAGAAATGAATTATTAGGTCAAATATTCATTCAGCCAACTAAAACAGCTGAATTCATTATATTAGACTTTAATGTGTTACCAACGGGAGCAACATTCCCTTCATAAGATCTAACTTTAATATATTTATAACAAAATAAAAACATATAAAAAATGGCAGTATTAGACCCAAACGAAATATTTTATACCTCCTTCGAACCTAAACAAAAGAATAGGTTTATAATGTACATGGATGGTTTTCCATCATACATTGTAAAAGGAATGGGAGCCGTAACTTTAACCCAAGGAACCGTAGCTCTTAACCATATTAACGTTGAAAGATATGTAAAAGGTAAAACTAAATGGGGAACTATCCAGTTCACATTGTTTGACCCAATCACACCTTCAGGTGCACAATCAGTAATGGAATGGGTAAGATTACATCACGAATCTGTAACTGGTAGAGATGGTTATAGTGATTTCTATAAAAAAGATTTAACATTTAACGTGTTAGGTCCTGTAGGAGATGTAGTATCAGAATGGATCATCAAAGGAGCATTAATTACAGATGCTAGTTTTGGAGAGTATAACTGGGATACTGAAAATGCTGCTCAAGAAATTACAATGACAGTTCAACCTGATTATTGCGTGTTAAATTTCTAAAATTATACTTACAATTAATCTTAAATTGGCTTGGCTTTATAGCCAAGCCTTTTTATATTTAACAAATGATAAAACTACTAGACATACTCGAAAATAAAATATTAGTACCTCGTCGTTCTGCTGAAGAACGTGCTAATAATTTTTTAATTGCTACCCAAAAAAAAATACAACAATATATTAAAAATGGAGGAAAAGGAGAACTAGACCTATCAAATTCACCTATAACCTCTCTACCTAATAATTTACAAGTAGGAGGAGGTTTAGTTTTACGAAATACTAAAATAACTTCTCTACCTGATAATTTAAAAGTAGGAGGAGATTTATGGGTATCTAATACCCCAATTACCTCTCTACCTGATAATTTAAAAGTAGGAGGATATTTATGGGTAGCTAATACCCCAATTACCTCTCTACCTTATAATTTAAAAGTAGGAGGAGATTTATGGGTAGATAATACCCCAATTACCTCTCTACCTGATAATTTAAAAGTAGGAGGATATTTAGGGGTAGCTAATACCCCAATTACCTCTCTACCTGATAATTTAGAAGTAGGAGGTTATCTTTATTTAAATGATACCTCAATAACCACCCTACCTCAAGGTTTAAAAGTAGGAGGTTATCTTAATTTAAGAAATACCCCCATTTCTAAAAAATACTCTAAAGAAGAAATCAAAAAAATGGTACCTGGAGTAAAAGGAAATATCTTTATTTAAAAAATTTATATTATGAAATTTAACAACTCAAAACTACTTACCGAAAACAAACATTCCATATTAGAGAATGTAAAACAAGCAAAACAATACGTTGATTCAGGTAAATTAACGAATGACGAACTTAAGACATTGGTTGATACTGACCCAACTCCAACACGTAAATACGTTGGATGGATGGCAAAACAATGGGTAAATAAACAAGTTACAGACATAGATGATTTACGGAATACTATTGAAGAATTTAATACTTTCCTAGAAAAAGGTAAAACTAAAACTAAGGATATTTACCAAATTAAATCCTTTAAAGATCTATCCGATGAAGTAGACCAAATCAACAAAACAGGAGAAGGAGTATCCGTTAAAGACTTAGAATCTGACTACGACACAGTACTAGACAACTCCGATTTACTTATAATGTCACCACACACACATGAAGCCTCTCGTAAATTAGGATTATCACAATTTGCATTCAGGGATTGCGGAGATGGTTCCAAAGACTCATCATGGTGTACTACATATAAAGCCCCAGACCACTTCAATGATTATTACTACAAAAACAATGTAACTTTTTATTATATTAAAACAAAATCCCAACAAATGATAAAACAATTACAACAATCTTTTCCCAAAAAATGGAAAAACATGGTTGTTGTAGCTCTAGCGGTTTTAGATGGTGGTAAAATAGATGGATATGATGGTTTAGATAAACAAATTAAATCAAGTGATATTAAAACATATACCAACATTATAGGTATTTCATAATATGATAAAACTACTAGACATACTCGAAAATAAAATATTAGTACCTCGTCGTTCTGCTGAAGAACGTGCTAATAATTTTTTAATTGCTACCCAAAAAAAAATACAACAATATATTAAAAATGGAGGAAAAGGAGAACTAGACCTATCAAATTCACCTATAACCTCTCTACCTAATAATTTACAAGTAGGAGGAGGTTTAGTTTTACGAAATACTAAAATAACTTCTCTACCTGATAATTTAAAAGTAGGAGGAGATTTATGGGTATCTAATACCCCAATTACCTCTCTACCTGATAATTTAAAAGTAGGAGGATATTTATGGGTAGCTAATACCCCAATTACCTCTCTACCTTATAATTTAAAAGTAGGAGGAGATTTATGGGTAGATAATACCCCAATTACCTCTCTACCTGATAATTTAAAAGTAGGAGGATATTTAGGGGTAGCTAATACCCCAATTACCTCTCTACCTGATAATTTAGAAGTAGGAGGTTATCTTTATTTAAATGATACCTCAATAACCACCCTACCTCAAGGTTTAAAAGTAGGAGGTTATCTTAATTTAAGAAATACCCCCATTTCTAAAAAATACTCTAAAGAAGAAATCAAAAAAATGGTACCTGGAGTAAAAGGAAATATCTTTATTTAAAAAACAGTTTGGATTCCTAACACTTCTTTCTTATATTAATATTTATCAACGATAAAAAAGTTATTAACTAATAAAGATTATGGCCGAATTTAAATTCCCAACAGAAGAAATCGAATTACCCTCTAAAGGATTAATATACCCTTTAGATAACCCACTTTCAAGTGGTAAAGTAGAGATTAAATATATGACCGCTAAGGAAGAAGATATTTTATCCAATCAATCCTACATCCAAAAAGGAAACGTATTAGACAAACTTTTAGAATCTGTTATTGTATCTAAAATAGACATCAAGGATTTAATCGTAGGAGATAAAAACGCAGTTTTAATTGCAACTCGTGTACTGGGGTATGGTAAAGATTATAAAGTAAACATCAAAGGTGAAGAACAAGTTATAGATTTATCTACACTTGAAAACAAACCATTAGATAAACCTTCAATTACTCAAGGAAAAAACGAATTCCATTTTACTCTACCAAACTCAGAAACTAAAATCACCTTTAAGATTTTAACGGGACATGATGAAATTAAAATCGAAAGAGAATTAGCAGGTTTAAAGAAATTAAACAAAGAATCTTCACCTGAACTCTCTACTCGTTTAAAATACATGATTACTTCCGTTGAAGGTGAAACAGGAACAAAAGAAATTAGAGAATTTGTAGACAACTATTTACTTGCAAGAGATTCCAGAGCATTAAGAGAATATATTAGAAACAACCAACCAGATGTAGATCTAAATTACGTTTTAGATAATGGAGAGGAGGTTATGGTCCCTATAGGACTTAGCTTTTTTTGGCCTGACATCTAGTATAGTACCCCAAGTGAGAATGAGTTTATTCTCACAAATTCATCAAATTATATTTTATGGTAAGGGCGGATACGATTATGGTACAATATATAATATGCCAATATGGCTCCGTAAATTTACATTTAATGAAATTAAAAAATTTTATGAAGAAGAAAAATCAGCATCTGAAGGCAAAACACCAGAGGGTCAAACTAATTTAATAGGTCCAGATGGGAAAGTTAATGCACCCGAATTTGCAAAAGCTAGTGAACAGTATAAAGGGAAGAGCAGCTATAAATAGTTGCTCTTTTCTATATTTATAACATATACCAAATTATATGGCTACCGAACAAGAATTAAATAACCAAAAATCATTAAATAACGAAATTAAGGAGCAATTATCCTTAGAACAAGAGTTACTTAATATTTTATCCCGTAGAATAGGTATCAATTCTCAAACTTTATCTAGTCAACAAGATATAAGTAATGTTCTTTCGGATCAATTAAAACAATTAAAATTTCAATCTACTGAAAGGAGATTATTATTAAATACTCTTAATAGTATTAATAGATTAAATAAGGAAAGTTATGGTTTGTCTATAGATATTTTAGGTAATGAGAAAGAATTAACTAAAACTACTAAAGATATATCTAAATTAGATAAAGATGTAATATTTTTAAAACAACAACAATTAAAGTTTTCTAAAGAAGAAGATGAATTATCCCAAAACATATCTGAAAATTTAAAAATTCAAGTTAAAGAAGCAGAACTTCTTAAAAAAGAATTAAAAATAGTACAAGAAGATTCCCAAAAAGTAGCAGATAATTTTGGAGCCAAAACTTTTGGTGCTTTATCTGATATAGCAAATAAAATCCCAGGATTAAGTAAATTTTCAAAACCTTTTGATGACGCCGCCGAATCTTCAAGAAAACAAGCTGCTAGTAACCTCCAAATGTTTGGTTCAGTCAAAGGTGCTTCTAAAGAACAACTTCAAATGCTTAGAACTGGGGAAGGTCTTACTAAAGAATTAGGGGCCCAATTTGGGTTGTTTGGAAAAAATGGAAAAGCACTTTCAGGTACTGCTGCTGCTGCTAGGGCTCAATCCTTAGGTTTAACTAAAAATTTAAACCCTTTTATGGCTGGGCTTAAAACTTTAGGTCCGGCAATAGGAGCGGTTTTCAAAAAAGTATTAGGTCCTCTTACTATAATTCTAGAATTATTATCCGCCTTTGGTAGAGTTAACAAAGAAACAGTTGAACTTCAAAAAGGAATGGCTTTATCTGCAAATGAAGCTGCTAGTTTTAGATCAAATTTATCCACAGCTGCCAAACAATCAGGAGATATAAATATTACTGCTTCTAAATTATTAAAAACATTTAGTGATTTAAACAAACAATTTGGTTTTATAACTAATTTTGCATCTAGTACGTTAGTTACAATGACTAAACTTACAAATGTAGTAGGTGTATCATCTGAAGCAGCCGGTAATTTGGCTGCAGCCTCAACGTTAACAGGTAAAAGCTTCGAATCAAATTATAAAGATGTATTAGGAACTAGTTATGAACTTCAACGTCAAGAAGGAGTTCAATTTGATTTAAGAGAAATATTAGAAGAAACAGGTAAAGTAACAGGAACTGTTAGAGCAAATTTAGGAGCAAATCCTGCAAATATAGCAAAGGCCATTACACAATCTAAACTATTTGGTGCTTCTTTACAACAAGTAGCAAGCGCAGGTAAATCTTTATTAGATTTTGAATCATCAATAACATCAGAACTAGAAGCTGAACTATTGTTGGGTCGGGATATTAATCTAGAAAAAGCTAGATTAGCTGCTTTAAATGGTGATCAAGTTACTTTAGCTAAAGAATTAAGAAAAGAAGCAGGAGATTTTGATAGCTTCATGAAAATGAATGTTCTTCAACAAGAAGCCATAGCTAAAGCTATGGGCATGCAATCTGATGAACTTGCTGACATATTATTTAAACAAGATATACAAGGTAAAACAGCTAAAGAATTAAGAGCATTAGGTAAAGATGAACTAGCAGATAGATTAGAAGCCCAAACTGTTCAAGACAAATTTAATGCCTCTGTAGAAAAACTTAAAGAAATATTTGCAGACGTAGCTACTGCTTTAATGCCCGTATTTGAATTTTTAGGTATGATATTTAATCTTGTAGGAAAAATAGTGAAATTCTTAGAACCTATTATGGGGATTTTAGGGGGTGCCGCAACAGGAGCAATAGCGGGAGCAGCATTTGGGGGTGTTGGAGCCATCCCTGGAGCAATTGTAGGAGCAATTACAGGAGGAGCATCAGATATTAGTAGAGCATCCAGAGCAGATGATGCTATAATCCCTTCAGGATATGGAGAAACCATAATTAAAAAAGGTAAAGACACAATTGCTCTTAACAATAACGATACTGTAGTAGCGGGCACTAATCTAGGAGGAGGAAACAATTCAGAAGCTAAGGAAACAAATACCCTATTACGTCAAATCCTATCTAAACAAGGTACAATAAAACTAGACTCAACAGATATGGGTACAGCAATGTCTGTAAACAGATACGCAATCCAATAACATTCAATATTTATAGTAGAATATGTTAGTTAATTTAAGAACGAATTTAAAATCTTTACGTTATGGTAAAGATAGAATAGGAGGGGGAAGTAGTAACCAACCTTATATTAAATCTAAACTTCCTTCAAATGAAGGGGATTTAGGTTCTACGGGAGGTCCTGACTTTCTCTTAAGAGGAGGATTATTAACACCTGGTAGAATTTTAAAAGATATATCTCGTTTAACACAGATGTTTTTTGATTTTAAATCACCAAATGGTTTATTATTTACTGTAAAACAAAATATATTATCGCGTAGCTCGGTAGCAACCAATGGAGAAGGTGCCATATTAAATAACGGTATCTATTTGCCTACTTCTACCATATTAGGGGCTGCAGGGGCTCCTTTAGGATTACATTTAAATAAACAAGGTTTAAATCCACTTAAGGGGATTGGGAAAGGAAACAATAATTTTATTAATTCTATATTAGATTTTGATCCTTTAGGTCAACCTTATTATAAAGATTTAGTTAACAAAAAAAGCAAAAGTAGATTAGAGGGTTATTTAGAATTTGTAAACTCAAAAAAGGATAATCAAATAAATCTTTATTCCTACAATGGGGGACCTGGTTCTGTTTTAGGAGTTGGTAAAACTAATATAAAAATTGCTAAGGATAGAACAGGTATAAACAATTCTAATTTAAATTATAGACAAAATTTTCTTACTTTAGGAATATCAACAGAAACATTTAATATAGGTGATGATGTTACTACTATAACTTATAATCCTAGTAAATATACAAACTTAAGACCTCAACATTCTCAAGGAATACAAGATAGGATAAATAATATTACATATAAATTTGGAGCTACTGGTAAATATTTTAGCGTAGTACATGATCCATCACAAAATAATATTATAAAGGCTGATACTAACATACCCCTTTTAAATAGTGTATATCTCCCCGGTACTCTTAAAACTAATACCCAAATAGCAGGAAGTAACACTCTTACTCAGGAACAAATAATATTAAAAACATCTTCTAGGTTTGAACCTAAAATAGGACCTAATATCCTAAACCCCAAAGGATATTCTAGATTAGATTATAATAAAGCAGGAAATATAGAAATAAGAGTAAATTTAGGAAACCCTGGAAAGAAAGAAAAAGATGATAGTGTAGTATTAGATACTATTAATTATAGGCAAATATATAAAACATTACCTAATCAAAATGTATCAAATGTTCCTGCTGTAAATGACCTTGTTAAATTTAGAATAGGTGTTATAGATAATGAAGACCCTACTAAAAAAACTAATATTCATTTCCGAGCTTTTATAGATTCGATGAGTGATTCTTATTCTGCAGATTGGCAATCCCAAAAATTTATGGGAAGAGGTGAAAACTTTTATAGATATAATGGGTTTGACAGATCAATTTCATTATCTTGGACGGTAGTTGCCCAATCAAAAGCAGAACTAATACCTATGTATCAAAAATTAAACTATTTAGCCTCAGTATGTGCTCCTGATTATTCAAAATTAGGATATATGCGTGGTAATTTAGTAAAATTAACAATTGGTGGGTACTTATACGAACAGGTTGGAATAATGACCTCTATTACATACGATGTGCCTCAAGAGTCACCATGGGAAATTGCAATCCCTTATGGGTCAGCAAAAGAATCTTCACCTCTAGAAGTAGAATCAGATGATAGTGTAAAAGAATTACCCCACATGATTAAAGTAACAGGATTCAAATTTATCCCAATCCATGATTTTGTACCTGCTGTACAAAAGAATACATTTGGTAAGAATAATGAAGGAGAATTAACTAAATATGGTGATGAAAGATATATAGCATTAAGTAATGGTTTAACAACAAATTATAATTTAAATACCAAGATTAAACCCATCCCTTTTCCGTTAACCTCTACTTTTAAACCCTTAACACTCCAACCTTTAGTTTCTTCAACTTCATTGTCAACTGGGTTGGTATGACCAACATAAATTTAAAATTAAATGGGTAGATATACACAAATACCAACAACAATCTCAACTAAAGGAAAGACATTTAGAACAATAACTAAATATCCGGATATTCCTTTAAGTTTTAGTGATATTTACGTTTATACAACTGTGGGAGACAGATTTGATACTTTAGCTCAAACTTATTATAGTAATTCCTCACTATGGTGGGTAATTTCTATAGCAAACCCACAATTAAAACAAAATTCATATTATCCACCCGTTGGTTCTCAATTAAGAATACCAACAAATATAAGTCAAATTACATCTTTATTTAATGAATTAAATAATAACTAGTTATGGAACAAGGGAATATCCTAGGTGAAGAATTTAAACAATACGTTTTTGATCAAATAGATATAAGACAAAAATTAAATGGTGCGGGGAGTGTAGGATCTTCTATAAATAGAACAAACAACACAACACTATTAACTTATTTAAATAATAGAAATGCTTGGGTCAAAATGGCTTCAGGTGTAGCTTTAGTTGATAAAATTGATGGGAAAAATCTACCTGAAAAAAGTACGGGAATATCTAGATTAACTTCTATATCTAAAGATTTAGGTGATCCGTCTTCAAAAATTGGTTATATTAAATATAATGGTCAGGGTTTAGCTAAAAACTTTGTATTATTTAATACTTTATCTAATCTTAACTTTAAAAAAGGAACTCAAGATTTTTCTGATTATACTTTTAGAAGGGGTATACAAACCTCCCAACAATCTTGGTTAGATGTAGATTCTTCTTACGGTTTTGGAGGTACAGAAATGGGCCTACAACCCACCCCAGGTATAATAGATGTATCTATAGATTGTGTAAATAGAGGCTCAATTCGTAAAGCAACTGTAACTTTAAAAGCATTCAATAGATACCAATTTTCTATTATAGAAATGCTTTACTTAAGATTAGGTTACACTATGATGTTAGAATGGGGATGGGATAAATATATTAAGGAAATAAAACAAGATGGTACCTTTACTATAGAAGAGACAGGAAATACCATTATAGAAGATTTATGGTTTAAAAACGAAACTTATACCCCTTCTAAAATGATTCAAGCTATAGAAAGATATAGAAGCGATATATATCATGGTAATTATGATGGGTTTTTCGGTAAAGTAAATAACTTTACATGGAATTTTAATCCCGATGGTAGTTATGATATAACAATAAACTTAATTACAGTTGGAGATGTAGTAGAATCTTTAAAGGTTAACACTAGTGCCCCAATAGCAGGTAAAGAGGAATTAACCTTAAATCAAACTAAATTAAAAGCTAAAGGTTTTGATGAGGAATCTTTAAATTATCTTTCTATGGGTAATGACGTAGTAAGTCGATATCTTAATAAAAAAATAATTAATCATGATAAAAATACTAAAGATTCCCCTCTAATTTCATATAAAGATATCCCAGGTGTAACTGAAGCAGTATATGGTAAACCTTTACCTAAAGGAGAATTCAATTATTTTATAAGACTTGGACTCTTTTTAGATAATCTAACAGACCTAGTAATCCCTAAAGCTTCAGAAAATGAAAGTATTATATCCATAGAAACATCACCTGAAGATAATTATATAAAAACATATTTTAATCAACTTCCATTTGACCCCAAAGTGTGTTTATTTACAATGAAGTGGGGGAAAAACTTTTTAGATTCTTATCAAAATTTAAAAGATAAATCACCCTTTAGTAAAATCAATGTAGGTTTACCCCAAAAGTTTATGGTAGAAAAAGATGGTTTTACTGCCGGCAAATTAATGAATGTGTATTTAAATGTTAATTTTCTTCTAAAAATTTTAAAAGATAATGTAGATGAAAATGGAAACTTAAGTCTTTATACTTTAGTTGAATCCATATGTAATGGTTTAAATCAATCTTTAGGAGGATTTAACAATTTAGAACCTGTAATTAAAGATGATAAAACTTTAGTTATTATAGACCAAAACCCAATCCCGGGGTTAAGTAAATTTATCCAAAAATCCCCACCATCACCAAAGACAAATCCAAAAATAGAAGTTTTTGGTTATAATGGTGGAAAATCCAACTTTTTAAAAGATATAAAATTTCAAACAAAAATAGACAACTCTATGGCTAGTATGATTTCTATTGGGGCTACAGCCGATGGTAAATCAACTAAAAATTCTGATGCTACTGCTTTTTCTAAATGGAATATAGGTTTAAAAGATAGATTTCAACTCCAATATAAAGACCCCATACCATTCCTCTCTTCTAAAGATAAAACATCTACCGGTACAGATTTAATTCAATATAAAAAGGATGCATATAATTATGCCTTAGCAACCCTTGAGAGTGACTCAAGTAATGCTAAATGGATTTTACCTTATTCATCCAGTTACCCTACTACAAGTGGTCGTAAGTGGATTGGTTATAAAGATCAATTAGGTACTAAAGAAGATGTTGCTAGAAAATTTGTACAAGATACTACTAAGAAAAAAATAGAATTAGATGCTAAAACATATGAGGAAAATGAAATAGAAAGAATAACACAAAATACATATGCAGGTTGTTTACATGATATATTCGGTGCAAATTTCCCTTATACTTTTAGTAATGGAACTGCAAAAAAAGAATTTAACATATCAAAAAAATATAATAAATTATTTATTGATGATGATTTAATAAATAGGGGTAAATCCACCTTTAAATCTTATATAGATACTTTATCCCAAAACCAATTTAAAGAAACCCAAGAAGCCTCAGGCAACATAGGGTTTATCCCTGTATCTTTTGATCTTACTTTGGAAGGACTTTCGGGTGTAAAGATATATAATAAATTAAATATAGATACTAGATTTTTACCTCCTAACTATGGGGAAGCTCTTGATTTTTTAGTTACCAAAATAAACCATAGAATATCTGGCAATAATTGGGATACCGTATTAGGAACAATTTCTACGTCTAATTTAAAAGATAATACTTCTAATGGCATATCAAGTGTTACAAATGTTAGTGGAGATCTTCCTGAAGTCATAGTAACAGATTTTAGTGGGAATAGAGGAGGAACAACTAAACAAATATTAGGAACTACATATACAAACGGAGAAATCCCAAATAATAAATTACGTACTATTAATAATGAATTTGAATATAAAGGATATATTCAAAGTGATGAAAAGAGAATCCGTTTATTCACCGAAGCATCTTTAGCCTTAGATAAGTTATTAGAACAAGCTAAAAAAGATAACATTCAATTTAAAATCAACAGTGCTTATAGGACGTATGATGATCAAGAAAGAGTCTTTAAACAAAATTGCTCAAATCTACCAGCAAGAGGTGCAAAATGCCAACCAATATCTGGAAAAGGTGCAGCAGCATCCCCAGGATCATCAAATCATGGTTTTGGTGTAGCTGTAGATTTTGCAACTCTCTCTTTTTCCGCAATAAAACCACAAGACCCCCAATACAAATGGTTAGCAAAAAACGCAATAAAATTTGGTTTTAAACGTCTAAATCCAAAAACAAGAGATGAAAGTTGGGAAGCTTGGCATTGGGAGTACCAAATCAGTAGTGTAAGTGATACTCAATCTAATATTTTAGCAGCAACATCAATTTTCAACAACCTTTTTTAATACTTAATTTATGTATTTCCCAAAATCACAAATAAAAACAAATTTATCTACATCTGGTGAAGAATTTATAATTGAAGCCACAGGAGAAGAATATATTGGTTCTTATTTTTCAACATCTACTGGTGCCTATTATACGGGTAAAAACCCACAAGACCAACCTGTAAGACTTTTAATAGAACTAGAATCAAAAATTATAAATGATCAAAGTTTAGGCCTTGCCAATCTTTCCCTAATTTCTAAAACAAAAACAACAATATGGACTTGGGATTATTTAAACACCCCCCTCCCAAATACCGTTACACCATCTCAACCCATCAGAATCTATCCTCAACCAACAGAATCCGATTATAAATTAGGTGAATTTCAAAGATATTTTTTAAGTAAAACAAACGAACCTAAATTCATAGAGGTAAACAAAGAACAATATCAAAAATATGTAAATAGAGATGAAATGGTAGCATATCAATTATATGAACCAATTACATTACCCTGGGACATAACCGGAGATAGAAATCAAGTGTATAATACAAATAAAAATATTGTTGAAAAATCCCAAAGAGATAATAGGTTAAGAGGTTTTACATCTTACTTTAAAAAAAGATACGACCAATTCTGCAAATAAATGTTGATATCTTAATTTACTTTCATATATTTATACCAAATAACAAATAACAAACAACAAATAACTAGGCTCCCATAGGGAGCCTTATTACATTACCAACAAAAGGTTATAAATGTATTGGTTAATAGAAACAGAAGAGCAATTAAGGTGTTTCCACAATAGTGGTTATAAGGAGGCATTCATAGAAGTAATACCATACAATGATAATATACACCCAACACAAAACCACATATCTTTAGTGTATATTAGACCAAATGAATCAAGCAAGGGGTTTATGTTAGGGGTCAACCATAGTGAAACTTTAAACGAATTAAACACGTATGAAACAGACATATTTGACATACTAAAAAACTTTGAAGTTCTATATTGTAGAGATAAAAAGGAAATATTACATTATTTTCCTCTAAAAACACTTTGGAACACCACACCACCCCCCACTACGTATATACGACCTACAACACAAACACATGAATTATATTATAGACAACATGGTGATAACCCAAATATAAACCAAATTATCCCGGTTGTTAAACATTATGAATTATGTGAAACGATATTCAGAGATTTAAAAACAACTATAAACCAATGTAAAACAAAATACAATGAATTCTTTAATAATAAAGTATCAATGGTATTCAACGCAATCGAGCGAAGTGGAATTAAAGTACATGTACCAACCTTCGAAGAATATTTCCACCCCCTATCAGGTGAGGAATACGTCTACACTCAATATAACTTAAAAACAACAACAACAAGACCCTCAAATAAATTTAAAAACGTAAATTATGCCGCACTTAATAAAGAAAATGGATGCAGAAAAAGTTTTATACCACGTAATAACAGGTTTGTGGAACTCGATGTTAAAAGTATGCATGTGGTTATTTTATCTAAACTTATAGATTATAAAATACCCTCTGGGGGTATATATGAATACTTAGGGGAAATTTACGGCTTAGGGAGGAAAGAGGCAAAAATATTAACTCTAAAACAAATAAATAGTAGTACTTTAGAAGAATATAAAGATTTAGAATTTTTCCAAAAAATATCATTATATAAAAAAAATTTATGGGATGAATATAATAAGCAAGGATATATAGTATGTCCCATATCTGGTTATATTTTATCTAAAATCAATCATGTTAATATGAACCCTGGGAAAATTTTAAATTATTTATTACAATGTCTTGAATCTTCTATGCAAGTAACAATTTTATGGGAGGTGCTTAGTAAGTTAAGGGGTTTTGATTCAAAACTAATTTTATATGTATATGATTCAATACTTTTAGACATAAGGGATAGTGAAATGGGTGTTGTCCTAAATATAATTAAGAACATATATACGAATTATGGGTTTGAATTAAATTATAAGGAAGGAGAAAATTACCATTCTCTGGTCTCCCCCTAGTTTTTCTAATGTGTATAATAAAATGAAGAAATGTTCTAAATGTGGGGAAATACAAGAAATTTACACTTTATTCCTGCTTTAGAAAATTGGAGTAAGAAAAATAATTTTAATTCTCCAATTAATGGGGAGTATAATATATTAGTTAAAAATTATATAGAAGACGAATTGAAACCCCATATAAAAATATTAGGTGGGTCTAAGTAAGGGTTGTATATTTACATATAAATTATAAATTAAAAGTAAAGGAAAATGAAGGAAGCAGTTACAACTTTAGATAAATCCCCATATATGTATAATTCGAGTTATGATATTATAACCGAATTGAAAAATGTTGGTGATTTGAACAATAAATTATTTGCAACTTTTACTAATACCGAGGAATTAGATAAGTTAATAGAAGATATAAAATCTAAATATGACATAATGTACAATAAGATATTTGTACTTGCCATTGAAGATAAAGACGAATATGTAGTTACATACAATGTAGATCAAGGGAATGTTAATACCATCCCAGATAATACTATTCTAGTGCATAGGAAAAAGGATTCTAATACCTTATATACTATAAATGCTTTAAATCAATTGATTAAGAGTTTGAATGGTGGTGTGGTAGATCCTAGATATAGAATTGAGTGGAAACACTATAAAAATTGTATATTACTTACTCAAAACAACGAGTTGGCACAATTGAATACTAAAATACATAAAATAATAGAGTTATAATGAAAGAATTAAACACATTTAGAAAATACTTAGCAGAAGGAGAAATTAGAGAAGATAACATCCTTTCCTTCCTTAAACAAAATAAAGCAGAATTTATAGGTAAGTTAGCCCAAGAGCTTCGATTTGATGAAGATGATAAAGAAGAGTATAATGGGATGGAAATTGAAGTAGGTGGAGATAGTGAAGGTGAACTAGACAATGCAATAGCAGGATTTGGTGAAGCAGGTTTAGATTTCTCTTTTGATAAAAGCAAAGTAGAAGATATTTTTGGTGATGCATATAATTTCACTTTGGAAGTAGGAGGAAAAACACTTTATGCTATATCATACAACGTCTAAAGAAAAAACAAAACAAATTAGGAACCCCGGAAGGGGTTTCATATATTTAATTATTACAAACAGTTATCAAATAAAAGTAAAGTTATGGATTTATCAGTATTGAAAAAGAAGTTAGAAGGTCTTCAACAAAAACAAACCTCAAATTTAAAAACAGATTACACTACCATTTTTTGGTCACCTAAAGTAGGAAAGCACCAAATTAGAATTGTACCCTCTGTTTTTAACCCTAAAAACCCATTTAAGGAATTAAAATTCTACTATGGTATTACTAATAAGGTTATGGTTTCACCCTTAAATTTTGGTGAGAAGGACCCAATTGCATTGTTTGCACAAAAACTTAGAGAAGAGTATAACAAGGAAAATTATTTACTTGCTAAAAAATTAGACCCTAAAAACCGTATTTTTATCCCTGTAGTAGTTAGAGGTGAAGAAGATAAAGGTGCTAGATTGTGGCAGTTTGGAAAACAAGTATATGAAGAATTATTAGCCCTTGCGGTGGATGATGAAATTGGAGATTATACTGACATTGTAAATGGGAGAGATTTAACAGTGGAGACAGTAGGACCAGAATCTACAGGTACCGCTTATAATAAATCATCGGTTCGTGTTAGATTAAAATCAACACCATTAAGTGAAAATAAAGAAGAAGTTGAAACTTGGATGAAAGACCAACCAAACCCTGAAGATTTATTTAAGAAATATTCATTTGAAGAGATGAAATCTGCCCTTGAAAAATGGTTATCACCCGAAGACGCAAACAGGGAAGGTGATATAATCTCAGAACCATCAGTAGGGTTTGAGTCTAATAAAACTGATTTTTCATTAAATACATCAACACCAAGAGTTAAACAATCTAAAGGAAACCAATTTGATACTTTATTTGGAGATCCAACTTTAGAAACAGATGATCTACCTTTTTAATATATGGCAAAAAGACCACCTAAATCCCTTTCAGCGGCAGTGTCCGCTGAAATACAAAGTAAATTTGATTTAAATAAATTTAAAAGCAAGAAGGGATTAGATAAAAACATCAAATTTAAGGATCAAAAATGGATACCATTATCCCCTGCTTTTCAAGAAATCGCTGGAATACCTGGTATACCTATGGGACACATTTCATTACTTAGAGGACATTCTGATACTGGTAAAACAACTGCTTTGCTTGAAGCAGCCGTATCAGCACAGAAAATGGGGGTATTACCCGTCTTCATCATTACGGAAATGAAATGGAATTGGGAACACGCTTCACAAATGGGGCTAGAAGTTAATATTATTAAAGATAAGGATACAGGTGAAGTTCTTGACTATGATGGTAATTTTATCTACGTTGATAGAGAGACAGTTCATACTATAGAAGATGTAGCTGCCTTTATTATGGATTTAACAAATGAGCAGAAAAAAGGTAATTTACCTTATGATTTATGTTTCTTTTGGGACTCAATTGGTTCTATTCCTTGTGCTATGTCAGTTGAAAAATTGAAAAATAACAATGAATGGAATGCAGGTGCAATGTCAACACAATTTGGTAATACAGTTAATCAAAGTATTGTATTGTCTCGTAAAGAATCAGCACCTTATACCAATACTTTGTGCTGTATCAATAAAGTCTGGACTGCTAAAGCTGAATCACCTATGGGTCAACCTAAGATGATGAATAAAGGGGGTATGGCTATGTGGTACGATGCAACATTCGTAGTTACATTTGGAAATATATCTAATGCCGGGACCTCTAAAATCAAAGCAATTAAAGATGGGAAACAGGTTGAATTTGCTAAACGTACTAATTTACAAATTGATAAAAACCACGTTAACGGTGTAACTACTAGAGGTAAAATTATTATGACTCCTCATGGGTTCATTAATGATGATGAGAAGGAACTGAAAGCATATAAAGCCAAATATTCTCAAGAATGGAGTAAATTTTTAGGTGGAGATGACTTCCAGGTTGTTGAAGAAGGAGATGAAAGCCAAGGTATGTCCCATTTTGAAGTAGAACCAGAATAAAATATGAACAACAAAGAATTATTTAGTCTCCTGGATAATATCCAGGAACAAGGGGAAGAGCCTCAATTAAAAAGACATGATAGAGTTTTAATATTAGATGGGTTAAACCTATTTTTTAGAAATTTTGCTATGATGAATATGGTTAACCCCGATGGGGTGCATGTTGGGGGACTAGGTGGTTTTTTTCGTTCATTAGGAGCTATGATCCGTCAAACAAACCCCACATCTGTGTATGTGGTGTTTGATGGCGCGGGTTCATCCTCGAGTAGAAAAAATCTAATCTCTGAATATAAGGGAACTAGAAATTTACAACGTATTACTAATTGGGAGGCATTTGACAATCTAGAAGATGAACATGATTCTAAAATCGATCAAATTGTAAGGATTATTCAATACCTAAAACTATTACCTGTTAAAACTACTATACTTGATAAAGTAGAAGCAGATGATATCATAGCGGTATTATCCGAAAAGTTGGTAGAAAAATTTAATTCTACTTGCTTTATTGTATCCTCTGATAAAGATTTCCTTCAGTTAGTTACGGATAAAATTATTGTGTACCGACCTATGGAAAAAGAATATTATACTCCAAAGGTGGTAGAGGAGAAATTTGGGCTTTTACCTTCAAATTTTATTTTAATGAAAACATTATTAGGAGATTCATCCGATAATATCCAAGGTATCAAGGGTTTAGGAGCTAAAGGTTTATTTAAAAAATTCCCGGAATTAAAAACCCAAGAATTAACTTTAGAAAATATATTTGAGATATCAGCCGGAAAATTTAAAGAACATATTGTATATTCACGTATACTTCAAGAAAGAAGTAGAATAGAGATTAATTACAAGGTAATGGATCTAAGTAATCCTATGATAGATGATAGGGGTAAAGCACACATCGACACTTTAATTAAAAATGACTTACCTGATTTCTATCCCGAAATGTTTATTCAGTTTTATAATGAAGATAAACTTGGGGGTATGATTAGAAATTTAGACATATGGTTAAAAGAAATCTTTACCCCCTTTACTAAATACAATTAGTATTAATATTAAAAATAAAAGTTATATAAATGACCCTTTCCTCAGTAAACCAGTATGGAAATGACTTCCAAATAAAAGTGTTATCATCTTTATTAAGTCATAAAGAATTTCTAATTAACATCCACGATATTATTTCGGAAGATGATTTTGAGAATAGTGCAATGAAGTGGATTATTAGAGAAATTTTAAAATATTACCAAAAATACCACACAACACCCTCATTAGATATTTTAAAAGTAGAATTACAAAAAGTAGACAACGAGGTTTTACAAATTTCAATTAGAGAGCAACTTAAACAAGCCTATATTTCTTCTGATGATGATTTAGAATATGTTCAAGAAGAATTTACTAATTTTTGTAAAAACCAACAATTGAAAAAGGCATTAATGTCTTCGGTTGATATGTTACAAGCCGGGGATTATGATGGGATTCGTTTTTTGATTGATAGTGCTTTAAAATCGGGGCAAGATAAAAATTTGGGGCATGAATATGTTAAAGACATTGAATCTCGTTATAGAGAAAATTCAAGAACTACTGTTCCTACTCCTTGGGAACGCGTAAATACTATCCTACAGGGAGGTTTAGGTAATGGTGATTTCGGTCTTATATTTGGTAATCCTGGGGGTGGTAAATCCTGGTCATTAGTAGCATTAGGAGGGTATGCTGTTAAATTGGGGTATAATGTTTTACATTATACTCTAGAATTAGGTGAAGAATATGTAGCTAAAAGATACGATGCTTTTTTCACCAAAATACCAGTTGATAAAATAGACTCCCACCGTGATAAAGTAGAAGAAATTCTACCTCAATTACCTGGAAGTTTGATTGTAAAGGAATACCCTACAGGTAGAGCAACAGTATCAACCATTGAATCTCATATATCTAAGTGTATTAGCTTAGGGATAAAACCTGATATGATTATTATAGATTATGTAGATCTTCTTGCATCAAGAAAAACCAACCGTGAGCGTAAAGATGAAATTGATGATATTTATACAAGCACTAAGGGATTAGCAAAACAGTTAAATATACCTATTTGGTCAGTTTCTCAAGTTAATCGTGCAGGTGCAAAAGATGATATTATTGAAGGGGATAAAGCAGCCGGGTCTTATGATAAGATTATGATTACTGATTTCTGTATGTCTCTTTCACGTAAAAAAGAAGATAAAGTTAACAATACCGGAAGATTCCATATAATGAAAAATAGATATGGTATTGACGGTCTTACATTTGGTGTAAATGCTAACACTTCAACTGGACATTTTGAAGTATACGATTACCAAGATACGAGTAATGGGGACGAGCATTTAACCCCTGCCCACCAATCAAATAAGTTTGATACGGGTGTAAATGCTACAGATAAACAATTATTAAGAGAAAGGTTTTTTGAATTAGGTAACGAATAATTAATTATTAAATCATGAGTAAAAAAAGAGACATTAAAGAAGAAAGAATAGTTTACAAGCCATTCGAATACCCTGAAGCCCACGATTATTGGTTAAAACAACACCAAGCACATTGGCTCCACACAGAAGTTCCCATGATGTCAGATGTAAATGATTGGAAACAAAATTTAACAGTAAATGAAAAAAATATTGTAGGTTCAATCCTAAAAGGATTTGCACAAACTGAAACTGTAGTAAATGATTATTGGACCAATTTAGTTACCTCTTGGTTCAGAAAACCCGAGATTATTAAAATGGCGGTTACATTCGGGGCATTTGAAACTATACATGCTGAAGCCTATTCTCTATTAAATGAAGAATTAGGTTTAGATAATTTTTCTGAATTTTTAGAAGATGAAGCTACAATGGCAAAAATTCAAGCTTTAATGGATGTGAGAGATTCACATAATGGGGAACCAGATTGGTCTGCCCGAGCAAAATCCTTAGCAATCTTCTCTGCATTTACCGAGGGTGTTAATTTATTTTCATCCTTTGCTATTTTATTATCTTTTAAATTACAAAATAAATTAAAAGGAGTAGGACAAATTGTAGAATGGAGCATCAGAGATGAATCATTACACTCAGAAGCAGGATGTTGGTTATTTAGACAATTAATGGTAGAAAACCCTGACCTAAATACCCCTGAATTAAGAATTGAAATTGAAGAAGCAGCTAAATTATCTTTAAAACTTGAATTAGGCTTCATTGACAAAGTATATGCAATGGGAGATTTAGAGGGATGCTCAAAATACGATTTAGTATCTTTTATCAAATATAGAGTTAATACTAAAATGCAAGATTTAGGATATGATTCTATTGTAAATGGTATAGATGCAGCTTCTATTAAAAGAATGAAATGGTTTGATAGTTTATCTGCTGGAAAACAGCACTCCGATTTCTTCGCCGTAAGGGTAACTAATTATTCAAAAGGAGTACAGAATTGGGATGTAAACGACTTATTTTAATAAACTAAAACAAAAAAATGGACAATAATTCACTAATAGCAGATTATAGTAATTGGATTGCAGGTAAAGATTACCCTGAATACATGGATGAAATCTCATTAGCAACAATCAGCAAGGGTTACTTACTACCTGGAGAAACAGTAAGAACAGCATATAAAAGAGTAGCAAATGCCTCCGCTTTTAGGTTAAAAAAACCAGAATTAGCATCCAAATTCTTTAAAATAATGTGGAATGGTTGGTTAGGCCTGGCATCCCCCGTTTTATCAAATATGGGAACAAGCCGTGGGTTACCAATTTCATGTTTTGGTATAGATACACCCGATTCTATACGTGGAATAGGTTTAACAAACGCAGAACTAATGAAATTAACCGCCTCCGGTGGTGGGGTAGGTATTGGCTTATCTCGCATCAGACCACGCGGTACTGAAATCTCGGGAAATGGGAAATCTGAAGGGGTTGTACCTTGGGCTAAAATATTCGATTCATCTATTATAGCTACAAATCAGGGCAATGTTAGAAGAGGAGCAGCTTCAGTTAATTTAGACATCAATCACGAGGATATTAATGAATTTTTAGAAATTAGAAGACCAAAAGGAGACCCAAACAGACAATGTTTAAATTTACACCAATGTGTTGTTGTAGATGATCATTTTATGCGTAGATTAGAAACACGGGATTCTGAAGCTTTAAATACTTGGGCTAAAGTCTTAAAATCAAGAATGGAAACAGGTGAACCTTACATTATGTACAAAGATAATGTAAATAAACAAAATCCAATGGCTTACATGCTAAATAATCTAGAAGTAACAATGACCAATATATGTGTTACTGGGGATACTAAAATTAACATTAAAATAGGAGATAAAAAACAAGAAATAGAAATTCAAGACCTTGAGTTTTTACTTCAAACCCATTCTGAAGTTTATGTTTTAAGTTATAATCTTGAGACTTTGGAAAAGGAATATAAACTTATTACCAATTATGGAGTAACCAACCCTGAAGCTGAATTATTAGAGATTGAGGATGAAGTAACGGGATTTAAAATACAATGCACTCCAGAACATAAAATATTAACTAAAAATAGAGGTTGGATTGAGGCTCAAAATTTAATAGAAGATGATGAACTTATTTACTAAAAACCATCATACAGAAAAAATATTAACTTCTCAAGGTATGTTTTTGGGGTTGTCTAAAAATCAATCTACTAGAAATTTGGAGGTAGGGGATTATTTTTGTATGTTTGATAATAAAAAAGATTTATTGATTTTTATACAAAAGGAATGGCAGAAAGTTTGGTTTCTAGATGTATCTGATGATCAGATTGTTGGGGAAATAGAGTATAATATTCTAACGGATAAAAATGAGTTTATATCGACCACTCCAACTTTTAAAAAGTTATACAAAAATGAATTAAAAAACTTAAAAAAACAATTAAAATTTTCTTAGACTTTTTCTTAGATCTATATATTTATAAACGATAATGGGACGTATAAAAAAATATCAAACCGAGGATGAACGTGTTCAAAAACAACTTGAATATAGTAAAACTTATTATTGGAAAAATAAAACAAAAGTAGATGAAAATGTTAAAAGAAAGTATCACGAAAGAAAAGCCAACTCCTAAATTCATAGTTTATATAACAACTAATTTAGTAAATGAGAAAAAATATATAGGTTCCCATACTTGTAAAGATTTAAATGATGGATACTTAGGGAGTGGAACTTATTTAAAGTTAGCTTTAAAAAAATATGGTGTAGATAATTTTAAAAGAGAAATATTAGAGAATGTCCTTAATTCTAAAGTAATGAAAGAAATGGAGGAATATTACATAGGACAGTATAATGCTTTTGAAAGCGAATTATTTTACAATAAAAGCAGAAAGGGAGTTGGTTACCCATATGGTAGAAAAAAACCAAAATGGCATTGTGAAAATTTAAGAATTGCCCATAAGGGTAAATCTAAGGGTCATAAAGGTAGAATATCCCCAATGAAAGGGAAAACCCAATCCCCAGAGTCTAGAGAAAAAGCAAGATTAAATAATTTAGGTAAAAATAATAAACCTATATTACAATATGATTTAGAATTAAATTTTATAAAAGAATGGGAATCTATAATTAAGGCGGCTCATTCTTTAAATAAAAAAACAGGAGCCGCTATTGGGGAATGTGCCAAAGGAAAAAGACCCACAATATATGGGTATAAATGGAAATATAAAATATAAAAATTAAAAAAATGGGATTAAAAATTTCGAAATTATCAAATAAAAAACCGGTATATGATATAACGGTACAGGACAATAAAAATTTCTATGCTAATGGTGCTGTAGTTCATAACTGTTCTGAAATTACCTTATTTACAGATGAAGAACATTCTTTTATTTGTTGTTTATCATCTTTAAATTTAGCAAAATACGAAGAATGGAAAGACACAGATACTGTGGAAATGTCTACCTGGTTTTTGGATGGTGTAATGCAAGAATTTATAGAAAAATCTAATGGTATAGATTCATTAACTAGGACGAATGCCCATGCCCGAAAAGGTAGAGCATTAGGTTTGGGTGTAATGGGGTGGCATACGTTTTTGCAACAAAAAGGATTACCCTTCAATTCAATAGCATCCACCGCCCACACTCATAATATTTTTAGCGATATTAGAATCAAAGCGGAAAGAGCATCCCGGGACCTGGCTGTAGAATATGGAGAACCATTATGGTGTAAGGGTACGGGCATGAGAAATACACATCTGTTGGCAATTGCCCCTACAGTATCTAATTCTGTAATAACCGGTGGTATCTCTGCAGGTATTGAACCACTTCCTGCTAATATCTATACCTTTAATGGTGCTAAAGGTACTTTTATTAGAAAAAATAAAGTATTAGAAGTATTATTGGAAAGTAAAGGTGAAAACCAAGAAGAATATTGGGACCAAATGTTAAGAGATAATGGGTCTGTAGTAGGATTACCTGATAATGTCCTATCTCCTGATGAAAAAGAATTATTCTTAACCTTTCCTGAAATTAATCAATTAGAATTAGTACGTCAAGCAGCGATTAGACAAAGATATATTGATCAAACTCAATCTCTAAATTTAAGTTTTGATGTAAATGATTCACCTAAATGGATTAATCAAGTCCACTTAGAGAGTTGGAAATTAGGCATTAAAACACTTTACTATTTAAGAACAGATTCAGTTATCAAAGGTGACTTAGGCTCCCGACAAGCTCTTTGTGTGAGTTGTGAAGGATAAGATGTGTTTTTAAACACTTTCAGTGAAAAAATTTAAACAAAAAAATTAAATACCTCTAAGTAATTAGGGGTATTTTTTTTTGAGGGAAATTTAATATTTAAATTATTTGTTATATTTATAATAAAATCGAGTTGTTAATTTAAAACAGTTATACCATGTTAAACTTTATAAAAAATAAATGGATGGCTTTTAAAGACATTTTTAAAGACGAAAACGATATTAACGAGAAATCAGTGGTTGGTTTCTTATCTTTCACTGTAATGGTAATATTTGCCTTTGTAGATATTATCACGGGTTATTTTGGAAAAGACTTAGTAATAAACGAACTTATTTACAATTCATTTGTAATCATAACTCTAGGTTCTTTTGGGATAGCGGAAGCAGGTAAAATATTTGGTAAGAAAGAATAAATTACTAAAATGAAAGAAAGAGTTGTATTGATATTAGTTACGGGCATAATGTTATTACTATTAATTATAGTAGTAGGAGATTTCCATATAGCCATGGAAGATAGTAGACCCATAAACGAAAATATAATACACCTTTTACAAGTAACTATTACCGGATTAGTAGCCATAGTGGGTACTTATTTCGGTATGAATAATAATAAAGATAAATAAAGTTATATAGATTATGAAGAATCCATTTAAAAAACCTAAACTACCAAGTGTACCAAAAATACCAAGTGTACCAAAATTACCAAGTGTACCAAAAATACCTAATCCAATTGATGTAATTGTAGATACAGTGAATGATGTTGCTAAAACAACTACAAACATCTATAAGGATTCTACTAAAGCAGTAGTACACACAACTAATGTGGTTGCTAAGAATACTGAAGAAGCTGCAAAACAAGGATTAGATGTAGAAGATGATACTTGGAAAGCGGGTAGTGCTCAAGCAATTGATTTTGCTAAAGATGGATTGGAAGTAGTAGAAGATACAGCTAACGTAGCAGTAGATTGGTTGGATGAAAACGCTTGTTACATTGGATTAAATATGGCACTTACAACAGGGTGTGTAATGTACTTCACTCCTAAACCAGCACCAACAGATCCCGGTACTGTAACTTCTACAACTATTAGTGCTACTATGCTAGCAACAATGGCAACAATGGGAGAGAAAGCAGCAATGATGGCAGTATCTACCGTAGTTGGTAAACTTTTAGCTGATGGTATCTTTTTAATACCTGGAGTAAAAGGAAAATGTAATAAAGAGTTACTAACAAAGGTACTTACTAATGTAGTAGGTAAAGCAAATCCAATATATGCAACAGCAGCATTATCAACACCAGCAGGAGTAGGTATATTTGTAGGTTCAGTAGTATCTCCAATAGTAGCAACCTTAATTTGTGAAGGAGTTGTTCCAAACGGTTTTTCTAAATTAGATTCTTAATACAAATATAAAAATTATTTTATGAGTTTAAAAAACCTACAGAAAAAAATTGGAACAACATCAGACGGTGTTTTTGGGCCAGGTACAATGAAAAAAGCAATGGAGTTTTATAAACTAACTCCTGTAAGAGCCGCTCATTTCTTTGCACAAACCTCCCACGAAACAGGTAATTTTAAATTATTCTCAGAAAATTTAAACTATTCTGCCAGCGGGTTAAATAAGATTTTCTCTAAATATTTTAAAAACACAGGTAAAGATTCTAATTTATATGCCCGTAACCCCGAAAAAATTGCAAACCTAGTATATGCCTCTAGAATGGCTAATGGGAACGAAGCTTCGGGTGATGGTTGGAAATTTAGAGGTAGAGGAGCATTACAATTAACAGGTAGAGCTAATTATCAAACCTTTGCAGAATATATAGACAAACCCGAAATAATGGATAACCCCGATTTAGTGGCAACAGATTTCTCTTTTGAATCCGCTATGTTCTTTTTTGAAAGAAATAAATTATGGGCCATCTGTGATCAAGGGATTAATGATAAATCCATATTATCTCTTACAAAAAGAATTAATGGTGGAATTCATGGGTTAGAAGATCGAAACCAGAAAACTAAAAAATACTACGAATACGTAAAATAGAATAAAGTTATAAGATGAAAACAACCCTTTTAATAACACTATCATTGACAACCGTATTAGCATTTATATGTTCGTATTTCATGAACCTAACTATTAACAATATTGAACAATACCTCTCAGTATCCTTTGTGATATTTGCTGATGGTTTTTTTGGTGTATGGGCAGGTATCAAAAGAGAAGGATTTAAAACCTTTAGAGCATTAAAAGTATTAAAAACATTTGGCTTTTGGGTCATAATTCTTTCTGCTATTTTAACAATTGAAAAAGGATTTACCGGGACTAGCTGGTTAAGTGAAACCATTATAGCACCCTTTTTAGTATTTCAATTAATTTCAATTTTTAAAAATGCTTCAATGTTAGGTATTATAAAAAATGAATTATTGGTCCAAATCCTAGATAAATTAGACAAACATAAAGGAGAAAGAGAAAAATAGGTTGGAATCATTCTAATCTTTTTTTATATTACATCTATGGTAAAAAATATTCAAAAAGGACTATTCCCATTCCTTATAGGGTTATCAGCCCTAACAGTATCGGGTTCAGCAGCATATTACTCGGTTAGTGGGTTAAGTAAGTTATTTGCGGGAGCACAATTTGCAGTCATATTGATGGCAAGTTCTCTAGAATTTGCTAAGTTAGTAACCGCATCTCTATTATACCAATATTGGAGTGAATTAAGTAAAACATTAAGGGTATATTTGTCAATCGCAACTGTAGTACTAGTATTGATTACTAGTATGGGTATTTATGGGTTTTTAAGCTCGGCGTATCAAAACACTTACAGCAAATTTACAATAAAAGAAAACCAAACTAAATTCTTAGAACAGAAAAAAGATTTTTATGAAACAGATGTTATACGTCATGACTCAGAACTTAAAAGAATTTCTAGTAATATCTCTTCTCTCAGTAACGCAAAATCTACCTCAATCCAGATTAAAGACGCATCGGTGGTTGGGGGCTTTAGAACCACCGTCTCTACTACAGAGCTTAGACTTTCCCAACAGCGTATCGGGGTGGAAGAAGAAAATAGAAAACAAGTTCAATCTAAAAGGGAAGTATCGGCGGATAGTTTACAAAAATACCAACTCCAAATATTAGAACTAGAAAACAATATTGATTTGGCAGGGGAATTAGGACCACTACAATACCTATCCGGTCTTACAGGTGCACCTATGGATAAGATTATTAACATACTTTTACTTGTAATCATATTTGTATTTGACCCTTTAGCCATTGCTCTTGTAATTGCATCTAATTTTGCGTTTGATAGAGCTTACCCTAAACATAAAGAAAAAGTTTTAGTTGATTCAGATCTAGATGAAATTGAAGATGTAACATCCCCACTAGAAAAAGAATTTAATATCCTAGATACCAACCAGGATGGTATTGTTGATAAGGAAGAAATCATCTCAGCACATCAAAAAATTTCTAAACTAAAAAACACCCTTACACAACCCCTCTCAGGGTGGAGGAGAAACAAAATCATAAATGAAATTAACCTCCTACAATCTCTTCTAGATTCTGAAGAGGATGTTAAAACTTATTAAAATATATTTGGCTCCCTAGTGGAGCCTTCGTATATTTAAGTAATAAATAAAGGTTAACATGAAAAATTTGTATTCTCCAATTTTATCTAAAGAACAATTAGATAAAAAATTCTCTAATCTTCGCAAATTAAAATATAACCAATTTCGTTGGTGGAGGATGTACGATAACCCAAAACCACCCTTACACCATAAACAATCCCTTAGAGATAGAATTTTAAATGGTGATTTTGAATATTCACACTACAAGTATCAAGCGGAATGGTGTGAACATGAAATAAACCAAATATGGGGGGAATGCTATCCTGATATTGGTAAATTCAACGAAATGTCCTCTTTACTACGCACACGTCGAAAACGTTTATTAGAAGATTTTGAAAAAGATGAAAATAATAAATTGTCTGAACTCATGTCTTTATTTACTAAACATTGTAAATTAAGTATAGAAGAAGTTGAAGAAGAAATGTTAAAATCTAGGGGATCCTTAATAGATTTTTATTACATTATAAAAGATAAATATAAAACAAATAAATTATAAGTCATGAAAAAAGTAGTATTAGTAATATTATTATTATTATTTACAAGGTGCGCCTCAAACCCTTTAAAAAACATTTCTACTGAGGGTCTAACGTATAAAGAAACCGGTATATATTATATGGGAGAATTATGTGCAACTCTATCCGCCGTCGAAATTTCATATGATAATAAAAAAATAGTCAGAGAAGTTACATTTGTCTTAACAAGCTCTAAATTTAATGATAAAGCTCTACAAATTATCAAATTAGTTAATTTATCAAACCCTAATATTGAAGTTGAAGTAGAACTTAAACCTATAAATAACTCTTTAAGAAAAAGTGGAGAAACAACACCTTCTTCGTATATTGATAAATATAAATAAAGATTATGAAAGGAATATTAGAATACGATTTAGACGACAGAGATGATGAGATGGCAATGAAAATAGCTATGAAATCCTCAGATATGGCATCTTTTATATGGGAATTAACACATAACTTTTGGAGAAAATGGAAACATGATGACTCAGACTTTAATTTAGAAACTTATAGAGAAGCGTTGAATGGTTTATTAGATGATCATGACATCAATACCGATGAATTAATATATTAAATATAAAAAGTTATAAATTATGATAGTAAACCACGAAGTGCCAAAATTCCTACTCAATATTTCTCCTGAGTTTAATGAGTATGATTTTTGCTTACCCCATTTATTGGACCAAGATAAAGAATATTTAAAATATTTTAAAGAAGCAAAAGCTAAAGGGAGGTATGTTATTATGGATAATTCCTTACATGAACTTAAAGATGAAAACGGGGGGCACGGTTATGACCATAGTCGTTTACTTTTTTGGGTTAAAGAATTAGAACCAGATGAATTCATAGTACCTGATGTTTGGATGGATTGTCATCAAACCGCGGCACAGGCCAAGTATTGGAAACAGTTTAAATTCCCTAAAAAAACCAAGAAAATAGCAGTAATCCAAGGTAAGGATAAAAATGACGCATATCTGTGTGCTGGATTGTTAAGGGAATTAGGATATGAAAAATTATGTGTATCTTACGGTGCTACTTGGTATAATGATTTTTTCCCACATAGTAACGCGGATATGGGAAAGGCATTGGGTAGAGTACGATTTGTACAAGGTTTACTAAATTTACGCCATTTAAAAGATATTAAGTTACATTTATTGGGTTGTTCAATACCACAAGAATTTGGTTGGTATGATAACCACCCTCAAATAGAATCCATTGACACCTCAAACCCCGTAATGTCAGCTTTAGAAGGGGTTGAATACAAAAGTTATGGTTTAAACACTAAACCAACCGCAAATATCAATAACTACTTTGATATGGAGTTGGATGAAATTGGTATTTCTAGAGTTGGATATAATGTAAATAAATTCAGAGAAATTAATAATTTAAATATAAAAACAATCATGAGTACAAAAAAAAATGATTCATCCGATATGATGTCACTTTATGATTACCTAGGAAAAGCCGCAGGTAGTGAATTAGGAAAAGAGGTTTGTATTGTAGCAGTACAATTAAAAGAAACAATTCAGGAAAGGGCTATTGAAAATCCAAAATATAAAGGAAATGTCCACTTATATCGTAGAGAATTTTTAGACGATTATTTTGGGAATAGAGTATATGAACAATCCGAAGTAGAACCTTCTACAGGTGATCTACAAGATTATCAATTGTAAAATAGCGTTTGCCTATACGCTTTTAATACCTGGCAATAAATTAAATTAAATAAAATGAGTAAAACAAAAAAACATTGTGTGGTTAGTCTCTCAGGTGGAATGGACAGTAGCACATTATTATTAAGAGCATTAAAAGATTACGACACTTGTACCGCCATCAGCTTCGATTATGGTCAAAAACACAGAGTAGAATTAGATAGAGCTAAATCATTAGTAAGATATCTAAACAGACATGGGGAATCAGAACATCCAAATACTTTTACATACCATCAAATCACTTACCGTCAAATTAAATTAGATGGTTTATCAGATTTATTGGATTCAGCATTAGTAGAAGGAGGTAATGATGTACCTGAAGGGCATTATGAAAACGACAACATGAAAGAAACAGTTGTTCCTAATCGTAATAAAATATTTGCTTCTATTACACAAGCGGTTGCCTTATCAATAGCAAATAGAACAGGGGAAAATTGTGATATCGCTATGGGGATTCATGCTGGAGATTTCGAAGTTTATCCTGATTGCCGACAAGAGTTTAGAGATGCAGACGATAAAGCCTTTAGAGAAGGAAATTGGGATGCAGATAGAGTAGGTTATTTTACACCCTATATTAAAGGTAATAAATTTACAATATTACAAGATGGAGAAATATTATGTGAAGAATTTGGAATAACCTTCGACGAGGTTTATAAAAGAACACTTACTTCATATAAACCAATTTTTATAGGTTCAGTTGATGGTAATGACAATTCTATGAAGGGAGAATGGTACTCAGATTACAAATCAGCAAGTTCAGTAGAACGTATCGAAGCCTTTATCAAATTAGGACGTCCTGATCCTGCGAGTTATGCAGATGAAACAGGACCAGTATCTTACGAAGTGGCAGAAGCACACGTAAAACAAATACTTGCACAACATAACAAGTAGACCCCTAATAGGATAATAAACAGTACTCATCACGCTCAGGGGATTAATCTTTACTTCCTTGAGCGTACCAGGATGAGTCTTTTACGTAAGGAAGGATTAAAACCCCTACTTACAAAAGGTTAATTAGTAGTAACCGTTTTATCCGCCTACGCTAGCACATGGGCAACAGAGAGAAAAGATAATTAATTATTTAGGCTTCTTGAAGATAGCTGTGTAAACGTTACTACTTATTAATTCTTTTAAGGATGATATTTTTTTATTTAAATCCTTATACATCAACATTTTTTCTGAAACAATTACATAAAGACTTGCCTATGCGAGTCTTTTTTTGTATATTCAAGTATAACATTTAAACATACCTACAATATGGAATTTCAAGAAAAATTAAACAAAATTGAAGTAATTAGTAAAACTATTTTAGAATTAAAATCATCTATTAAAACACCTCTAACAAAATTACGTATTCAAAAACTCCAACAAGAATTAGATAAAATTACTATGTCATAAATTTGGCTACCCGAAGGATTTATCGTATATTTAAACATAATAACAAATAAAAACAATTAAGGTTATGCATTATATTAAAAGATTAGGTCAAAAAACATTTATACACATTAAAAAATTAGTAGACCCAAACCATATCCCCAAAAGGGATCCTCAACAAACATCTATATATCTTATTTGCAAAAAAATTATAGAAAATGAAAAAACTACCTTGCACATAGCCCCCTTAAGTGGTAAAAGATATTTAAGACAAGAAAAAGGAAATTTATTTATTATTATAGGTAAAGAAACTATAGAAATAATCAATCATGTTTATAGTTATATTATCCCTATGAACTCTATCATTTTACGAAAAATTACTAAATCCTTTGATAATCGGATGGAGGTAATAAGAAACAACATGGAGAATGAGATCAAAAATAACATACAAAACTCACTAACTCGATTATTAAGAGATTTAAATAAATATTAAACTTAATAAAAATGAAGCTTTATAGTAGAGAAATAGATGATATATTATTGATCGTAACGGCTGACAGACGGGCTTATGAATTACAAGCAACTCCCAACTCCGATTACATATCGATAACCCCGGATGAAGGAGACCCGGAACCAAGTCAAATAGAAAGAAATGAGTTTTTACACCTTTGGAAAAATACTAAATTTAAAAATAAATAATTATGAGCGGAGGACACTTTGAATACAACCAATTTAAAATTAGAGATATAGCGGATGATATCCAAACAGAACTAGATAATCAAGGTAAAGATATACCTGAATACGAGCTTTCTTATTTTGCTGATGCTTATCTTGAAAAATACCCAGAGGAAAGATATAATCGTATTTATAGAAAGGATGTTCAAGAGGAATTTAAAAAGGCCATTAAGGTATTAAGACAAGCCGAGATATATGCACAAAGAGTAGATTGGTACCTATCCGGAGATGATGGGGAGGATTCATTTATAAGTAGATTAAAAGAAGACTTAGAAGAAATAAAATAAAAAAAAATATTATTACCTCAAAAAGAGGTAGACCTAAAAAATAGAAGTTATGAAAATTTGGCATATTGGGGATACTCACACGTACCACAACTTATTAGAAATACCAAAGGGTGTTGATATGGTCATCTTTAGTGGTGATTGCTCAAACCCCCGAGACCCTTACAGCAATGAGCCTGAGGTAAGAAGATTTATAGATTGGTTTAGTTCATTACCAATTAAATATAAAGTATTTATTGCGGGGAATCATGATAGTTCAATAGAAAAAGGTTTAGTAACTAAAGAAGATTTCGATAAAAAAGATATTTATTATTTAGAAAATACTCATATTACTATCGAGGGTATAAAGATATTTGGTTCTCCTTATACACCCCAATTTGGGCAATGGTCTTTCATGAAAGAAAGACATAAACTGGATAGAATGTGGGATAATATAATAGAGGATGACTCAGATATTATAGTAGTGCACGGTCCTCCTAAGGGAATGTTAGATTTATCTTATGATAGAAGAGGAAACCTTGAAAATTGTGGGGATAAATCACTGATGAATAAAGTTCAAATAGTAAAACCCAAGTTAATGTTATTTGGTCATATTCATGATAACAACAATATCATAAACGCTGGTACTAGAACAGTAAGAGGATTAGATACAATTTTCTCAAACGGTTCCGTGGTTACTGATGGAAAATTTGGTAGATTGAGTAGTAATGGGAACATATTAGAAATAAATTGAAAGTAATGCGCGGGGGTTTGGCTACCCGTGTTTTCTTTCGTATATTTACTTATAAGTTAAATTTTAAATAAAAGTTATGTCAACATTAGAAGTAAATAATAATCAATTAAGGTTAATACAGAAAGCATTAGACTTTTACTCAAGAATAGGAATGGGTCAATTTAATGTGATTAAAGAACACCCAACATTTGAAAAACATTTATATGAGGTTTGTAGCCCTGTTAAAGAGATTGAAGTAGGAGACAGAACCCCTCAAGGAAAAATCCTTGAAATAAAAGAGGGGAAGGCATTAATATCAGGAAGTGTGAAGGATGGGTATTGGAATAAGGAGCATGTTTGGAAAAAATTAAAGGATGTTAAATTATCTACCAACTACACAAAATATCACCAAATTAGGGATAATATTGATAACCAACTTGCCGAAGTTAGAAATAACTTAATACAGGATTATTCAGTAGGAAAAAATGGGAGTTGGGGAATACATAACCCAAAAGTAGATGAATCTTGTAGAGAAGCGTATGATATAATTCAGGTAATAAGACATGAGTTCTGGAAAGCAGATGAAACAAGAAGTAGTATAACAGTGGATTCTCATGTTATGTTAACAACAAAAGATACAGGAAATATAAAAGTATCATTATGAAAATCACAAGAAAATCACAGTTATCCGGTAAAACAAACACCATGGAATTGGATGCAACTAATGAGCAATTAGTAAGACATGAAAGAGGAGAATTAGCTCAAAATGTATTTACAAATATAAGCTCAGATGAAAGAGAGTTTATAATCTCAGGTATTACACCAGAAGAATGGGTAAATGCATTTGGTCACGAAGAAGCATAATTAAAATAAATAAAACATGTTAAATTTGATAGAAACTAAGCAATATATGAATGTGTAGAATGTAGTGGGGAAATAATAGATCTCTATTATATTATAGAAGATAAATATAAAAAATACAATATTATTACCTCAAAAAGAGGTAGACCTAAAAAATAGAAGTAATGAAGATTTGGCATATTGGGGATACTCACACATACCACGGTTTATTAGAAATACCAAAAGGAATAGATATGGTCATCTTTAGTGGTGACTGTTCTAACCCTAGAGATCCTTATAACAATGAACCTGAAGTTAGAAACTTTATAGATTGGTTTTCTGAATTACCTATCAAACATAAAATATTTGTAGCAGGTAACCACGATAGTTCAATTGAAAAAGGATTGGTATCCATATCTGATATTCAAGTGAATGGTATTCACTACTTAGAGAATGAGCATATTACTATTGAAGGAATCAAAATATTTGGTTCACCATTAACACCATCATTTGGTAATGGTTGGTCATTCAACAAAGCAAGAAACAAGTTAGATAGAATTTGGAGTGGTATAATTGATAAGGATGTGGATATTATTGTAACCCATGGCCCACCAAAAGGAATATTGGATATGGGTATTGATAGAATGAACGTAATGGAGTTTTGTGGGTGTAAAAGTTTATGGAACGTTGTTAAATTAATCAACCCTCAACTCATGTTGTTCGGTCACATACATAACTGTAAAGACATTATCAATGCTGGGACTCGAACTGTTGATGGTTTGGATACAGTATTTTCAAACGGTTCCGTGGTTACTGATGGAAAATTTGGTAGATTGAGTAGTAATGGAAATATTTTAGAGATATGAAACAATTAGAGTATAAAGGTCGAAAGTTCCTATACAGTGTTAAAGAATTTGGTGGTGAGTTAGAACATGGTAGGGACTTTACGGGTTATAATACCTATTTTTACGACACGTTACCCATTATTAAAGTTAGAAAAAGGTATTGGTTATTTGGTGAAAAATTATTTAAAAAAACACACAATCTCCTTTTTATTTTATATTGTGATATCGAATCACCAACAATTACAAAAAAATATATACAAAATTTATTAGATAAACAATTTATAATATTAGATAGACTTGAGGAAATCAATAATAATGGTATAGTATGAGTAAAATAAAACAAATAAAAATACCGGTTAATATTCTAAAAGAACAAGGTATAGAAACAGAATTTAATTACAAACTAGTTAGGGAAAGAGACGGGTTAACCAAAAATAGTAAAGACGTAAGATGGTTGGAATTTAATGAAAATGGCAAGGGTGTTAAAGCTATGCATACATTACCTGAAGTAGGTTTTACGTTAATAATGTCACCCTTTAATCAATTTTTTACTTGGCAAACCACTACCGTAACTGAAATCCTTGAGCAATCTGAGGGTTATGTGAAGTTTAGAACTTCTAATAGTGTGTATACTCTATCAAAAACTATATAACATGGTAGTTTATAGGTATAGAAATAAAAATTACGAAATAGTAGTTGAAGATGAGGGTGAATTCAACCAACAAAGAAAAGAAATAATATTACGTGACTTTATAGCATGTGAAAAATCAGGAGATTACATTACAATTAAAAACCGAATGACTAAAGGCATAAAATGGGGTTGGTTAAAGTTAATAAATTAGAAAAATTAAACCCATAAACTGAATATTCAATAAATTTGGTTTCCCATAATATCTTTCGTATATTCAGGTATAATAACAATTAAAAACAATTAAGGTTATGTATTATAAATTTAATCAAGAAACGATGTTATATGAAAAAACTAGTATAACAAGCAGATCCTTATTGGGGTTTGGGGCGGTATTAGGGTTAGTAACCATATTTGGTCTTACTTACAATAATAACAAAAAAACAGAAAATATATCCTTAGAAGATAGGCTTATTATAATACGAGAAGCAAATACTTTTTCTGAAGAAAAATTAAAAGAGAAAATATATAGTTTAAACTTTAAATTTCCCCATATTGTATTGGCACAAGCTAAACTCGAGTCCTCTAATTTCTCTTCCCACATATTTTTGGAAAATAATAATTTATTTGGGATGAAAGAAGCAAGATCAAGAGCTAATTTAGCAGTTGGAACTAAGAGATCACATGCTCATTATAACAATTGGCAAGACTCGGTACTAGATTATGCCCTGTATTATTCAACTTATTTATATAAAATTAGAACAGAACAAGAATATTATAGTTATCTATCTCAATATTATGCGGAGGATCCCAACTATGTAAATGCGTTAAAAAAAATAATTAAAAAATAAAAGAAAAAGAAAAAAATTCCTTGGCGACTTAATATCTTTTTCATATATTTATTATAGAATAAAAATAAACATGAAAACACTTCAAAACATATTTACAAATCTACATGCCTCGATGCAGGTCCTTAATATATGGACGTTATCGTTATGTAGTGATGTGATTTGTGGCTTTACATTTAATAGCGAATATAAGCAACCGAGACATATTTCCGGGTACATTATGAGTTGATAGTTTAAAATACATATCATTTATATAAAACCCGGATCTGAAAAGATTCGGGTTTTTTTTTAAAATTTATGCAAAAAAATTAGGTTACCCGGAGTAGATTTCGTATCTTCATGGGGTAGAAAGTAAAAAAGGTTCATTGACATATTGGATAAGATTAAAGGAAGGTTGACAGAGTCTGGCTTATTGTGCTAGTCTTGAAAACTAGTGATTGTAAAAGATCCGTGGGTTCGAATCCCACACCTTCTTCAAAACTATCAATTCTGATTCGAACGCTGGCATAATGGTCCAGCTGATATGCTTAATTGAGGTAGTAAGAGCCCAACTCTTACATTATTGGTCTGTGGTATAACGGTTATTACATTTGACTTTGACTCAATTAATGGGAGTTCGATTCTCTCCAGACCAACAATAATTTACAAAATAACCTGGCTAAAAGGCTTAGCTAAAATAACCAGGCTAAAAGTAGATTAATTCGGGTAGTATTCTCGAGGTGAGAAGCTCGCTTTGGAAGCGAGAGGCGGCAGGTTCGACTCCTGTCTACCCGACAAAAACTATCAAAAGAAGGAATGATACGAGCCCGCAAAGTTCGAAAAGAGTCCGCAATAGTTTTAATAAAAGATTAAGCTTAATATCATAATAAGCTCTCTTAGCCAAAGGGGTAACTGTGAAACAGGTTTAAATGTAATGATATCAAAACATTTAAATGGAGGTTATTGATACACCAATCTTTTATTTACTTCTATCCCTGTAGCAAACCGGTGTAGGCAACTGTCTTTTAAACAGTGGGGTTAGGTTCGACTCCTAACAGGGGTACAAATTTGCAAGTTGAGGTTATTAATTTCCGGGGTTGTGTGGTGTAACGGTTAACATGGCGGTCCGCAAGATATAGGTTCGAATCCTATCATAACTAAAAAATTAAACTTACCTCTTTGACGTAATGGTAGCGTATTTGTTTTACATGCAAAGTGCGATGGTTCGATTCCATCAGGAGGTACAAAAATAGTTGGGTGAAGAGAATCATTACTACAATAGTGATCTAAACACAGACTACTCTATAGAGGTTAGGAATTGTAGTTCCAATTAATTATAGTTTTTGGCGTTAGTGGAATGGTGACCACGCCCGGCAATGAGCCGGGAGAAGCAAGTTCGATTCTTGTACGTTAACTAATTCTAGTTTTAAACGTTAGAAATAAAACAAGGTGTAAAAGTCTTGGTAAAGATTATTTTAAGATTAGAAAATGGGGGTTGAAAGTCGTTCGGATACGACAGCGGGACTGTAAATTCCGTCCGAAAGGGAGTGGTTCGAGTCCACCATCGCCCACGATAGTGAAGATGTACCTTTATACAACCTAGGACAATGTATAAAGGGTGTGGTTAAATTACATCGGGTCCCACCACATTCTTATTTGGTACTGTAGCTCAAACGGTAGAGCACTAGACTGAAAATCTAGGTGTAGTTGGTTCGATACCAATCAGTACCACCATTACATTACGATGCAGGTGCGTTGACTGTCTCATGAGCAGTAGCGGCAGATATGTCCAATGAAGGTTCGAGTCCTTTAATCGTAACTAAAAATTCCTCAGTAGCTCATCTGGTTAGAGCGGCGCACTGTTAATGCGTAGGTAGTAGGTTCGAACCCTACCTGAGGAGCAATTCCGGAGTGTAGCTCAATTGGTAGAGCATTGTCCTGATACGACAAAGGTAGTAGGATCGTAACCTACCACTTCGACAAAAGGAAGATAAACTATGATGGTGATTAGGGTATCCTGCTAAGATAATCGTGCTGTAAAAGGCATTCGGTTCGATTCCGATTTCTTCCTCAAAACATCAATATAGCTCAGTGGTAGAGCGGTTCTTTCATATGGAACAGGTCGATGGTTCAATCCTATCTATTGATACTATTTAAAACCACTCGGGTTAAAGGATAATTTAGTCACCTGCTTCTGCAAAGATAAAACTTTAGACTAACAAGTAAGGAAAGTGGGAGCCTTACAAATATGGTGTTTGTAGCTCAATCGGAAGAGCGTTCGGTTGTGATCCGAAGGGTAGTGGGATCGAAACCCACCTTACACCCCTATTGACGCCCAAAGGGTGATCGAATTGGTCAGAGATGAAAATTCTTGCAAAGACATTACCTAAAGATGTCCTGCTAACCTACGGGGTTGGCTTTATGCCCGTGTGATGAAATTGGAAAACATGGTCGTCTTAAACGCGATTGCTTCGGCTTGTAGGTTCGAATCCTATCACGGGTACAATAAGGAAAAACCTCCAAATATTTCCGTAGCATAAATGGCAATGCCCTCGAATACGAATCGAGAGATTGAGAGTTCGAATCTCTCCGGGAATTCATTAATGCCCTTGTAGTTTAACTGAATAAAACAGTAGGCTTCTATCCTTCCAATCCCAGTTTGAATCTGGGCAGGGGTTCAAAATAGAAAAACAGGATCCCCAATCTGGACAGCTTCGGCAGGATTGAATCTGAACAGTTTTTCTATATGCGTCATAGGTTATGGTAACCAAACGGATTCCAACCCCGTAGGACAGAGTTCGATTCTTTGATGGCGTGCAAAATTAAATAATTTAAAAATGAAAAAAAAATTCGATGCTCTTTAGGTAAATTAACCTAAAAACAGAGCAAACATGTTAAAAAAAGTAAAAAAATTTCAACAAACAACAACCAATTCTCGTACGTACAAAATGTACCACTCCGGACAAGTATTAGGGTGTCCATTATGTGGTCCCAATAGTGGATGTAATGGTAGGAATAAACGTAAAGAGATAAATTGGAAAACGTTTAGAAACACACAATATAAACCATAGTTATTTAATCATGAAAAACCGTTATGACAAAACCTTAGTAATTGACACTAGTTATATTGCTAGGAGTATTATTACTACAGAAAGGGCATTCGTAATCTCATATAAGGGAAATGCTGATGTAGTAACGGAATACCCAGAAACATTTGGTGTAGTAAACCCAGAATTAACAATCTTTAAACCCTCTATTATTAGAGTACACACTTATGTGAAGATGAATTTTCATAAAGTACCTCTAACACGTGAGAATATATTCAAAAGAGATGGGTATGAGTGTGTGTATTGTGGTTGTGAAAACCGCAAGACTCTAACGTTAGATCACGTTATACCTCAATCTAAAGGTGGGCCTAATAAATGGGATAATTTAGTTACTGCTTGTAAAAGATGTAACAATGAAAAAGCGGATTTAACTTTAAAGGAATATGGTAAACCAATACCAAAACCCCAAAGGCCGCATTATTTGATGTTATTAAAAAAGACAACATTTATCCCGGATGAATGGAAACCATATTTAGGTATGTAAAAAGAGTGGGATGTTCATGGTTGGGCAGTTGGTTTGCAAAACCAATTTTTAACGGGTTCGATTCCTGTCTCACTCTCAAAAGCAATTAAACAGTAATTGCAAAAATATTAGGATACGTGGGGTATGTTTCGTATCTTCACGTGTTCGTAAGGTTCGAACATTAAAAACAATAAAGGTTATGAGCGTAGATTTAAGAAATTGTAAAAAAGGTGATATTTTAATCAGTTCACACGGTGCTAAGTTAATGTATTTGAGACCAACAACTGATACTGAATATCTAGATCATGTTGTAGGTTATTTAGATAAAGGATTAGGTCAAGGAACAAGAACACATGATGGGTTTGTATTTCTAAAAAATAGAATACCAGAAACTGATCATGATATTGTAAAAATAATTAAAGAATAATTAGGATACGTGGGGTATGTTTCGTATATTCACGTATAAGTAATAAATATAAAAACCGAGAAGTTATGTCATCAAAGAGTAATGGAGTTTCACATAGTATGCTATTATCAGCAAAAGATAGAAGAAGAACAGTTTATTCAAGATTATCAGATCAATTAAAATCTGGAACAAAAACTTGTAAGGAAACAAAAAAACAAATTCCCTTAACTGATAAGAATATAATTCGTATCGAAAGCGAATTAAAAACATTAAAACTTAGGTTTTAAGATTAATAAAAGATCATTGACATAATTGGATAAGATTAAATTGCGTTTGTGTTGGAATTGGTAGACATGCTAGATTTAGAATCTAGTGCCTTAAGGTGTGAGAGTTCGAATCTCTCCAAACGTACAAAAAACTTCTCGAGTAGCATCTACGACTTATTACTCTAGATGTGAAGTGGTGGGAACTTTATACCTAGAAGGTTGCATATCAAGAACATATAAGCATTAGTCCTTACGCTGGACTTGAGATATGAGCGGTTAGATTCCGAAGTATTAACAGATTTAAAAGGATAAGCTAGTTACTGTTAGTGCAAAAAATATAGCTGTGAGATCATTGGTTGATAGCACCTCTCCAAGGTTAAGTTTAACGATAAGTTCACTTAGTATTGTAAAGCCGGATTAGGTTCAAATCCTAACATAGCTACAAAATTAAAATAGTCCTATATGTAGTAGTAGGTCGCCCCTACTCTTACTAGTGGGGTAACGTTACGGCTTTTGGTTTAACACTTCTTATACTAGTTTGAAGAGAAAGTTAAAGCATTAGAGTAAGTAACTTATCAAAGGTTGGTTCGATTCCAACTAGGACTACAAAATCTCTTTAAAGCCCTGGCCTAACTGTGGAGTTGGTATGCAGCCAAAACTACGGGACCGTAAGGATAAAGAGCTTCTGATTGTTATTAAAGTAAGCTAAGGATTTGAAACCAAGGTATAAACAACCAAGGAAGATATGCCGGCCCTGCTGATAAGAGAAAACTTATTTAATAACTACGCTAAATAATTAATACGCGTTAAAAGTTTAGATACTAGTCCATACAGAAGTATTGGGTAGAATTAGAAGTAAAATATAAAGTTAGACGTTCAAGGGTGAACTGAAAAGGGATTCAAACAACCATTCTAACTTATAATATTAAGAGAGTAAGTGAAGCTAGGACAAGCTGGAATAAGATAAAGGTTTATCTCCAGTCCCAGATATTTCTAGAAACCTCGAAAGACCCGAACCTCTCTTATATTTGCCTCCAAAGCATAAATGGTAATGTACCCGGTTTGTACCCGGATTAACAGGGTTCGATTCCTTGTGGAGGCTCAAATTAAATGAAGACTAGGGTATGATCCCCTGGTATATAAATCTCAGATAGCTAGGTGAATTTCGAAATAGAAACTAGGGAGAGTAGAGGTTAAGTAAAGAACAATTTATTACTAGTGCACACATGGTAATATTATAAAAACTTAACTCACTGTTTACACAACAACAGTTATGATGTACATTGAGTACAAAAAATTTAATTATTACGCGAATGTAGTATAATGGCTATTACATCTGGCTTCCAACCAGAGGACGAGAGTTCGATTCTCTCTATTCGCTCAAAACGGCCTGATTCCGATGCATAGGATAGGGAACGAAGCACACGGATGACGGGTCTGTTTAATATTAAACCTCAATATCTTTCGAGTATTGGATTGTTAAACAGATGGGCGCGGATGCCATTCGAATCGTTTTGTCGAATTAGTTGGTAACTCTAAGGTGTTCTAAAAGTTACAATTGGAAGAGTGGACAATGGTTGTTAAGCTGTCTTGAAAACAGTCGGGTGTAAAAGCTTTGTAGGTTCGAATCCTATCTCTTCCGCTGAATGTTCCTGTCGACAACTGGCTAAGTCACTACCCTTTCACGGTAGAGTAGAGGGATCGATACCCTCCAGGAATACAAATTAAAAATTCTTTGCTTGAAGATAAACAATAGTATTCAGACTTGTAAAATACCTCAAGTAATATGTAAGCTGTATCAGCAGTTGTGTTTATTGTAGAGGTTATCTACTCTCTGAAACAAAGGAGCGTAATTCCATAACTGAAATTTGGACAAAGAGTTTTTAATTAATTGGGGTTGTAGCTAAATTGGCTTAGCAGTACCTTTGCAAGGTAAAGTATGTGGGTTCGAGTCCCATCTACTCCACAATAAGTAAGAGATACTTACAGACATCCATGGAGTCTATAAACAAAATGGGGGTACTAGAGTGGACATCCTTAACGCCGCTCTCTGAGGAATAAAGACGGGTAATAGAGTCTCCCAGTAATTTGACTTTGTTTCATGTGGTAAGACACTTATGAGTTTGTTTGAAAGGAAATAAAACCGTTAAAATCTAGCTTAGTAATCTCACTAAGCAAAACCGGTCTATTTGTGAACTGGCTATCATGCTACCCTGTCACGGTAGAGTAGAGGGATCGAAACCCTCATAGACCGCCAAATTGCGGTTTGGTGTAATTGGCAGCATGTAGGGCTCATAACCCTGAGGCGAGGTTCGAGTCCTCAATCCGCTTCTAAATAGTTTTACAGGTCGTTCTGTCCTTGAGTTCTATCCTAAAAACTCTAAAAAAGGCAAGGTCCGTTATCTCAGCTGGTAGAGAAGTTCGCTCATAACGAAAAGGTCATAGGTTCGATTCCTATACGGACCACAATAATTTTATCCAATATCTCAAATAAATGTATAAGAAGACTTGCCAATGCGAGTCTTCTTTTGTATATTAACACATAAATTATGAACAACCAAAAAAACCCAAATGACCACCTTCACCAAAGAATTAACTTCACTAAGTCATGTATCCGTATCTTAGGTTACATTTCTTTATGTTATAGTTTGGATTTCGCAGTAGGTTTACTTATATTAAGTGAAGGAATAGGAATAGTAGAAGAATTAGTATAAACCAAAATAAATTAAATAACTAAAAATGAGAGAAATATTGTACTTCACAGGGACCTGGTGTGGACCATGTAAACAGTTAGCACCCCGAATGGAAAAATTACAATCCGAAGGAAAAATCAACTTCAAAAAAGTTGATGTAGACCAAAATACCGAGCTTACGGCGAAATACGCAATACGAAACATCCCCACTCTAGTCTTACTAGAAAATGGTGAAGCAAAAGATAGATTATTAGGGTTAAATACAGAACAAGCAATTCAAAACTTCTATAATGGGTAAATTTCAATCAAGTAAAGTATTCGACGGATTCAGCACTGTATTCCGTCAATGGAGAGCAGAGGGTACAATGTGTAAATTCATACACGGTTATGGAATTTCATTCAAAGTTTACTTTGAGGGTGAATTAGACGATAGGAATTGGGTTTGGGATTTCGGTGGAATGAAACGCGCATCTACTTTAATTGATGGTAAACAACCAAAAGCTTGGATGGATTATACTTTCGATCATACCTTGATTGTAGCAGAAGATGATCCTGAAGTAGAAGCATTTAAACAAATGGGAGAAGCAGGAGTTGCTCAGGTAAGAGTAATACCTTCTACAGGAGCAGAAAAATTCGCAGAGTATATCTTTGGTAAATTAAATGTATTTGTTAAAACAGAAACGTTTAATAGAGTTAGGGTTACTAAGGTGAAGTTCATGGAACATGGAAAAAATGCTGCCTATTATTGCGAATAAAAAATAGTGAAACAAAAACCACTTAAAAAAATTATGGAACAAAAACAATTAAAACGATTACCAGACTATGATAAGGTTTTACCTATTGTAGAAGTTTACACCGCTGTACAATCAGAAGGATCTAGAGCAGGATACCCAACAGTAGTTATACGTACAACAGGATGTACCCACAGATGTTATTTTGGTGAAGGTGGATGGTGCGATTCTTTTTATACATCGATACACCCCGAGAAAGGAATTTACAATTTCCAATCTATAATTGATATGTATAAAGATAATCCCCACATCAAAGAAATGATGCTTACTGGGGGTTCTCCTACTATGCATGCTGCTTTAGTAAATGAATTAACACATTTTGCACATGAAAAAAATATTTATATTACTATTGAAACTGAGGGATCTCATTTTCTTGCTACCGATTATCCTATTCATTTGCTTAGCATTAGTCCTAAGTTTAGTAATAGTGTCCCCGTTGTTGGTGTTAGAACACCTCAAGGTGGTATTACGGATGAAAAAATGATAAAACAACATAATAAACTTAGGTTAAATATAGATGCAATTGCTGATTCGATAGTTTATCATCAAGATTTCCATTTAAAACCTGTATGGGACGGAAAAGATGAAGTGGCTTTAGCTGAAATAAAAGAATTCATCAATCAGTTAGTAGAAAAATTACATGAAAGAACTTACGGGACAACATCTTGGACTGATGCTTATACAGTAGATGAGATGAATGACTGGATTAAAGAAAAAGTGTGGTTTATGCCTAGTGGTGATACAAGGGAGGGATTATTTCAATCATACCCTTTAGTATTTGATTGGGTTAGAGATAACGGATACCGCATGACTTGGCGCCCACACATTATAGCATTTGAGCAAGACCGATGCGTATGATAATGTTTAAATACAACAATTAATTTGGATAAGCAAGAAGCCCTTCGTATATTGGAGGAAATAGAGGAGAATATTAACGTCTGTTGTGCAATAACAATGGACCCCGATGATGTATTAGTTTTAATAGATAAAATAAAAAGTTATATAAATGAGCAATGTTAACGATAGAAGAAAAATCCACGAAGAGTTAGAAGTGGTAAAAGAAGGATTTGCTAATGGTGTTGCCTCTGGTTTTCCCTTATCCCATTTAGAAAAACAACAAATGATAGAGGATGCCGCCTCGGCATTCGGTCAGTTTCTAGATGCATTAAGATGCGATTGGAGAAACGATCCAAATTCAATGGAAACACCAAAACGTATTGCTAAAAAATATGTTTTAGAACAATGGGCTGGGAGATATAATTCCCCACCCTCAATTACATCTTTCCCCTCAGATGGTTATCAGGGGATGGTTTTGGAATGTAATATACCTTTAACAAGTATGTGTAGTCACCACCACGAATCTATATTAGGTAGAGTCCATATAGGATACATCCCGGGTGAAGGGGGTCAAGTTGTGGGTTTAAGTAAATTAAATCGTCTTGTAGAACACTTTGGACGTAGAGGTGCAATTCAAGAACAATTAACTGTGGCTATCCATCAGGCTATAAATAAGATATGCGAGGGAAATATCGGAGTTGCAGTTTCAATTATAGCATCACATTCCTGTGTATCATGTAGAGGTACAGGACATAGAGGAGCATCAATGGTCACCAATGAACTCTCAGGTGTATTTAGGGAAAAACCAGAAGTAAGAAAAGAATACTTCGACTCTATTGCAATGGCTAATAATTTAAAAGATAGTCATTAATAAATTAAACCCTTAGTATACTTTTATTACTCTCCTTAGGGTTTCATATATGTATAACAAAAATTATGATTATATACGAAACAACTAATCTGGTAAATGGTAAGAAATATATAGGTAAAGATAGAAATAACTCCCCCTACTATTTAGGTGGGGGGGTTCTTTTAAAAGAAGATATTCAAAAGTATGGTAAAAATAATTTCATCAAAAAAACAATTGAAACTTGCTTATCTATTGAGGATTTAAAGATTAAAGAGGTTTATTGGTTAGAATATTATAATACCAAGGATAACCCTCTTTTTTATAATTTAACTAATAAAAGTTATGGGAGCGACGGAGGTCCTACGAAAACACAAAAGTATTTAAATAGAGGGAAGCAAATCTCCAAATCTCGAACTGGTAAAACATACCCTCTAGTTAGTGAAGCCCTTCAAGGTCTTAAAAAACCCAAAATAAGTAAGGCATTGCTCGGAAAACCTAAAACAAAGGAACATAAAAAGAATATAAGTTTAGGAAAAAAGGGAATACCTAGTAAAAGAAAAGGTAAACCCTGTTGGAAGCAAAGAGGAAAACCTAAACCTGGTGCCGGGGGTAAAGGAAAATTAAAATTAGGAGCAGGACCAAAAACAGGTAAATATATTAAAAATATAGAAACTGGAGAAATATACCCCTCAGTTAAAAAATGTATGGAAAAATTTGGAATACATAAAAGGAAAATGTATATTATGTTGAAAGACGAGAATAGTAAATTTAAATATTTAAAATCATGTTAAAGGTAGATAATAAGTTAATATTAAGTTGGGGTGATGTAGAAACATTAGTTAAAACATTATGTGAGAAGATTATAACTGAGACACCAAACATAGATTCAGTACACGGTATTGCTAGGGGAGGTTTAATCCCTGCTGTAATGGTTTCACATATGTTAGATTTACCTTATGTATACGTAGTAGGTCCTAATACTTTAGTAATAGATGATATTGCTGATAGTGGAACAACATTAAATAACTCACCGGGTGTGTATACAGCAGTACTACACTATAAACCCCACACTAGTAGTTTTAAACCCACAATATGGGCTGAGGAGCATAAAGGAGATGAGTGGCTTATCTACCCTTGGGAGAAAACAGATAGTAACCACATACAAGATTATTTGGGTGATGCTGTTAAAGTTGAAGCTCCAAATCAAACATTTTTTTAAATAAATAAAAACTAAAAACAAGTAGATTATGAATTATTGGCAAGTAGATGTAAAACTTACATTAGAAAACGAACAAGGTAAAATACAAAGAGTTACTGAAAAGTATTTAGTGGAAGCAATTTCACCAACAGATGCGGAATCCAAAGTGTACAAAGACTTTGAGGGTGAGAGCAATTTTACAGTAGATAAAATAGTAAAAACCAAAATTATAAAAATAATAGCTTAATGGGGAAACAATTAGATTTTGGGTTTTATTATTCCCCTAATAGTATAGCTGACGTGCCCTTTGTAAATGAAGTAGAAATTTTTAACCACACATTCGGAAAACCAAATGCTTATGAATCAATCATCCCCGAAAAAAAAGAATGGCAATTTGTTTACGACTTCGTACTCGAAGAACTTGAAGAATATAGAGAAGCTTGCGAAAGTGGAAACATCGTGGAAGTTTTGGATGCTATTTGTGATATTACTTATGTTACCTTGGGGAACGCTACTATGCTACACGGTCTTAAGGATAAGATATGGCCCGCGTATCAAGAGGTACAGGCAAGTAATATGTCAAAAACTTGTGCAACTGAGGAAGAAGCCATGGATACTGTCACCAAAAGAAGCGAAGAACAGTTTGAGTCATGTCATTTCGAAAAAGTCGGTGGTAGATTCGTAGTATATAGAACAAGAGATAGAAAGGTCATGAAATCAATTTCATACTTCCGACCTGATCTAAGACAATTCTTTACACAAGAGGAATTAGATAAAGATTATCTAAAATCAGATACAAACCAATAAATAAAAACTAGGCTCCTTAAGGGAGCCTTGTTATATTTAATAAAATAAAAGTTTTACAATGTCTTATAAAAAATGTTATTCTACTAGATTAGGAAACAATAAATATAAAATCCACTTATGGGATGAAGCGGGTTACGATGAAATAGAATGGTATGATTATGCTTACCAAGTATGTTCTCCTGGGGATGGTAATTATAAAGGTTTAAGTGGTGAATCCTTGAAAAAAATTCAAAAATGGGATAAAAATACACCTAATCTACATTTTAATAAAATGAAAGCGGAACAAAAATACCTTATTGAGAAATATGGGATTAATGATACTCCTTCGGTAGGTCATAGAGAACTATTTTTTGATATTGAGTGTGAAATTGGTGGGGCTTTAACTGAAGAGTATATAGAAGGTGCTCCTATGCCTATTACTTCTATCGCTTATTGGGATAAAACCCCGGATGAATGGGTAATTTTAATTTTAGATAAAAAGAATAATGTTACTTTAACTGAAAATGGGAATACAAAAATAATTCCCCTTAAAACCGAAAAAGAGTTATTATATAAATTCTTAGAATTTTTTAGAGAAATAGACCCAGACATTTTAGTGGGATACAATAGTGATTTTTTTGACATTCCTTATCTTTATTATAGAATGTGTAATGTGTTAGGTAAAAATTTAGCGGATATGTTATCTCCTTTAGGATTGGTAAATGTCAAGAAAAATAATGATTATTTCTATAAACAAGATCAATATGTTGATTTAATTGGTGTGGAATCATTAGATTATATGAGATTACATAAAAAATACAGTTGGAAAGATGAACCAAGTTGGAAATTAGATGCTATTGGGGCAAAGTATGTAAATTTAGGCAAAATTGAATATAAAGGAAATCTAGATCAATTATTCCAAAAAGATATTCATACTTTTATAAAATACAATTTTCGAGACGTAGAAATACTTCAAAAATTAGATGAAAAGCTCCAATATATATCTTTAACCAAAAATTTATCACATAAAGGAAAACATAATTATAGTGAAGTTTATGCTAACAGTAAAACCCAAGATGGAGCAATTTCAGCTTATTTACTATCAAAAGGTATAATTCCACCACCTAAAGAGCCAAACCCACAGAAAAAAAATAATTATGCTGGTGGTTTTTTATTTTGCCCTAAAGCGGGTTTGTATAAATATATGTTTGATGAAGATTTAACTTCTTTGTATCCATCAATTATTATGACTATAAATATAGGTAAAGAAACATTTATAGGCCGCATTATAGATGGGGATGATAGAAACAATAGACTAGGACTCAATGATTTAAAAGCCAAAGACCCAGATGAATTGTTAGAAGTTGAAAATGGTAGGAGACAACAAACTAGTGTCAAAGTTAAAGATTTAATTAACATAATTGAAAATGGAAAATTAGCAGTCTCCGCTAATGGTTCAATGTTTAGAACCGATAAAGAATCTGTTTTATCTACTATTTTAAAAAAATGGTTTGATGAACGTGTTTTGTATAAAAACCGTATGAAAGAAGCATACAAAGCAGGTGATAAAGAAGCTGGAGAATACAATCACCTAATGCAATACACTATGAAAATACTCTTGAATTCACTCTATGGTGCTACAGCTTTACCTTCTTTTAGATACGGAATGAATTTATCCATCCTTAGTGAAGCTATTACATTATCTGGCCACAGAATCATTCAGGAATCGGCGTTATGTGCAAACACACACATGAATAAACTTATGAGGGATAATAATTTAGCTACAGAGTTTAAAAGAAAATTAAAAATATGACATTAAAAAAACAATCTATTAGAAAAAATATGATGATTTTAGCTAATAACAAACTAGTTACAAAGGAAGAATTAATAAAGGAAAGTGAAAATTGGTCTGAACCCCAAGAATTATTTTTTAAAAAAATGATTAAACAAGGAGGTACTTTTAATGTAAATAAAGTTCAATATAAGGTAAGTATAGAACGAAGAGATGACTTAGACTCCAATGGAAACAAACCCATTAATTTACCCCTCTCCCCAGGAGAAAGATCATTTTAAATTAAAGTTTATGTTAGTAGAAATACCAAATGAAAAGAAATAAGTTATGAAACATTTAGAAGATACACCTTGGTTTATCTGTGATAGTGATGATGAAAATTATTGCGCTTACATGGACACAGACTCAGTATACATTAATGCTGAACCCCTATTAAACTTTTTATACCCCAATTTTGAAGGTTTAGAAGATAGTAAAAAAGATGATTTATTAGAGGGGGTAGCATTAGAATATCAAGACATAATCACACACCAATATAACACTTTAGCTAAAGAATGTTTTAACGTACCTAATGGTGTAGTTAATAAACATAGATTAGAGATGAAAACAGAAGCTGTTATCCGATCTGCATACTTTAGGGCAACTCGTCGTTATGCCCAATGGATTACTAAAAAGGAAGGTATAGCTAAGGAAGAATTAGAAATTAAGGGGTTGGAATTTATGAAAGCTAATTTCCCACCTATTTTAGGAGAATTTTTTAATGATATACTACACCAAGTACTTAAAGGTGGTGAAAAAATTGATATTCTAGATCAGATTAAAGTTTTTAAAAAACAAATTTTAGACGGTACAATCCCACTAGCAAAATTGGGAAACCCTACCTCAGTCAAAAAGCTAGAAAAATATTCAGGAAATACCCCCAGATCCGGTGAGATTTTCACGGAAATAAAAAAACGTGCACCAGCACCCGTTAGAGCAGCAATTCGCTATAATGATTTATTAAGACTGTGGCAGTTGGATAGAACTTATAATTTAGTTACTATGTCTGATAAAGTTAAATGGATTTACTTAAAAGATAACCCATATAAAATAGAGGCATTAGCATTTTTTGATTATGAAATCCCTGATAAAATCCAAAACTTTCTAACCCTTTATGCTAATAGACAAAGAGTCTTTGAAACTATCTTACTTAACAAATTAGAAGGATTCTTTTCAGACCTTTCATGGGAACTTAACTTAAATCCTCACCTAAATGTGTTAAAATCCTTTGAGATATAAAATATCTTTTGTATATTCACTAATATAAAAAACAATAAAATGATTAATAAAGTAAAGTTAACATCTCTAATTTCTAAGTATTATTTAAATGGGTTGAATAATCAAGCAAAATGGAGAATTAAAAATAATCAACTTACAATATATGCAGGGGAATCAGGTAAAGTGTGTAAAGTAGTATTGAAAGATTTCCCATTAGGGGATGGTGAATTAGGGATATTTGATACCGGGAAATTGTCAAAACTAATGTCTATTACAAGTGGGGATTTAATGTTAGGGGTGGAAAAACTTAAATCTATATTTACAAAATTATATATTAAAGATTCTCATTTCGATTTAACATATTCTTTAGCTGATGTTTTAATTTTAGGGAAAAATATATGGTATGACGAACCCCAAGATTACAATTTTAAGTTAAAACTTAACAGTGAAGACATTGACCATTTAATTAAAGCAAAAAATGCTTTAGGGGAAGTTGAAAACATGCTAATCAGAACCACTACTGATTTAGATAAAAACCCAATATGTGAATTCATATTTGGAGATAATACAGGGTTTTCAAATAAAATTACATACCAAATTGGTGGTGGAGATATAAAGGATTTAGAATTAGAAATCCCTTACAATTCTAGTATATTTAAAGATATACTCGCTGCTAACAAAGACCAAGAAACCTGTATCTTAACACTTTCTTCAAAATCTACCTTAAAATTAGATTTCAAATCTCCAGATATAGAAAGTGAATATTTTCTAGCTAGAAATGAATAACTTCACCAAAATAGCGTGTCTTAGCACATTATTTTTCGTATATTGACATCTAAATAAACAAGTCATATGTCTGAAGTTAAACAAAGAAAATCAATCCAAACTATTACTGATCCTCTATTAGAACCCTTTTTTATAACAAAGGATGAATATAGTTACACAGTAAAACAAAATGTAACATCTGATTCTTCTCATTTTAGGAGCAAAGGAAAAACAAAAACTTATGAAAAATCTTTATATTATTTCACAAATTTAGATCAAGCTTTAGTAAAAATTTCAAATTTGAAAGCGGATATAGAAGATGTAAGTTCATTAGAAGAGTATATAAACAATTATATAACAATAAGTAATAACATTAAAAAATACACAGATGGCATTAGAAGCATTGTTTGATGCAGTTATAGTTAAACCTATAGAAGCAGAAGAAACCACGTATGGTGGAATTATTGTACCTGACTTAGGTAAAGAAAAAAATGAAACAGGAGAAGTAATCGCTGTAGGTCCAGGGAGATATACAATTTCAGGTAAACTTCTACCTACACAATTAAAAACAGGTGACATAGTAGTATTACCTACCATGGGGTTTACTAAATTACCATACAATGGTGAGGAATATTATGTAGGTCCTGAGAATAGTGTCTTAGCAAAAATAAACTCTAATTAGTCAAGAAAATCAAATTTTTGTAAGAAAATCAAATCTTTGCATATTTAGAATCAAATCCTATAAAAGAATGGGATTCTGCTAAAGATATAAATCTAGCATTTCCCGGAAACATATACGATGTTTTATATTCAAACGGAAAACGACATGGTTATAAATGGAAATATAAATAATAAATTTACAAAATAAAAAATGATGAATAAACAAGTTATTTTAGGTGAAGAAGCTAGAAAAAATCTAGTAAAAGGGATTGATATTTTAGCAGATGCTGTAGTTTGTACCTTAGGACCTAATGGTAGAAATGTAGTTATTGCTAATGATCAAGGTGCACCCCAATCCACAAAAGATGGAGTTACAGTAGCAAAATCTATTAAATTAAAGGACCCTAATCAAGAATTAGGAGTACAATTGGTAAAACAAGCGGCTATAAAAACAGCTGAAAAAGCGGGGGATGGTACCACTACTTCAACATTATTAGCTCGTGAAATGATTAAAGCAGGATTGAGTGCTTTAAATAATGGGGAAAATGCCGTTCAAATCAAACGCGATATTGATGAAGCAGTAAAATCTGTTATCACAAATCTCCAAAATTATATTGCAGAAGATATTTCAAGTGAAGAACAACTAGAACAAGTTGCAACTATCTCAGCTAATAATGACCCCGAAGTTGGAAAATTGATTGCTACTGCAATAGAAAAAGTGGGGATGGAAGGTATAGTTCATATTGAAGAATCTCGTACTGGGGAAACTTATTTGGAAACAGTGGAAGGAATGCAATTTGACAGAGGATACAAATCACCATACTTTGTTACTAACAATGACACTATGTCTGCTACGTTAGATAATCCTTTAATTCTAATTTCAGAAAATAAAATTACCCAAGTAAAAGAATTATTACCAATTTTAGAAGCAGTTTCATCACAAGGAAAATCATTACTCCTTATTGCCGAGGATGTTGATCAAGAAGCATTAGCAACCCTTATTGTAAATAAAATGAGAGGTACAATGAAGGTGTGTGCTGTAAAAGCACCTGATTTTGGTGATCGTAGAAAATTAATTTTAGAAGATATTGCTATTACAACTGGAGGTCAGGTGTTCTCTAGAGATAAAGGAATGAAACTAGATAAATTTAGTTGGGAGTGGTTTGGTGAAGCTAGAACTGTTACCATAGAAAAGGAACAAACTACCATTGTCGATGGGAAAGGTGGTGAAGATGAAATTAACTCCCGAATTGATGAATTAAAAACACAATTAGACAAGGCACAATCTCCATTTGAAATAGAAAAACTACAAGAACGTTTAGCTAAATTTGTGGGTGGAGTTGCTATTATTCATGTAGGTGGAAATACAGAGACCGAAATGAAAGAGAAAAAAGATAGAGTTGACGATGCTTTACACGCTACAAAAGCAGCAATAGAAGAAGGAATTGTTCCTGGTGGTGGTATGGCTTTATTATATGCTTCTCAAGTATTAGATTTAAATGTAAACACTACAACTGGGGCTTTTATTGTAAAAAAAGCATGTAGAAAACCATTTATCCAAATACTCGTAAACGCAGGATATGATACTACTGAAGCTGAAATTTTAGCTGCTAAATTATTAGACTTACCACTAGGATCAGGTTATAATATTAAAACAAAATCAATCGTTAATATGAAAGAAGAAGGTATTATAGATCCAACTAAAGTAGCTAGAACAGCGTTACAAAATGCAGCTTCAGTTGCTGGTACAGTACTATTGACCGAGTGTATTATTTCAAACGAGATAGAAGATAAACCTCAATCTCAAATGGACCCAATGATGGGTATGATGTAAAATTTTAAACTAGATTATAACAATGAATAAGCAGGAAATTTTTGAACAGATTACAGAATTATTTAACATTTTTGTAGAAAAACATAATAAAACTACAAAAAAATCACAACAAGAAGCTAGAAAAAGTCTAGGTAATATAAAAAACCTAGTAACCGAATACCGAAAGGCATCCGTGGCTGAAAGCAAATAAAATATATGGGGAAGTTTTTATGGCTTCCCCATTATTTTTTCGTATATTATATCTATGGAAATAAAAATAGACAAAATCAAAATAGAATTAATAGCTATAAGACAAGCCCCCGGTGATAGATATCGCTTAGTATCTGACGGTCCTGAAGGTAAAATCTATACATCTTTAACCAATACCTTAGAGGCTTATATTGTAAAAACTAAGTTTGTTGGGGATTTTAAATTATCCCCACTTAAAGGAGAATTATATACTATTGCAACATCAGAAAAAGAAATAGAACCTAAACCAATTAAAAAATATTCAATTTATGGGGAGTTTTGATAGAGAACAAACTTTGCTTAATGAACGTTATAGACCTAATACTTTAGAAAACTTTGTAGGTAATGCTACCTTAAAATCTTCAATTGATAGACAGTTAAAGAATAATGACATACAAAACTATCTATTTTATGCCGGGGCGGGTACAGGTAAAACAACCCTAGCTAAAATTATAGTAAACAATCTTGATTGCGAATCCCTATACATAAATGCCTCAGATGAAAGAGGTATTGAAACTATTAGGGATAAAGTATCAGGGTTTGCTTCAATGGCATCATTTAAACCTCTTAAAGTGGTTATTTTGGATGAAGCGGATTATTTAACAATAAATGCACAAGCATCTTTAAGGAATGTGATTGAAACCTTTTCACGTAGTACTAGATTTATTTTAACTTGCAATTATATTGAACGTATTATTGATCCAATCCAATCTAGATGTCAAACTTTTAAAGTAGAACCCCCAACTAAAAAAGAAGTTGCGGTTCATATAGCAGGAATATGTGATAAAGAGAAAATAAGCTATGACTTAATAGATATAGCTAAAATCGTAAATAAAACATATCCTGATATTAGGAAGATGATAAATACCATACAATCTAGTTCTATAGATGGAGTATTAATATTGGATGATGATTTAATTATTTCTTCAAGTTATATATACGATGTTTTAACGGAATTGGCAAAACCAAAACCACAATTTAAAGTTATAAGACAAATTATTGCCGATTCTAATATTAATGATTATGAAGAATTATTTAAATCACTATATGAAAGGTCTGAAGAATATTTACCAAATAGAGGGGGTACTGTTGCTATGTTAATAAACGACCACCAATATAAAGCAAATTTCCGTATAGATAAAGAAATAAATGCCCTGTCCTTAATCCAAAATTTAATAAACAACAAATAATATGCAAAACCCACAATCGGCACAAATGCCACCAATTGATTTGAAAAACACTACCGAAGTTAAAAACTCTGATGGAGGGAGTGTATTTGTACAAGGAGTAATTTTACGTAAAGTATCCAAATTTATTACCGGAACAGATGAGGATGCTCTTCTTCCTATCCCTGTGTTTTTTGATCCTGTAACAAAAAAAATCTTAAAAGACTCGGTCCCAAAAGATTTAAGAGAGGAACTTAAAGAAGAGTTGTGTTAGAATGAAAACTGTATTTGATTGGCTAAAACAAATTAATACTACCAAATCTCCCACTGATTCATTTTCAGAATCAGATTGGGAGACTTGGAATAGTTATATGGTTCATAGATTTCTAAGTCAGAATGAAGATTTTTTAGAATTGGTGAACGAGGTACAAGTTATACCTCCCCAAAACAAAAAAGAAATATACTCAGTATATGTCGAATTTATTCCTAAAAATAATAAATGGAGTAAATACATTAAATCTAAAGTTAAAGAAAGAAATAATGAATTATTAATACACTTAAAGGACCATTTTAAACTATCTATAAGAGAAGTAAAAGAATATTTATATTTTTTGGATAATGAACATATTGTTCGTATATTAACAAATAGAGGATTAGATAATAAAGAAATTAAAAAAATTATAAAATGAACCCATTATTATACAAAATGTTATTAACTTCTGCAGAAGCAGATAGAGCAAAAGCCATGCTATCCTTTGATTTATTAGGAAATAAGGCAGCAGGAATTGGTGATCATTCAACCGAAGATTTTTATAAAAATGCTGAAGAGACACTTAGGATGTTGATTGATGCTGATGAGAGAATAGAAAAACTAAAAATTCAATTTTTAAAATTTACACAAATAAATGGGTAGCGCTGTAACAAAACATTTCGAGAATGTGGAAAATAAATTACCTCATAACCAATTCCCCATAGGGAAAAAATATTGGGAAAATCTTACTCACCCTACAAATATGAGAGGTGAAGTACCCCAAAATGCAGTACAAATATTTGAAAACGAATACGGGGCACTATCCAATGAGTTTAAACAAATACAACATGAACAATACGAGTTATTTGCTAGAAAACACTTAGATTATGGACTTAATAATATTGCTTTGGGCGGAGATATCGTTAATAATAGCAATGACAAGAAGTTTTCACTAACTGGGTTGTGTATTAGATTAACGGATAAAATATCACGTTTAAAAAATTTATTAGTTAATGGAAAAAGTTTTGTTGAGGGTGAAGGGATGGAAGATACATTTATAGATATAGCAAATTATGGAATAATAGGTTTGTTAGTTGGTAGAGATAAATGGCGTAAATAATTTGAATGAAAAAGATCCCAAAAATAGTAAAAGAAATAAGAAATAATCCACCCTCACTGGTGAATTATGCTTACCAAAAGAATGTATCCCATTCTCAGATGTCAATTTTTAGGAATTGCCCCCACAGATGGAAACTTCAGTATAAAGAAAGAATTAAACGATTCACATCTTCAATACATACTGTTTTTGGGACCTCTATACATGAAGTAATGCAAAATTATCTAAATGTAGCGTACGAAACATCATTTGCCGCCGCAGATAGGGAAATTGATATGGAAGACACTTTCCAAAAAACCTTTATAGAAGAATACCAAAAACAATATAAATCAAATAAAAACGAACACTTCTCATCAGCAATTGAAATGAGGGAGTTTTTTGAAGATGGGGTAGGTATTCTAAATTGGTTTAAGAAAAAACGTAGTTCTTATTTCACAAAAAAAGGTACTTATTTAGTGGGTTGTGAACTCCCATTAGTAATAGCACCAAATAAGGGATATAATAACGTACTATACACCGGATACTTAGATATTGTGTTATACCATGAACCTACAAACACCTTTAAAATAATTGACATTAAAACAAGCACTAGGGGGTGGAGGGATCAAGATAAAAAAAATGAAGATAAACAATATCAATTACTTTTATATAAGCAATTTTTCTCTGAACAATACAATATCCCGTTAGAAAACATAGAAATAGAATTTTTTATAGTTAAACGTAAAGTATTGGATTGGGATGATGAGAAATTAATGTCACCACACCAATCATACAGAGTTCAAATTTTTGTTCCCCCTAGTGGTAAAATTAAATTAAATAAAGCTAAAAATGCTATAAACCATTTCATAACCACCTGTTTTAATTCAACTGGGGAAATTAAAAACATAGACTACCCTAAAAACGCCAGCAAATGGAATTGTGGTTTCTGTCCATTTAAATTAGATAAGGAGAATTGTGGTGAAGGGATATGTTTTGAATAATTTATATATATTTATATTAAACAATACAAACATACAAATATACAAACTATGAGTAATCAAAAATTAACAAGTGTAAAAATAGATGGGAATCTATGGGAAGAATTTAAAATTGAGTGTATCAAAAGGAAATTCTCATTTCAAAAACTATCTGAACGTGCTATTGAACTTTATATGAAAGATGAGGAATTTAGGAGAAAAATAACAAACCATAATTTGGCCTCGGAATAGAAATTTATTATATTAATAAAAAGTTATTATATGAATAAAAGTTTTAAACATCTTCCACAAAAAGAAAGGAAAAAAATACTCCTCTTATGTGATGACCTTAGAGTACATTCTGGTGTTGCAACTATTGCCAAAGAAATTGTAACTCATACATCACACCACTTTAATTGGGTGCAAATGGCAGGAGCCATTAATCATCCTGAAAAAGGGAAAAAATTAGACTTAAGTCAAAGTACTAATACTTTAATGGAGATTGATGATTCTTCTCTATTTTTATACCCACAAGATGGATATGGCAACCCCGATACATTACGACAAATAATAGCATCAGAAAAACCTGATGCCATCATGTTAATTACAGATCCTAGATATTTTACTTGGATTTTCAATATGGAACATGAAATACGTCGTAAAATTCCTATTACCTATCTAAACATTTGGGACGATTATCCTGCTCCAATGTACAACCAACCTTACTATGAGGCTTGTGATTTATTAATGGGAATATCAAAACAAACTGTAAACATTAATAAAATTGTTTTAGGTGATAAGGGTAAAAATAAAATTTTTAAATACATACCCCATGGTCTAAATGAGGATGTATACAAACCTGTATCTAAAACAGACCAGGGTTTTGTTCAATTTAAAAAGATATTATTTGGTGGGTTTGATCCCAAATTTGTACTGTTTTTCAACTCAAGAAATATTAGAAGAAAACAAATCCCGGATGCAATGTTAGCCTTTAGACATTTTTTAGATAGTTTACCTAAGGAAGAGGCTTTAAAATGTAGAATGGTACTACATACTGAATTGACATCAGACCACGGGACAGATTTAGAAGTGGTTAAAGAATATTTTTTTGATGAAGAATATGAAGATACAATTGTATTTTCTACTCAAAAATACCACCAAACACAACTAAATTATTTATATAATATAGCAGACGTACAGATATTACTTACTTCTAATGAGGGTTGGGGTTTAACTTTAACTGAAGCTATGTTATCTGGAACCCCCATAATAGCTAATGTTACAGGAGGTATGCAAGATCAAATGAGATTTGTAGATTCAAACGGGGAATGGTTTACCCCTTCACCTGAAATCCCATCTAACCATAGAGGAACTTATAAAGAACATGGAGAATGGGCATTTCCCGTTTACCCAACATCTAGATCTATCCAAGGTTCATCTCAAACACCTTATATTTTTGACGATAGATGTGAATGGGAAGACGCTTCTAAACAAATTAAAGCAATATATGATTTAGATCCTGAAGAACGTAAAGCAAGAGGATTAAAAGGCAGAGAATGGGCTTTAAGTGAAGAAGCAGGTTTTAATTCTAAGCATCAGGCTAATAGAGTTATGGGGGCGTTTGATGAATTATTTTCAACATGGGAACCCAGAGAAAAATATGAAATAATAAATGCCAACGATTATAAAGGTAAATTTTTAAAACATAATATAATATACTAATGAGTAAACCAACATTTGTAATTTCCTCACCGATGGATACCTATAGTGGGTATGGTGCCCGATCACGAGACATAATAAAAGCCATTATAGAAACAGATAAATATGATGTTAAATTAATGGCTCAAAGGTGGGGTTCTACTTCTTGGGGGTTTTGTGATGACCATAAAGAATGGCAATTTTTACTTCAACACTTACTCCCTGAAAATCAATTGGTGTCACAACCCGAAATTTGGATGCAAATCACAATTCCAAATGAATTCCAACCTATAGGAAAATATAATATAGGTTGCACCGCAGGTATAGAAGCTACCATATGTAAGCATGAGTGGATAGAAGGGATGAATAAAATGGATATGAATTTGGTATCTTCTAATTTTTCTAAAAAGATATTACAAGAGGTATCGTATGCTAAAAAAGACCAAAAATCAAACCGAACATTAGGAGAAATCAAATTAAATAAACATGTTGAAGTAGTATTTGAAGGTGCAAATCTAGACATCTATAAAACTTTAAAACCTACAGAAGTCACTAATATCAATTTAGATACAATCCCTGAAAAGTTTTGTTATTTGTTTGTAGGACATTGGATGCAAGGTAGTTTTGGGCATGATAGAAAAAATGTTTCGGTATTAGTAAAATCCTTTTATGAAACATTTAAAAATAAAAAAAACACCCCCGCTTTAATATTAAAAACTTCTGTAGGAGTTGCTTCTTATATAAGCCGAGATGAAATTTTAAAACGTATAAAACAAATAAGAAAAACGGTTAAATCCCATACTTTACCTAATATCTATGTTTTGAATGGGGAGTTTAATGACAGTGAAATGAATGAATTATATAACCACCCTAAGGTAAAATCTATGGTAAGTTTTACTAAAGGTGAAGGATTTGGACGACCACTATTAGAATTCGGGTTATCAAACAAACCTATAATAGCCTCAGCATTTTCAGGTCAATTAGATTTTTTACATCCAAGTTTTACATATTTAATTCCTGGAGTTTTGGAGAATGTCCATGATAGCGCCGCTAATGATTGGTTAATTAAAGAAGCAAAATGGTTTAAACCTGACAGTGGTCATATTGGTACATCGTTAAAGGATGTTTTTAATAATTACCAAAAATACAAAACTATGGGAATGCGTCAAGGGTCCCACGTACGTAATAATTTTAGTTACGAGAAAATGAAAGAATTAGTTGAGAGTATTTTTGATAAAAATATTCCTGAATTTCCAAAACAAGTAGAATTAATATTACCCAAATTAAAAAAATAAAATAATATGAATTTTGACGAATTAAAAGAGTGCTCAAGATGCAGTTCCGATGCATGTTATACTCAAGAAGTAACTAAAGACATTACTTTAGAGATGTGTTATGGGTGTGGTTTTATTTCTAATTCTTTAATGAAACAAGGAAGTGAATTTTTTAAAGAACAGATGGAAGTTTTACCTGAACTTTATAAAGCATTGCTTGATGAAGAAGAAGAAACAGGTAAGGTTTGGATGCCTTCTACTATTAATGTAGAAGATAAAGGTATAATATTTGCAGATGGAACCGGAAGAGATAATTGGATGTGGGGTGCTGCTAAGGCAATTCTAGTATCGGAGGAGGAGAAAGATAAATACAAAGGTAAAAAATATAGAGCAGATATGTCTACAATAAGACATTTCGAAGAACGTGATTTCATAGAAGCACTTTCATATATCAGGGTAATACCAGAATAAATAATATGAAAATAAGTTATGCAATACTTACACATAATGAAGGAAAATATATCGAAAAACTCCTTCCCTTTCTTATAAAAAATAAAAGGAAACAAGATGAAATTGTGGTGGTAGACGATTTTTCTGAAGAAGAATTAACTGTGGAATTACTCCTAAAATATAAAAATGAAATCCATTTAAATTATAGAAAATTTGATGGGGACCATACCCAGAAAAATTATCTTAATAGTGAATGTAGTGGGGATTATATTTTTCAATTAGATGCGGATGAAATAGTAAGCAAGGAATTTATAGAATTCCTCCCTCAACTATTAACTACCAACCCAGATATTGAATTGTTTTACTGTCCTAGAATAAATACCGTCTCAGATTTAACCTCAGAGTATATAACTAAATGGGGTTGGAATATAAACGAAAGGGGGTGGGTAAACTTCCCAGATTATCAGATGAGGTTATATAAAAACCTCTCAAACATTAAATGGGAAGGATTACTCCATAGTAGAATTGTAGGATTTAAATCATATTCAACCCTCCCAAAGGAAGAATTGTATTGTATATTACACCTTAAGGATTTAAACCGTCAAATTCAACAAAATGATTTATATGACAGAATTGAATCTAAAGGTAGGCAAAAATACAAAGTATAACAATAAATTAATAACAATAAACAAATGACTTTATTAGATCAATATAATTTAAAAAATTACAATACTGATAAGAATACCCTTCATAGCTATATTGAAAATGCCTATATCTTAAAGGAAGAAGTCTCCAAAAATTTTGATTCTGAGATAATAGATTTAAGAGGGATTAAAGGGAGATATGATGATATAATGTTATGGGTAAAAAAATAAAAACATGGTAATAGGAATTTTATGTAATAAGGATATAAATGAGGCAGTTTATAGAATTACATTTTCAAGTATAGTAAAAGCAAGTTCCCAATTAGATTTTGAATGTGTATTTGTAGAAGATTTAACATCGTACCCGGATGTTATATTTTCCAATGGGGGGTTTGATCCTACTTCTCTAGAACTAAATTCCTTTCTAACCGATTGTAAATCTAAAGGGGTTAAAATCATCACAATTTTTAATGATGTATACCCTGGGGGAGATCTTTTACTACAAAATTGGTCTAAAATTGCAGATTGTATTTTGTGTCCTACTCTAATGCATAAGTTATTTATAGAATCTGTAATAGACACCCCCGTTGAAGTTTTAAATGACTCTATTGATTATGCCTTAATTTCATCCCATACCCCCTTACAGAAAAATAATACTCCCCAAATATGTTGGTTTGGTTATCCTGAATCTTATTATAAAAGCATACAGAGATATGAACATATTATAAAAACATATGTTGATAAGGGGTTGATGTCATTCACTTTAATTACAGACCCCAAACTAAACACTAACTTCCCAATCATCCCTTTTAATTCCTCTACATTTATGGGGGATATTAAAAAATTTGATGGGTGTATTTTGTCCCATTCTCCTTTAGATTATAATATCAACACCTTTATTAAATCCCCCAATAAATTAACATTAGCTATTACCCTAGGAATTCCTTGTATAGCTAGTAATACCCCCTCATATAGGGATATTTTAAATACTGTGGATCTATCCGATTATTTATTTTCTAATATAAATTCCTTTAATAAATCCTTAGATTTGCTAATCAATACTGATAAAGAAAAATATTTATCCCAAAGCCAGCAATATGTTTTAAATACCTACAACTATTTAACAATAGCAAAACATTTTATTAATATTGTAAAAAAACTAACCTAAAAAAACCTATTTTTTATATTTATTAAAAACTCTAAAACAAATATGAAACAAATAAAATGTATAAAATGTAAAGGAGATATGCCCGAACTTAGATTAACTAAATATGGGTATAACTTTTGTGTAAATTGTTCAACTGTAAATACTAAACGTGGAGTTTCTATAATGAAGGGGTCAGGTGAAGATACATGGGTTGAAACAGAAATAATGGAAGAAGAAACATACCAAACCCACTTTAACCCCGAAGGGAGATATGAAATTACATTTGGGATTGAAGAGGAAGAATAAATATGCCACAACCCAAACCTTTAAGTAAGACTCAAATTTTAGCAGCAATGGCTAAAACAAAATCTAATATGGCTAGCGCCCGCTACCTTCATGTTTCATATCAACATTATAAAAGACATGCTAAAAATTATGAAGCTACTAAGGAGGGTTATGAAAATCTATTTGACCAACATAAAAACCAAAGTGGAAAAGGCATACCTAAGTTTTTAAATAATGGTAAGAAAGATCCTGCGTTATTAGATATAATAGAAGGTAAGATATCTCCTTCACATTTTAATCCCTCTAAAATCAAATATCGTTTAATTGAAGAAGGATATCTGGAAGAAGAATGTTCAATATGCAAATTCAGTGAACGTAGAGTATTAGATTATAGAGTTCCACTTTTATTACACTTTAAAGATAAAAACGGGAATAACTATAACCAGAATAATATTGAATTACTATGTTATAACCATTACTTTTTATATGTTGGGGATGTTTTTAACGCTATTGATGAAAAACAAATAGAATCCCACACACCTTTAAATAATACTACAGACGCTGTTAATTTTGAAATGGATGAATATCACTTACAACGTTTAAAGGAATTAGGATTGGGGGATGATGACGAAGATAGTACTAACCAATATATTAGTCGAATGTAATGAAGAATAAAAACCACAATAAAATAATTAAAGACTACGATAAACAAAAATCCAAAACTTTAAAAAAACTTGCCAGTAAATTGTTGGATATCCAGGATAAATTTCATATATTACGGGGTAAGAAAATTAATGATAATTTTTTAAAAAATTTTTAATATGAAATTTAAACATAAGTGGAAGATTGAAACTGAAAAGGAAATGGAAATGTTATTTATGGAAAATGATAAAAACCTCCATAATTTAATTGTGGATGAGGTTTTATTGCATTATAGAAATAGGAAAAAAACTATCCCTATATTATCCATTCATACTAAGGATTCGAAGATGAATTTTGATATATGTGTTGACCCCCAAGATATACCTGAGACATTAATGCAAAATCTAAAGATAATGGAGAACTACGAGGATTATGAAAGATGTACTAAAATTCAAAATATTATCACCATCTTTAAAAATAAAGGGTAGAGATTGGTTTTAACCCATATTTATTACAAAAAAAAATATGGCAAAAACTATTGTAAATACTGTTACACCTAAGGGTAGTGTTAAAAGAAAAGGAGTTCATTCAAAAAGCAAAACTTCAAAAACAAAAAAAAGTAAAAATTATGAAAAAGGCTATAATGGTCAAGGAAGATAAAGAAGAAAGGGTTATTCAAAGTCTCTTAAAACAGATGAATGATAGTGATCTTATTTACCTTCATAAACACAACAAACTAGGTGTGTTTTGTTACGCCCTATCTCTTGATTTGCATTTCTTAAACCCCATATTCTAAAGATATGGGGTTATTTTTTACATGGGATGTGTTTCATATATTCCTGTACATTAATCAACTAAAACTGTATATGTTATGAGTAAAATGTCAACTTTAATGGTTCCTCTTTTAAATGAAATTCTAATTAAAGAAATAGGGGAATCAAATATTCCACCCTTAGATTGGAAACAGGTAAGCCCTACTAAGTATGGATTTACAGTAAATATTGGGGGATTTAATGAGAGAGTTGTAGTAGAATTTGATAATTTTGATCCGGATTTAATATCAAAACAATTCTATTTACCAAGGTATCTTCAAGACTTGGATAAAACTTACAATGTGGGTTATGATGTAAGTGGAGATGAGGTCCAATTTGCTCAAAGTGATATAAAAACTTTATTAACTATTTTATCAACTGTAATCTCCGTTATAAAAGATTTTATATTATCTGAGGATCCTAATGTACTTTATATAGAAGCTACAGAAAAACAAGGAGAAAAAATTCAAAAATCTAATTTATATAAAGCATACATTCTCCATCAACTGAAAACAATACCTGGATATCAGACTATATCAAGAAGAAAAGGAGAATTAATTTTTAAAAAATAAATAATGAAAGGCTTGTATATGTAAATTTTACTTCGTATATTCCGGCATGTTAATCAATTAAAACAATAAAGGTTATGTTATTAAATCAACAAGAAATTTTAGAATACTGGTTTGGAATTGGAATGAACCTAGGTCTCACTGAGGCTCAGGCAATTAAATATTCAGAAATTCAACTTCAAGATTACAAATAATGGCACTTTGGGAAATTAGTACTCTAAATAAGCATAGAAATTTTAGAACTCGTATAGTACACTCTGAAGGAAGTTTAAGTGTAAGTGATGGATTTGGTCCGGTACATTATGTCAAAAGATTTACATATAAACATATTAATGGTTTCAATCCTCCAATGTTAACCAACATAGGTGGCAAGCATTATTTAATGCCAGGTTGGGTTGAAGTTCACCCAAAAACCAACTTAAAGGATATCATATGGGATAAACCTAAACCAAAAGCAAAATTTAAAATTGAAGTAATAACCCATAGATTTATTTCATCTAAAGGGGATAAAGAATATCTAACTAAGGAATCAACTCAATTAGATGGTTCAATTAAATATAGTTGTAACTGCTTTGGAGCTATTAGAGCAAAAGATGGACGCTGTACCCACATTAAAAGTATTGAAAAATAATATACAATTAATTTAAATATAAAAAAAAGAATAAATGAAGAACTTACTTTGGTTAGACGATATTAGAAACCCTTTTATAAATGAAGAAGGTAAAGTACCAACAGATGCGGATGGTGGAGATTATAATATAAATTGGGTTTTGAATTATGAACAGTTTGTAAAATGGATTGGAATATTTGGGTTACCTGATGCTATTTCTTTCGACCACGATTTAGCGGATGAGCATTATACACCTGAATATTTTTGGGAAGATTATGATGAAAGTAAAAAATTTCAAGAATGGCGTGGTGAGAGTTACAAGGAAAAAACAGGAATGGATTGTGCCCAATGGTTAGTAGATTATTGCATGGACAACCAGAAAAAATTACCCAGGATATTTATACACTCCGCAAACCCCGTTGGTGCAGATAATATAAAAGGGTTGCTGGATAACTTTATTAAATATTGTAGTTAAAGTACCTTTTAAGGAATATATAAAAAACGTAAACGATGATTTATAAAATAAAATATAAATTTAGATTATACTTATTAGAACGTAAATTAATAATAACTAAACAACGGAAAGCGATAAGTAGTTTATTTTCTTTGTGCGTTGTTGTGAAATTTTAAACAGATGAAAGGATTTACAGGATTTAAATGGTGGGAGCAAGAAAACCCAGCTTATAGGAAAGCTTGCAGAAGACAAGCCTCTAAAGAATTAATAGAATTAAAAGGACAATACGATTACTTTATTAAAAAAACAGTAAGTAAGGTTTAATTTTTTACAAAGCATTGTGTATGCCTAGTAGCGTATAAATAGAAACAAATATTAATTAATAAATAAAACTTATAAAAATGACTAAAGAAACAAGAACTTTTATTTGGGGAATGACGCTACTTCTTGTATGCGGAATAGGATTAGCATTACATATTGTTGATTTTATAAACGGAACATTTGAATATGGATGGAATTGGTTATTATTTGCAGGGTGTGCGTTTGGCAGCATACAAGGAGGTGTTAAAATAACACAGACCACCGATTAATTGCATATAACTTATGCGTGTATAGTTTGTTAACTATGTGATTAATAAAAGTACACTATAAAAATAGATTTGGTAGATTGATGTTAATTTAGTAAATTTGTTAATAAATTATACACGCTGTTGGTTGCAGTTATTTTATAAAACCCCATTAATTTTATTTAAAATTAAAATACATAATATATGAACACAAACGGAGATAAGTTTTTTATTTTAACCAACCCTATATTTTGGGTGTATTTTTTAATTATGACCATCTACTACTTAATAGATATGCTAAATATTTTTGATAAAAAACAAAACCAGAACTAATGATAAAATGTGATAAAGGATGGCATAGTGGTGAATGCTGTTGTAATTGTAAAAACCAAATTGAGTTATTTAAACATCCTTGGAATAAGATAAACCAAGGAGCTTCTAATGAAGCTACTAATATGTTTGCTTGTATAGTGGAACACGATTGTAATAAAACAAATAAAGGAGTTATATTTGAAAATAAACATGGTCTTTGTGAAATGCATTGCGGTAAATAAAATGAATAAAAAAATTAAAATTAAAAGCTATTTTAAATAAGTATATATTAAAAAAAAATGATAAATAATCTAGTAGTAAAACACAATAATGATAATGAAAATTTTAGAATTTTTGTTAATCACGGTAGTTATACTTATTCAGCAGAATATAATTTAATTGATTTATTTGATAATAAAAAATACATATTTAATTGTCAATCCATAAAAGAATTGTCTGACAAAGAAATAAAAGAAAGAATAATTAGTTATCATTTAGACACGATATAGGCCGTAATATATGTGGCCTTTTTACAATAATGACTGCCAACGTATTTGTGTATAAAATGTACGAGTAAAAATAAATAGAATTTAATATTAATAATTAAAATAAGTAAAGATGAAAAAAGTAAATTTAAACAGAATTAGTAAGTATTTTTTATACACGTTGTTGGTTGTAGTCTTATTTACGGGATGTGCCGATGTCTCTAATATAGAAGCGTGTACCACAGTTGCTCCTTATGGATTTTGGGGAGGACTTTGGCACGGAATGATTGCACCATTTGCATGGATAGGTAGTTTGTTTAGTAGCGATATAGCAATATATGCTGTAAATAATAACGGAGGTTGGTATGACTTCGGATTTATATTAGGTATAGGCGCGTTAAGCAGTAGCTCTACAAGTGCAGCAAAAAGATAGTAAATAATATTACTTACAACGTACCCTTTTATTGCATTTTGCGTAAATTAATAATTAGTAAATAAATATAACATAAATGATAGAATATAAACAATTTAGTAAAAAAGTAAATAAAAAGCAATTTGTTATAAAAGATGTTGGCATTTGTTTTTTTGATATTAAATTTACTTTTTTACTATTAATAGGCTTTTTATTATTAATAATAATCTTTAATTATCTATAAATAAAAAATAACTACCAACGAATTGTATAAGGTACGTTGCGACCTTGAATTAAGCAACAAAACTAATTAATAGATAAAAAATGAGTTTGATTAGTAGGTTGTTTAGTAAAAAGAAAGTAAAGAAAAAATGCTTTATATACGGTGTTGTTGAATCGTTTTATTGTTATGACCACAAGAACCCACATTATGAAAGCACTTGCCAAAGACAATGCGAGGCTTGTAATTTAATGGATGGAACTAAACAATAATATGGTTTACAACGCATTGTATAAGAAATGTTGCGTTTAATTATAGTGAAATTAATAAATAAAATCATAAATTATGTTTAAAGAATTAGATTATAAAAATGGAGAAAGTAGCAATTTTTTTTATACGTTGTTATTTGAAGTGCGTGATAAGTACAGACAATTATTTATAAGCATTGACGCTGAAGAAGCACAAAAGAGAGGTTTTAGATTTGTAACAAACATTTACGGCGATAGAATAAACCAATTAAATTGCAGAAGCCTATGGATAGACCATAAAAACCGAACGTGGCGAGTAGAGCAATTAAACATTTAGCATTGCATATAACGTATTTGTGTATGTAGCGTTGCGAGTAGATAAACAATAATTTTTAATAAGTAATAAACTAAATAAAATGGATAAAAGTAAAGACCTAGAAACAGAACAGCAATGTGATATACACGTTGTTAGCATTAGTATGGCTGATAAAGCACAAATGATAAATGCATTAATTAACACAATGGATATATGTAAAAACAAACTTGGGGGTTATCATAGCATTAGGGATGGCGCACGTGAAAAACTGGAAGGATTAATTAAATCAATTGATATTTAATATTACTGCTAACGGTTTATGTATGGGTAGTTTTTGCCCGATTTAATTAAAATAAAATAAATTATGAAAGAGATAGAACAATTATTTGGAGGTGCAAATGCTGAAGAGCAAAACATATTACTGCACATAATAAAAGAGCGAGGTTATGAGTTTTTTGAGAAAACACCTAAAACAACTATGACTATTCGTTTGCTTGAAGATTTGCACGAACTTGGTTATAAGATAGTGAAGCAAGGGCAATAATTACCTATACACGTTGTTGTGGTGTCGTTTTAATGCACTACAACTTATGCGTATAAACATTGTTACGGATAAATAAACTAAAACTTAATTATGAGACCAGTAGATTTTAAAGATGAATTTTATTCTAGAAACCCATTAAGCAGTAATAATGATTTATACGTTGTTGTTACAAGTGATTTTTTGCAAACAGACCAAGAAAAAGAGGAATGAAATTACGATAATTTGCAAACAGAAAAGTAACCTAATAAAAAATAATTTGTTACAACGTGCGCGTACAAGATTTGTTGCGATAAAAAAAACACTAAAACCAATAAATAAAAAATAAAGTTAAAGGATGCGAGGACGTTCGCAAGTAAACCAAAACCAAGCAATTAATTTTGTACGGTGTTGTATTTTAGTGCGGGTTATTAACTATAAATTATAAATGAAATGAAAATTACAGTAAACGAAAAAAACATAATGCAACTTGAAGAAGTATTTAAATCTGTTGTATTAAAGACAAGTGATGGTGAAGAAATGGCTATCTGTATGCGTGATAGCGGTTTTGAATTTAAGTATGAAGGTAAATGGTATTTTGCTAAAGAAGGTTATGTTGAGCCATTTAATTTAAGCGTAAGAGGCAATCCACTTGTTAACCAAACACACCAAGAAGAAGGAACTGTTTGTGCTAATGTGCCTAAAGATTAGCATTAAATACAACGTACCCTTTTAAGGAAAGAAACGAATAAATTAAAACAATAAGTAAAAAATGGGAAAATTAATAAAAGTGCCAAAGAAAAACGAAAGTTTACAAGATTATCGTAAAAGATTAGTTGAAAGCCAAAACAATAACCCACTTGTTAGAATTGGTTTATTAAAAAGGATAAATTAGTTTTTTTCTTTAAAAGATGTTGGCAGTAGTAACGGATAAATTAAAAACAAATATTAATAAAATGGCACTTACCAAAAAACAATTAGATTTTAAAAAAGCAGTAATTAGTGAACTAAAAGAAAGACAAGGACAGAGGGATTATGCAAAAAGCCATTGTATAGCTGACGGATTGCTTTGTGATTTATTAGAACAATTAGATTGTAAAGATGTAGTAGAAGAATTTGAGAAAATTGGTAAATGGTACTCTTAGTAGTTATTACTGCCAACGGATTTGTACAAGTAAAGTAAACGATTAAAAAAAATAGAGGTATGTCGGAAATACCGACAACCCACAAATAAACAATGAACAACGGAAAGCGAATAGTAGTTTATTTTCTTTGTACGTTGTTGTTAAAAGTTTAAATTATGATATACATTACACAAATACACGATAAACAATGGGATATGGTAGAAGTTAGCAATGTTTGGGAATGCGATAAAGCTAATATAAAAGACTTGTATATGAAGTTTTTGTTAAGTGAGGCAAATAGTAAAAATATAGTTATTAATGAACACCGGTTTAATATAATGAATTTTGAAAATTGGCATAAACACTTAACAAAAGCGGTTTATAAGCAAAAAGAAAAAGAATGGAATAAATTTTTAAAAAGTAATAATGTTGACTGGTTTATAGAGGTTAAATTGCTTGGGAAAAAGGTAAGCTATCAAGAACTTAATATTTAAATTTTTTACAACGATGGGTACCCCACACAACCTTAAAAAACAATACATCCGCTAACAAATTGGGCTACCACATTTACTTTTCATATATTCAAGTATAATAATTAATTAAAACAATAAAGGTTATGAATAAAGGCAGACCAATAGAAGAGAAATCACCATTAATAAAGTACACCCAGATTATGTGTGAAGTTCCTTCAAAACCTGAAATAGGGGGAGTATCAAAATGGTATTATAATAAACATAAAGTACCTAATGGTCCATATAAAACAGAATATACACCACCTAAGGGGTACAAACATCCTAAGGTATTGGTTGAAAAAAAGAAACCATACAATAACCAAGTAGTAGTTTTAGTATATAAAAATTCCAATCGTGTTAACTCTAAAATAAAAATGAAAATTTTTAATGAAAATATAGACTATATCATAACCTCCCTAAAGTTAGTAGGGATACCGGATACAGCTGAAGTGTTAGAATTAGGAGTTGGGAATTCTTTAATCAACGTTTACAAGCAAAAATATAAATTGTAATGGTAAAGAAAGGAGATTGGGTTAACTTCGAGGGAATTAAAAAGAAATGCTTTGGCATTCATTTCAACGGTAATATTTTAGTAAAAATGAATAATAACTTAGTTCAAATAAATACAGACAAAATAAAATTATGGCAAAAATAGAAAAACAAATATTACATCACTGTTTGTCCCAAGCAAAACATTTTTTTAAATTAGGTGATAAGGATAAAGCTCGAGACTGCATCGATATGGGTATAGCATATACTGCTAGCAGAAAACTCAATGGCATGTTAGGAGAAGATGAAGTAGAAGGAGTAAAAATCAACCTATGGCTTGAAAGATTTTGGATGTATTTGGAAAATAAACATTTATTATTATAAAATATGGAGGAAAATAAATCAAAAAATACCAACAATTGTGGGTGGTGTGGATGCTTAACTAACAACCCACCATCATCTAATCCGTATATACCTATCCTTGAATTTATGGAGGATAAGATAAATAAATTGGGGAGAAGCAAAGTGTGGGGAATGGAGTCGAATTGGGCTTTTATTGATTTAGATCCCGCGATAGAGGCAGAATTATTGGTGTATGATGAATTATTAAACACTCAGGTTATGAGACCCATATGTGATGCATGTTTATGTAGTGATGAAGAATTATTAGATGAATATTATGGGGAGGATGGTTTAGAAATTGATAATGATTTAAATGAAAATTTTTAGACAAACATGAACTATAACATAATGTACAAGGAGGGTAAAGCATACAAAATAATTGAGGAAATATCAACTCATAATTTTGCAAATAAAGATGGAAGTGTAAACCAACAAGTGTTAGGTTTGTATGTGCATGAGAAAAATTGTAACCATGTGTTGCAAATGGGTAGTAAATTTCTTATATGTGAGGTAATAGAGGATGCTAAAATAATAGAAGATGTATAAAAAGCAAAGTTATTGGGGATGCGAAATGGAGTCATTAATGTATAGAAAAATACTAGCAGAAAATAATAGTCAAAAAATATTGGATACTGGTGTATCTGAATATAAACCAAAACGAGGAAAACAAAAACAAACATAGAGGAGATATATAAATAAAATTCCAGTGACGGGGATGAGAAATATATGTGTGGGAAGAAAAATAAATCAAATAAATCAAATAAATAAATCATGAGTAAATCAAGTGCAAAACAACGTATTAACCAAATTATGGAGTGGAGGAAAACATTAAAAATACAACGTGTTAAACCCAAACCAATTGATGATAATGTGGTACCTATAAGAGATATATCAAACCTCGATTATTAGTTGTATATGGCCCCGTATTATGTAGATGATTGGGTGTTGAGATTAATGGATGTTTATTTTTATGTGTAAATGTGACCAACACTGTTAAAGTGTGGGTTGATAGATGAATATATGTTATTCTATATTTAAAGCATATGGGGTATGTGACCAAAGTGGGAATAATATGTGGGGTGGGTTGGTGGAGACGCTAACCCTCCCACATCGATTCCAACCAATTTCTAAAACCTCTAAAAGTATATACACACCCTTGCATTATCCCCCTCCCCCACACGTGAGCATTTTTATTATTCACAAAAAAATATATGGAAGTTGGAACATAATACAATAAAGTTGTAGACAGCCACATATTATAGATGGCCTTATATTGTAGATGACCATGAGTTATAGACAGCCACATATTATAGGTGTAAATGTGTTATAGATTGCAAAGAAATGTAGATAAATGTTAAATAGGGTTGTGACTGGAATAGTAATGATCCCCACATGCGTCATCCCCTTAATACCCATTTGGTTATCTCGGAAACCTTTCGTATATTGGGGTATAGGAATCAATTAAAACAACAAAGGTTATGTTAAATTTAAACGAAGTGTTAGAATTCATTATAAATTCAAACCCAGATGAGTTTAATCAGATTAAAAATAAGGTTGAAATTAAAAAAAATCAATTAGCACAGAGGACTAAAGAATCTATTAGATTAGGTGATATAGTGGGTATTAAGCACGCCCAAATTGATCCTAAGAAAAATTTTAGGGTTATAAAAAAAGGTCAAGAATTGCAATTGAAAATCAAGATAAAACGGTAAGTTCAATTTACTGTCACAATGATGGTAGTGAAGATGGTGTAGGTGTTACTTTAAAAGAACACTATACTAATAGAGAAAAAGTTCAATCATTAATTAACCTAGGTGATATCAGTATTTTAGGGGAACAAGTATCAATTGAAGGTGGACATTCATTTAATAGTCCTAGAAGGGGTATAACAGTAGCTTATCATAGAGATAGAGGTGAAGTATTAAGTAAAGCAGAGGTTGTGGCTTCGATAAGTGGTTTAGAAAGCTCCGATTTTGAAGAATATGGAAGAGTATTCACTTTAGAAGGTGAATGGGTTACATTTAGTTAAAACATTAAATTAAAGATTTTGTATGCTGTTATTGCAACAAATATTGGATTAGCAGCATATTGTTCGTATATTCAAGTATAATAATTAATTAAAACAATAAAGGTTATGATAAACATTTTTGAAATTTCGGAATCACCAACAGTAGAAAACACATCTTCAATCGTAAAAGAGGGAATGAAGATTAAAACAGTAGATCAGCCCGTTATCAAGGGTAGAACAAGTATATTAAAAGTATTAGTTAATAAACAACCCTATTATCACTTTTCAAGTGTGGAGTTTAATAGTGAATTAGCAACACGTAATTCAAATGTTGTAATAGGGGGTAAACGATTTTATGAGGGGATTAAAAGCAATTCAATGCGCACCCGTTTATCATTAGTTAGTATCTAGTATGGAAAAAATCACTGAAGAAGAGGTTGATGGGGTGTTTGAAAGAGTTTACATGAATGTACTCTCCAAACATCACCAATCAACGGATAAGTACCAGCCAACCCATTATACTAGGACTTTAAGTAATGGTGGGTTTGATAAAGTAAAATATTATAGATTAAATTAGGCTCCCCAATAAACCTTTCGTATATTCGGGTATAGAAATTAATTAAAACAATAAAGGTTATGATTATATACACAATAATTCCATATTTAAGTAACGGAGTAGATATAAACCGTGGTGGCATAAAGTCTTTTAAAAAATTAACCGCTGCTTACGAGTATGGGGATAGTCTAAATACCTGTTTTGATACAGAAATTAATGAATTAGTAGAATAATATGTGGGATCATAGAGTAATGAGACAAGAAAAAGCTGATGGGGATGACGATTGGTATCAGATCCACGAAGTACATTATGACTCTAAAAGAGAGGTTAACGGTTATACTAAAAACGGAATAACAGCCGGTGGGCATACATTAGAGGAATTAAGAGATGAGTTAATTCGTATGTTAGAAGCAACCGAAAAAGAAATATTAGATTATAAAAAATAAATAGAATGAAAGGACAATATGTAATAGTAGACCTTAGAAATATGGACTTTATGAAAAATGAAGAAGGTAAAATAAACTACTATGACACAATGGATGAGGCTTGCTCTACTTGTGGTATGTATGAGTTTGAGAACGCTTGGGTGATGCAGTTAATGTATAATCATATCGAAGACGAAATGTAGCCTTGTTGCTAACTTATTTGTGTAAGCGTTTTTACGAGAATAAAACAATAATGAAATAAATTAGGCTCCCCGATGGGTGATTCGTATATTCGGGTATAGAAATTAATTAAAACAATAAAGGTTATGTCAAATATTGAAAATTTAAAAAAGGAATTAGTTCAATTAAATGGGAAATTAAAAGAAGCAAATATAAATTCATCATTTTTTAAATCCCTAAGGGAAGAGGAATTATCTAAAAGCTTACATAAATATTTTGAGGGCACATTAAAAAAAGGAGATATACTTAGCGTATCACGTGATAGGGCGGAGCTTATTAGATGTCAAGAGGATTCTAATTGTAGGAGAGAAATAATTACCTTGTACTTTAAGACAAAGAATTTTAAAGATGAAATTATAAATGAAATAGAGACATCATTTTATTCAACATTCACTAATTCAGAATTTGAATTAAGAAGAATGATAACGATTGGTAAGGTAGGCAGCATATTGTTGCATTTTAAGAGCAGTATATTGTTTGATTACAATAAAATTATAGAAAAATTCCAAGATAATATTAGAAACAGTAATAAAGAAAAGTTTCTTCTAATAAGAGAAGTTGAAACATTGGAACAACTAATTACTGAAACCACTATAAATGAAAATAATGAGTTTGAATTTGGGTTTCCTTTAAGGGATATGTATGTTAGATTTAATCAATGTGTCAATAATATAAAGGGCATAAAGATTATAAGCAAAACACCATCAGGCAAATCCGCAACTATAGAATTAAAAACTATAAAGTCAGAATGGAATAAAGAAACAGAAAAGTACGACATTGAAAAAGAATATTTTTTAACACTTTGCAAAGTAAGAATGACAAACGTAAAATCGTTTTTAACCCGTAACATATGAAACACCCCTCCCACACATCAGCCCAAAACGAATATTCAGGCAGGTCAAGTAAAAAATTAAATAAAAGTAATAAAACGTTGTTGGGGGAGGAAATGAAGAAATTTAACGATCGTATGAAACGAATAATGAAATAAATTAGGCTCCCCGATGAATGATTCGTATATTCGGGTATATTAATCCATTAAAACAATAAAGGTTATGATAAGTGAAGAAAGTTTATTTTTAGCAGCAGAAGAATATTTTAGATTTGAAAAAATAATGAACACACAGGAATATCTTACTCAAGAGGAGTATGATTTCTGTTTTGGTTACAATAAGGATATTAGAATGGATACCTCATATATTGGGGATTATAGTAGGTATGGTGCTTACTTAAATTTAAGAGTATATAGTGAACATGACAACGAAAAAATACAGATGTTTCATAACCAACTGTAGTTTTAATTATTAGAAAATGCGGCGCCATTAATTTGGTTGCCGCATTTACTTTTCGTATATTCGGGTATAGAAATTAATTAAAACAATAAAGGTTATGAATGCATTAAATGATATTAAATTACAGGCAGGTGTTATAGTAAGTGAATTAGCGGCTACACAGGTAGTATCAATGAAATCCAAATATGATAAATACAAATCATGGTTGGAAGTTGATGGGGGGGTTGTAAGTTATGATAATTTCAACCCATATGCTAGTACGGTTAAATACATTTATATGACCCAGTGTAAAAAATGGGATGGTGAAAAATACGTTACCCCAACTACATATGATGCTAAGGAAGCTAATACCCTATTAAACAACATCAAATCATTAGGTTACATGTTACAAAACATTATAACACAATCTCGTGATGGATGGGAAGTACGTTACACAGAGGAATTCGTTAGTGGAAATATGGTTAAATTGGAACGTGCCTTGGCTAAACACTTAACTAATGATATGACTGCAAGTAACATTAATGTTAGAGTTAGAAGCGTAGGAGCAGAAGTAAATGCTACAGTGGACAACAAAGCATTCATCACATTCGGAACATTATGTGGTGGGGATGTTCAATGTTTACACTACAGATACAGAAGTTCATTAAAATAACTAATATTAAAATTGGCTCCCCAATAGGGGAGTCATATATTCGGGTATAGAAATTAATTAAAACAATAAAGGTTATGACTAGAGAGGAATTTATCATTGGAAAAGAATTTACAATATCACCTAATACCTATAGGGGTGAATCAACATACAACTACGTGTCGGGGGAGAATGTTAAAATGCCAGGTAGTATATATAAGCAACTCAGATCATCTATCAGTGGGGATATTGTGATAAACGATTATCACCTAAATATAGAGGTAATTGGTCCCAAGGCATTTCTTGGGTTTGTGTATGTGATGGGGAAGCAGGTTACTGTAAAATATAGATATGAGGATTTAAAATTGTATATGGGTGTAAATGAATATTAAGGCCATGTATAAAGGAGGGGGGCTGTAGTTAAAGCCCCTGGGGGGTATGGTTGAATTACTTATAAATCCATTATACGGTACCCCGTACGGGCGCATATATGCGTTGCGCAATATTATATATATTATCCCATGCGCGTTGGCGTCCATATATGGGGTATATGTAAAAGGAGGGGTGTATGCACACATACAACTCTTTTACAACCTCTCACCACCGATTAATATATACGCATATACCACACAATATTAAAAGCCCCCATAAAGGGGGCCTTTTTTCCATTTAACGCCAAATATTTAAAAAACATAAAAATTGCAACCTTTTTTTTCTAAAACCTTTTTGGCGTCGAGGAAAATATATACTACCTACAACCTATAAACCCGTTTCCCCACTCATATATACTCAGTTAAACAAAGTGAACATAAAATTCATTTACGTTTAACACGTTATTTAAAATATAAATGGTTGTCTCAATACAATTACACATGCTTCTATCTACATAACCATATAAAACGAATAAAACCCAAAATAACGTAGAGTTTACACCCCCATTAAATTTAGTTATAATTTTGGCTTATGGATTTAATGTTTTGTTTTAATTGTTGGATTTCACTAAAGACCGACCCATTTATTTTATCACTATTAGTATATAGGAAATTAATCCTTTCCCTATCCTTTTTAGTATCACTTTGTAATATTTCCATACCCTTTTTCAAATTGCTTAAATTTTCGTATTGGTCTTTTTCCATATTAAATTGTATATCCAGTACTAAATTTTTTATATATGTTAATTCATCCCACAAATTACCATTATTAATGTATGAGGAATTGATTTGATCTTGGATTTGTTTTTCCAAATCCTTATTAGAAATGTTCATTTGGCGTAATAATAGTATTCCACCAATCATTCCTAAAAATAATATACCGTTAATAAAAAATAATATTTCCATGTTTGTGTTATGTTTTTGCGGTAATATAAATAAGAAAATGTGGGTTTCCACATAATTTTATAAGAAATATAACATGAGGTTAGTATATACGGATATTTTGATTGGGGTGTGGGAGAATGTAAAGACAGAGTTTACGGTTGTTTTTAAAAGTAATGCACACTAGGCTTGGATACACCGGAGGTAATTCGTATATTCCGGTATGTTAATCAATTAAAACAATAAAGGTATATGTTAGATTTAAGAAATTTAGAGTTTAAGAGTTTAGAGGAGTTAAAAGTAATTGCACCTAGTATTTTTACTAAGATAGGTTCTGCATCTACATCTGAAAAGTATACTCATATTCCAACAGACCATGTTATTAAAGATATGGAATTATTAGGGTGGGGAGTAGTCGATGTTAAGGAAGTTAAAGCACGTAAGAATATAGGTTTTCAAAAACATTTGGTTGTGTTTAGAAATCCTGAGGTTGTTATTAATGGTAAAGATGGGGATGAAGTGTTTCCTCAAATTTTACTTACTAATTCACATGATGGTAAAAATTCATTTCAATTTACAGCGGGATTGTTTAGGATGATTTGTGAGAATGGTTTAGTTATATCTACTGAGGAGTTTGAGAATTATAAGATTCGTCATATGGGTTATACATTTGAAAAATTACAAGTTACAATTCGTGAGATGGTTGAAAGATTACCATTAACTGTTGAAGCTATGAATACTATGAAAGGAATTCAACTTCAAGAGGAACAAATGTTTAATCTTGCAAAATCTTTTCTTGACCTAAGAATCAAGGGTACAAGCAATACTTATTCAGAATCAGCAGTTGATGAGGTTTTGGAATATCAACGTTCAGAAGATAAAGGATCTGATTTATGGACTGTTTTTAATCGTGTACAGGAAAATATTATAGAAGGTAATTTTTCATATCTTACAATTAAAGGTAAATCTCGTCAAGCTAGAGGTATTAAAAACTTCAAACAAGATCAAGATTTGAATATGAAAATGTTTTCTAAAGCTTTAGAATTCGCTGTATAATGAAAAAAATTACAGAACAAGAAGCAAAAGGTTTTATACCTTTAAAAGAGAATTATGGGAATGAGGAAATTACCAATGCCTCTTTTTATACTATCACCCCTAGTAACAGGGGTGAGGGGTGGGAAAAAGTAACGTATTTTACCAATAAAAAATATGGATTGTATGCTGATAAAAGTGAAGGAGATCAATGGGTTTATATTTTATCTAACCCAGACTTGCCCAAAACCCATTTAAAAATAGGATATACAAAATTGTTACCTGAGGAAAGAGCAAAACAGATTTCTTCATCAACAGGTGTTATTAGACCCTTTATAGTGGAATGGGCATATAAATGTTTTAATGGGGAGATGGTAGAAAGAACAACCCATAAAAAATTAGAATCTTATAGGATAAATAATAAAAGGGAATTTTTCCATATTGAGTTAGAAGAAGCTATAAGATCAATAGAAGAAATTGGTAATAAATTTAAATAAATATGATATATTATTTTACTTTTGCTTTAATGTGGGGGATTTGGTTTGAATATATAATTTGTAAAATGGAGGGTGAAATCACCCCTTTAGAAAAAATATTAAATATAATGATATGGCCTTTAACCCTAATAATATTTTTAAAATCACTTTTTAATAATAAAATATGAATAAACTAGAATTAATACAAGAATTAATAGATATTGAGTTAGAAATGGAGAAATTATGGGGATATCACCCCCTTAACCCTAATAAAGGGGATGTTGTGTGTGAATACGATGTTTTAAATAAATGTAAAAGTGAAATAATCTCCAACATAGATGGGTTTGATTAACACATATTTATAATATATGAAATATTTTACCCCCCCCCACAACAACCCCAACTCAGAATTTATAAATAACGAAAGTTGTTATACGGGGTGGGGTTTGTTATTGGGTTTTATTTATTTGGTTAAAAATAAACCATCTTGGGGTAAAATAAAAGGGGTTGTTTATTATAAATTAAAAAATAATGAAAATAGATAAAGAAAAAATATTTAGATTATTTGAAGATAAAAACATAGAAAATACTATTAAAATGGTAGATATAAACCCCAAATATAAAAAAATAGGAATGTTTACCAAGTTAATTTTAAATCACTATATATTCCACAGTAAGTTAGAAAAATTTCTTCAAAAGGAACAACCTGAGTATGATATGGTATCTACTAAAGAGGCTTCTGAATATATTATTTTTAATAGGGCATGGGGTTTTATCAAAGACATAGACCCAGAGGATAAAGTAGATATATCTTGTATTTTAGAATTTAATTCAAATTATCTTAATAAATCACTAAATGACTCTATTTTTTATTTTCAAGAATATGAAGAATATGAAAAATGTTCACATCTTTTCAAAATTCAACAAGTTATAAAAAATAACGTGCCTACTCAAAACTCTCTTTGTAACTTAGAAACATAAATGTTTTAAAAAGGTAATAATGAGAAATAAAAAAAGAAGAAAAAATGAGAAATAGAAATTTAATAAATAAGAAGTTGGATAATTTGGAATCAACTTTAATAAATCTACAAAGAATAGTAAACACCCAAGAGCCAATAGAAGTATATAAGTTAAGTATTAATAAGGCTTTGGATATAGTAGAAGAATTAAGAGACAAAGTGGAAAACGAACCTATATCCCCAAATGAAATAAATAGGTTTTAATGATTTTCCCCGAAAAATCTAGAACTAGATATATAGCCCACAACCCTACAGGGGAATTGGTTAGAATTTTAGTACGACTAATTAAGTTAATTATAATAAAAAATAAACGAAAAAATAGGTTATGACCTTAACAGCAGAGCAAATACAATTAAACTGGGATACTTTAAAAAAATATATTGATACCTATGTTAGTTCCCCACGTAAAGAAAAATTACATGAATTTTACAATAAATTTCAGGATCGCATCATATTAATGCCCGCAGCCCATAAGAAGGAATACCATAATGCATTTCCTGGTGGGTATGTAGATCATGTTAATCGTGTTATACGTTGTGCTTTAAAGCAAGCAAGATTATGGGACAGTGAGGGTGCTGATATGTCTACTTTCACCGTTGAAGAATTGGTATTTTCCGCCCTGAATCATGATTTAGGTAAAATGGGTGATGAAAAACATGATTCATATATACCTCAGACAGATCAGTGGAGAAGAGATAAATTGGGTGAAGATTACATGTTTAATACCAAAATAGATTTTGCCTCAGTTCCTGATAGAGGGTTATTTTTACTTCAATCCCACGGGATTCCATATTCATTCAATGAGATGGTAGCAATCCAGACCCATGATGGTTTATACGATGATGCTAATAAGAAATATTTAATGGGTTATATGGTAGAGCAAAAACCTCGTACATCTCTACCCTTTATTTTGCATCAAGCCGATTTAATGGCCGCAAGAATTGAATTTGAAATCGAGTGGTTGCCAAAGTTACGGGGAGATGTTAAAGATAGTGTGGGGTCGCCAAAGAAGAATTTTATATTGGATACAAAACCCAATATCAAATCAAAAGCTCTTAGCACTAAATCAAGTTCGGGGTTAAAAAGCATGTTAGACAGTTTATGATATACATAATATTAAGTACATTAGGAATATTGGTCGTAATCTTAGGATATACGACCTTTAACCTTTTACGTAAACTAGAAAAAGCAGAAGACATAATGATATCCCAATCTAATTTTTTGGAAAACCTCAAAACCCAATTAGAATATACGGAAGCAAGATTATTAGAGATTGATGCTAAGGAAACATTTAGAGGTGATGATGAAATTGGGTGGTTTTTTAATGAGATTAAAATACTCCACAATCAACTTTCTCAACTTATAATCAAATAAAAAATTATGGAAACTGTTCCAAAAAAAAGAAAACCAAAAAGTAAAAATTATTTTACACAAGAAACAGAAGATTATATTGTACTATATAACCTGTCAACTGACTTCGAATATCGAAGTAAAATATATGGAGAATATATTCACTACGCATTTTTTAAACTTACTCAAAATATAATCCATACCTTTAAATTCTACCATACTGAAGTTGAGAATTTAGAACATTTACAACATGAGATAATTACTTTTCTCTTATCTAAAATTCACATGTTTGATGTCTCTCGAGGTTCAAAAGCATATTCTTATTTTGGTACTATAGTAAAAAGATGGCTTATATTGTATAATACTAAGAATTATACTAAAAAAATAAACAAAGTAGATCTTACTGTTTTAACTAATGAAGATTCAAATTATATATACAATATAGGAGATGAAGAAGCTAAAAGTGATTTAGACAAATATATGGATTTATATGTAACCCATGTTGAAGAAAATTTATTTAAATTCTTCCCCAAAAAGAATGATGCCCAGGTAGCAGATGCAATATTAGAGTTATTTAGAAGAAGAGAAGAAATTAAAATATTTAATAAAAAAGCACTTTATATCTATATAAGAGAAATAATAGATGTCAAAACACCAAAAATTACAAAAATATCAAATCAACTCCATACCATATTTAAATCTCAATATGCTTTTTATTTAGATAACGGTTATACTAAATTTTAATTATCCTTTATATTTATAATAAAATTACATTATGTCATTAGATAAAGTTGTATTTAAAAAAAAGAAATTCTCCGACATTTTGGGGGAAATATATGATAATCAAAAATCCAAAGAAAAACAAATATCGGGATTAATTTCGGAATTGAAGCCTCTTATTAAAGATATAGGTGATGCTATGTTACTTGTTCCACTCATTAAAGAATATATGGAAATTGGCATAAAAAACGATGAACAATTAATTAAAATGGCAACTATAATACAGCGTGTATTAAATAATACTACAAGCGATAGTAGCGATGGTATTACGGAGGATGAAAAGGCGGAATTAATGGCAGAATTAGAAAATTTAAATAAAAATTTTAAAGAAAAAGATGGCGATTAAATTTGGGCTTGCTAATTTTACAACAAAAAACGAATCTTCTTCAAATAATATATTTTCCTCTACTGAAAATAAAATTCAATCCTATAGAGTTAAAGATATTATATTAGATAATACTCACCCTAATTTTAAAAAGTATGGAGAATGGAATGGTATCGGTACAATTGAATTTGAATCCATTGACATAAATGCGGGGGGTGATATTACTACTACTTCTGCTACCCCCTTAATCCCATATTTAAAAAATTACCCCCTAATAAACGAAATAGTCTTAATATTCGAACTCTCAGATAGAAATATAGATCAAGTAAGCAACACAACTTCGTATTATTATCTGAACCCTTTAAATTTATGGAATCATCCCCACCATAATGCATACCCTAATGTTATTCATGCAACTCTAACTCCTGAGTCACAACAAAAAGACTACGAATCCATAGAACAAGGCTCGGTACGTAGAGTAACAGACAATTCAACTGAAATAAATCTTAACTCACCCAAAATTGGGGGGAGTTTTGTAGAAAAATCTGATATTCACCCTTTATTACCCTTTGCGGGTGATAACATATTTGAAGGAAGATTTGGAACTTCTATACGTTTAGGTAGTACCGCTAAAACCCAAGGAAGTATTAAAAACAACTGGTCAGGAGGTAGTAGTAAAGATGGAGATCCTATTACTATAATTCGCAATGGTCAACCTCTTGATTCATCCGAAGAAGGATGGATCCCACTTACAGAAAATATAAATAAAGATTTAGGGTCTATATATTTAACTTCTACACAAAATATACCATTAAACACCGATATTAATTCATTCCCTGCTATTTCATCAACATCACCTGAAATTATAGGACAATATAAAAAAAATCAAGTTATATTAAATTCTGGGAGGTTAGTGTTTAATACTAATAGTGACCATCTTATATTAAACTCTAAAAAGTCGATTTCACTTTCATCTATTGAGGATATTGGGTTATATTCTAAAAAAGGAAATATTAATATCCAAGCAAATTTAGTTAAATTAGGAGATACGAAAGCTAATCAATCCCTAATATTGGGGGATAATTTTGTAAAAGAATTTGAATTCCTCTTAAATTCCCTAAGTATATTGTGTAGAGCATTAACATTAGAACCAACTCTAGGTCCTGCGGCTTTAGCCGCTTCTTCTACACAAATTACTATAGAAAAAATATTAAAAAATGTAGATTCTTTTCTATCAAAAACAACTAAAACTATATAAATTATGGCTGAAGAAGAAAAGAAAGAAACCAAAGCTGGTAAAGCATTAAAATCTTCAAAAAAAGGTTTAATTGATTTGGCTACATCATATCTTAATACTGAATCTGGACTACGTCTATTAGATGTTAGTGATGTAGAATTAGAATTATTTCTTCGAGATAAAGAAAGAAGAAAACAATTTATAAAAGAAAACACTCCTAGAATTAAACAGTATGAAATCTCCGGTAGAATATTTGATCAAAGTATAGGTGAACCTCTAGAGGGTGTAAAAATAGTTCCAATATTGTGTAATATTATTGGTACACCACCAATAACAGATTTTCAAGGAAAATATAAAACTATAATAGAAGTTGCAATAGTAGGAAATCAAGAACAAAATAGCGAAAAATCAGTATTAAAAACACAATTTTTTTATACTAAAGAAAATTTTGCCCCCTCACAACAAATTTTAATTAATAGAGGTAATAATATTAAAACAGATTTACCTACCTTTGGCTTAATTAATATAAATAAACTCTCAGAGGATGAAGATAAAAAGGTTCAAATTGCTTTAGATGCTGGAATAAATGAACTTACTAAAATATCCTTAGGAGCTGTTGATAATATTATTATATTACGACGTCAAGCTATAAGTAAACTTACAAATGTTATTAAATTAAGATTAATACCCCTAGCAATTCAAATATTTATAATATTCGGGGTAGTAAAAACCCAAGATATAACTAAAGGTATAAGTTGTCCTTCACCTGATTCCTTAAAGGATGCCATTAGAAAAAGAAATAGAATTGTAAGACAATTAAATCAAATATACTCTACTATAGTAGTAAATAGTGCGTTAGCGGTAGCAGTATTAAATATTTCATTTATACTAAAAGGCATTATAAATCAAATTCAATCCCTAGCTTTCCCTTTAGCAGTACCCCCAGGAGTTGGTTTACCTTATTCAATAATAGGGGCTTTTGATAGGATAAAGGATAAATTAGATAAAATTGCTGAAGATAATAAAAAATTAAATAAACAGATTATAATTTCATTGGCATTTTTAGTAGCGGCTTTAGTAATAGTTTTAATTTATCTTAAAAAAATAGATAATATGATTGGGGAATGTTCTCTAGAAGCAGATTTAGAATCACTTTCCCCCGAACTAATAGCCTTAAGAGAAGAAAATGAAAGAGATAATATAGAAACCCCAAAACCGTATTTAAACGGGTTTTATTTTAGTGTTGTAGAAGATAAAGATGAAGTTGGTACTTTAAAGCGTAGGTTTGCAATTGCTAAAGATAAACAAGGAGTTATTTTATTAAAAGGAGAACCATCTTTTAGTGCAAGTGATCAAATTTTAATTGATGAACTTATATTCTACATTCAAAGTAATAATTTAAAAGCTAACTAATTTAATATTTATAATAAATCATATACGTATGAAACTGAGTCAATTGAAAACTATCGTAAAAGAGGCAGTAAAAGAAGCAATCCAAGAAGAAATTAAAGATATTCTTATGGAAGCTATACGTTCTCCAAAACAAACTGTTTATGAAAACAGAATGGGAATTCCTACAACCGATGTAGCCCCTCCAAGTAAAATGAACCCTATAATGCAAACTTCTATGTCCGAAGATAATAGAATGGCTATGAGAGAAAATATCCAAAATATATTAGGAGGAATGACTCCGGGAGCAAATGGTACTATATCAGCAACAACCAATAATATGCCATTACAAATAAATAGTAACATGGATACCTCAAACCCAAATAGTAGTTTACCACAAGGAGAGGTATCAATGGATCAAATAATGAATTTAATGAAAAAATAAAATAAAAAATGGCATTTGGTTCAAAGCAAATATTTCCCGAAGATTTAAATCCTAGAAAAGCTTTAGGAGTAGATATTCCATTTAATGGTGAGGTTGCTTTTTCTTCTAACTTTTTAACTAAAGATGCGATTAAAAATAATCTAATAAATTATTTTCTAACAAATCCTGGAGAACGTCCCGGGAATCCTACATTTGGTGCCGGATTAAGACAATATATTTTTACTCAAATAACCGAAGGGAATCTTGAATTTATTAAGGAAGACATTCAAGATAAAATTAATCAAAATTTTCCTAATATTCTTGTAGATTCTATAGAAGTGTTAGAAAATTTAACATATAATAGTATTAACGTTATTATTAACTATAGTATACCCAATACTACAATTAATGATGAATTACAATTAAGCTTTTCATAATGGCAATAAATAGAGACATAAATTATATTAATAAGGATTTTAATGACTATAGGTCACAACTTATTAATTTTTCCCAAACTTATTTCCCTAACACATATACAGATTTTTCCCCGGCATCCCCCGGTATTATGTTTATGGAACAAGCGGCGTATGTAGGGGATGTTTTATCTTTTTATTTGGATAACCAAGTACAAGAAACATTTTTACAATACGCTCGTCAAGATAATAATTTATATGAACTTGCATATATGTTTGGTTATAGACCTAAAGTTACAGGTCTAGCAATAGTAAATATTGATTTTTACCAATTATTGCCTTCTATTAATATTAATAGTGAGATGGTTCCCGATTATACTTATGCCTTATATGTAAATGAAAATACTACTGTAACTTCAACAACTGGGGTTAGCTTCATTATAGAAGACACAATTGATTTCTCAGTATCCAATTCCTTAGATCTTACTACAGTATCAATTGCCCAAATTTCTTCTGGTGAACCTACATATTTTCTATTAAAGAAAACACGAAAAGCAACATCCGGTAACATAAGTAGTACTAACATTAGCTTCGGGAATTATCAAGAATTTCCAACGGTAGAAATAAATAACTCTAATATTGCTGAAATAATAGATGTATTTGATTCTGAAAATAATAAATGGTATGAGGTAGATTATTTAGGACAGGAATTAATATTTGACGGTATTAAAAATACTAACGTAAATAATCCTAATAACTCCTCTAATTTAGATACTCCTTACATATTACAAACAAAGCAAGTACAACGTAGATTTGCGACTCGTTTTTTATCCCCTACTACCCTCCAACTTCAATTTGGTGCTGGGAAGCCTGGAGATAATGATGAGGAAATTTTACCTAATCCTAATAATGTGGGTTTAGGTTTACCATTTGAAAAAAATAAATTAACCACAGCATATAGCCCAACTAACTTTATTTTTACAAATACTTATGGTATTGCCCCTTCTAATACTACCTTAACAGTAAGGTACTTAGTGGGTGGTGGTGTAACTTCTAATGTTTCTTCAAATACTTTAACTAATTTAAATACAAATAATATTACATTTTTAAATACTAATTTAAACCCAACTACTGCAGATTATATTTTTAGTTCACTAGCAGCTAATAACGAATTAGCCGCAAGCGGGGGGCAAGATGGGGATAATATAGAAGAATTAAGACAAAATACAATATCCAACTTCAATAGCCAGTTACGTAATGTAACCGCTGATGACTATTTAGTTAGAGCACTTAGCATGTCAGGTAGATACGGGGTTATTTCTAAGGCATTTATTCAAAAACCAAAAGCAAATGAAGCAAATTCAACACTAGATTTATATGTTTTAACTTATGATTCTCTTAAAAAATTAATTACCGCTTCCTCTACCTTAAAGAATAACCTAAAAACTTATATAAATCAATATAGAATGATAGGGGATTCTTTGAGTATTAAAGATGCTTTTATACTTAATATAGGGTGTGAATTTGAAATCCTAACTTTACCTAATTATAACAACAATGAGGTTTTAGCTAAATGTATAAGTTCCCTACAAGATTACTTTAATATAAACAGGTGGCAGATAAACCAACCTATAGTATTAAGAGATTTATATAATTTACTAGACAATATTATGGGAGTACAAACAGTTAAAAACATCCAAATCCATAATAAAACTGGTGCTTTATCAGGATATTCCCAATATGCATATAGTATAGAAGGAGCAACCCAAAACGGAGTAATTTACCCTTCATTAGACCCTAGTATATTTGAAGTTAAATTCCCAAATGAGGATATTAAAGGTAGAGTAATAACATTATAATAAAAAAATAAAAATGGCAGTATATAAATTATTCCCCATTCAAGACGCATCTATATATTCATTTTACCCTACAATGAATGCTGGGATAGATCCTATTATAGAGATAGGAAATTTAAATTTAAACTATAAATCTTTACCCCAAGTATTCAGATTCCTAATAAAATTTAGTCAAAGTGAAATTGAAGACGTTATTAATAATAAAATAGGAAACACTAACTTCTCTAGTAGATTAAAAACTTATATAGCTACAGCTCAAGGGATTATATCTAACACTAATCTAGAAGTATATCCTGTAGCACGCGAATGGAATAATGGTACTGGAACATATTTAGACTCACCCTTTACGGTTAATGGTGTAAGTTGGAGGTATTCGGATTTTGAAAATGGTAATTTATGGCCTACTAGTGGATTTGGTAGTTATATAACCTCTTCCTTCTCTGGAAGTTATTTAGGTGGTGGAACCTGGTTCACAGGATCCTCAGACCCAAATAATACTTTGTTAAACCCATCTCAAACCTTTGATTTAAGATCTAATAAAGATCTAGATGTAGATGTAAGTGATATTGTAAAGGTTTGGTACTCAAGCTCGAATTCAATAGGAGGTTATACCTCTATTCCTAACAATGGGTTTATTGTGAAATGGGAGGATGTTATAGAATTTAATCAAAACGATAGTGTTCAACCTATTATGCAATTTTATTCTGTAGATACCAATACTATATACCCACCACAATTAGAACTTAAGTGGGATGACCAATCATTCTTAACTGGGAGTTTAAAAGAAATAACAACACCCGATTTACACGTTTCTGTAAATAACAATCCTGGAACTTTTAATATTAACAGCATTAATAGGTTTAAATTAAATGTTAGAGAAGAATACCCTACCCGTGCCTATCAAACCTCTTCTATTTATACTAATAATAAGTTTTTAAATAGTGACTCTTTATACGCCCTGCAGGATTTGGATACTAATGAATATATTATAGATTTCGATCCTAATTCTACTAAAATATCATGCAATGAAGAAGGAAATTACTTTGATATATATATGAATGGGTTAGAACCTGAAAGATATTATAAGATTTTAATACAAACTACTATCTCAGGTAGCACTATTATAAAAGATGATAAATATTACTTTAAAGTTATTAATGGATAATTATGGTAGAATCTAAAATAGATTTAAAAAAAGAAGTATTTAGTAAATCTCAATACACTAAAACTATAAACACTAGCTTTAGAGAATTGGGGGTAACTACTATCCAAGAAGATATTCAAAATCAAATTACCCTTACGGAATTTTTTAATTTATATAATGAATTATTCTATGAAATCTCACCTGAAGGGTCTACCAATTCCCATAGATACTTAGTAGAACAAAGTGGGGAATATATTAACTTCAATCAAAACAATGAAGAAATAGAAGCATTACAAGCCGAAATCACTTTATTACGCCAAGATTTATTAAAAGCAAACATACAGGCCCTCTCAGGTTCAATTTCCGAAACCATATCAGCTTCAGAAACTAACGAATTTCAAAAATTAAATTCTGAATTAAAAAGTATAACAGACCAAATAACAAACATTCCTTCTTAAATAGAATAGATTTTAATATATGAACGAGGAAATTACAATATTACAATTAGACCCAACTACATTTGAAGTTCAAGATTATAAAACTTCTGATGTCGAGTTAATAGCCGTGTCTGATTTAGACACAGAATTTTCATCATCAACGGATTATATAGAGTTTTATATATATGATGAAAATCAAACTAAAATATACCCTTCAAGTACTATCCCTTTAACATCTTTTAATGTTAAACAAGGAGATGTATTATTAAACCCTCAATTAGATCTTGAAAATTTAGGATATGATATAGGTATTTATTCTATCGTTTATAATTTTTATAGAAAAAGATTAAGTTCTAACATAAATGAAACATATTTTATATCTGAAGTTTCCTCTGATAGAACTGAAATTAGGTTAGATAGTAATACTATTACTAATACTTCTATTGTATCTTCTACTAATGAATTTATAGGGTATAGAGATAATACTCCCTATTTTGCTGATTTTTATCTTAATTTTGGAGATAATAAAATTGTAATAGCTAATAATATATCCTTAGATAATAATAATACTGAAGACCCTACGGTTCTAATAAAATTATACGAACCCTTACCTGAGGAATTTGATTTAAAATCACAATTATGGGTTGTTGAAATATTATCTACACCCCAGGCATATCAAGTTGATTTCCCCTTTACTCCTACTATTGAAGATGATTTTGAATTTATAGCAGGTCCTAATTTCAATTTAAACGTAAAACAAGAAACTGGGAACTCTAGTCAACTTTTTTCATATAGTGAATTATTAAACTCAAACGTAACTAGTTCAGTTAACCAAATTAAAAATTTACTAAATACTAAGGAAATTAACATAAACGTTAATTATGAAGATTTCAATGATTTCACTCATTTCTCATCAGTATTAACTAGATTAGAAAATTTCTATTATAAAGTAGGACTAATTGAAAATTATAGTAACCAATTAAATACTATATCTTCAAATATAACAAGTGCTACAACTTCTTCTGTATCTTATATTTCAAGTGTTGGTCTATTAAATTCAAACATAGACACACTAATCCAGAACTTTGATGGTTTTGAATATTTTATGTATTTTAATAGTGGTTCAAGTTATTCCTACCCAAAATCTAACTCTACCCCTCCCTTTATTTTATATCCAACAGAAAACCTAGAAGTTTTAACTTGGTTAGGTAGTGCAGATGAAAGTAATGTCAATTATGGTGGGTTAGCTCTATCCGCTTCTTTATTTGATGAAGAAAACCCAGATAGACTATATAATTCCATTCCTGAGTATTTAAAAGAAGATTCTGAAAATATAAAGTATGAACTTTTTATTGATATGGTGGCTCAACATTATGATAATATTTGGTTGTATACTAAAGACATTACAAATAAATTTAATGCTGATAACCGTTTAGATTATGGTATATCTAAAGATTTAATAGCTGATGCCATTAAAGATTTTGGAGTTAAACTATATTCTAATAACTTTAATAATGATGATTTATACTCCGCATTTTTAGGAATAACTCCTTCAGGTAGTTTATTTCCCTTCCCTGAAATTACAAGTAGTTTACCTACTCCTTCTGGGTATGAATACGTTGATACTCAAATTTCTGCTTCAAATGATATAGTGCCATTAAGTGATGTAAACAAACGCATTTATAAACGTATTTATCATAATTTACCATATTTACTTAAAACTAAAGGTACAGTAGCTGGTTTAAGAGCATTAATTACTTCATATGGTATTCCTGATACTATTTTAAGAGTAAACGAATTTGGGGGTAAAGATAGAAATGAGTCTCAAGACTGGGATCTAAAACAAAATGTATTTAACTACGCATTTAATACAGGAGAAACATCAGACAACTTTTTATCATCTTCCTTACTTTCAAATGTCAATTTCGGAGGTGGAACCCCACAAACTATTCAACTTAGATTCAAAACCCCAGGTATCCCTCCAGCTATTAATAACGTAGCTAGTACCGATATTAGATATTCACAATCGTTATGGTCAACAGATGATGGGGGAAATCTAATATTAGAATACACAGGCTCAGGCTTAGTTAGTAGTTCATATTCGGGTTCATCTATTGACCAATATGACACTTGGGGTACTTTAAAATGGATACCTGCTTATGCGAGCGACCCTACAATATCCTCTAGCATATACTTCCCTGCCTTTAACCAAGATTGGTGGTCAGTACAAGTTACGATGGGGGATACCAACACAAACTCTACTTTATATGTAGCCAATGAAATTAATGGTAGGGTAGGATTTAATATGTCAGATTATATTTCAGGATATGATTCTTCACATTATTCACAATCTACGGTAGGTTTCTTAAATAAAGATACAAATGTTATTCTGGGTTCTAATGTATATCAACCCTTCTCTGGTTCATTCCAAGAGTTAAGATATTTTAATGCTGCTATACCACAAAATACTTTTCATGATTTTGTATTAAACCCCTATTCTATTGAAGGTACTACAACTAATAGTACCCCTAATGAATTATTTTTTAGAGCAGATTTAGGAACGGAATTGAATACAGAAAGTAGAACATCTATACATCCAAAAGTAACAGGATCTTTATCTCAAATTACCCAATCTTTTTCTAGCAATAGTTCATTCTATATTAATAATGCTGAATGGGTATCTAATATAGAAAACACATACCAAGACCAAGTTCCATCAGGTATAAAAAGTAGAGTAACAGATAAAATTGCTCTTATAGGTAACGACATTGCAGAATCTCCATCGGGGTCAAATGGAGATATTAAAGTATTATCCCCATTCCAATCAGTACAACAAGAATCTTTTGTAAGTTCAAGCTACACACCTGATGTAAATTATTTAGAGGTAGCATTCTCACCTCAAGATCAAATTAATGATGACATTAATGCACAACTCGGGTATTTTAACATAGGTGATTATATTGGAGACCCTAGACATATATCTTCGAATGAACGTAGTTATCCTGCTTTAGATACATTAAGAAACGCTTATTTTGAAAAATATATTAACAGTTATAACGTTGTTGATTTCATTAGATTAATAAAATTCTTTGATAATTCTTTATTTAAGATGATTAAAGATTTCACTCCCGCACGTACAAGTTTAAGCTCGGGTGTAGTAGTAAAACAACATATTTTAGAAAGAAATAAACAAAGACCTGCTCAAGTATCTTGGTCTAATGAAACTTATAGTGGCTCAATAAAACCCCAATCCCGAAACTATAGTACAGGTTCCGGTGATGTGGGTCAATATGAAGCTAATGGTGGTTCTTCGATATATAAATTCACAGGTGGAACTGGGGGATCTTTAGAACGTTATAATGGTTTACAAACCTCACCCTCAGCCTCTGCATATGGTTTAAATAATCAATTTAACTTAACTCAAAGCTATAGTGAAACTATTGAGGGTTCAATATCTAATACTATTAATAATAGTGGAGAATTTGTAGGATATGGAAATATAGAAATACATGATCAAAGAGAATTATATAATGGGGAATTTAGTGGGTCTAGTTTAATAGTAACAGATCAAATCCTAAACCCTGGATGTGGTCCTTACTTAAAAGTAACAGATAATTCCATTTCTTTTAATCCTATTGTTTTTAGTTTAACAAGTGGAGATGGTACTTATTTTCAAGGTACTACTACCGAAACTGAAATTTTACTTAACAAAAATTCCCCAAAATCCGGGGATGCGTGGATCATTTCCGAACAAATTTCTATTTCTCCTCCTATTGCTAAAGTAAAATATATAAAGTTATCTAATAAAGATATTAATAATAAATCTATTGGAGATTTTTTAATTAATTCTAATTCAATTAAATGGATCACTCCCGATGCTGTTGTTAGAAGCAACAATAATGTAGCAGAATATGTAATTGAGGGTGTAACTGAATTTGCAAATAGTACTTTATTAAGAATTTCACAAACTCAAGGAGATAACATAAAAACATCTACTACCGACCTAACTACTGATATTGTAACTGAATTTTACCCTATAACTTCATCAACTAGTGCCGGTTCAGAAAATTGGAGTTTAAATGTCAGTGGGGATTATAGAACCTCTGACTCTATAGGTGTAGGCAATGACAATCTCCAACAGGGTAATTTTATTAGAAGTGATAACTATCAAAAACAATATTTTTGGAGTTGGGATAATCCAGGGAATGATTCCCAATCTTTCTTTAACTCCGGATCTGATTTAACACCCCAAAATAATATAACTTCAGACATATCAAAGTTTAATTTTGGTTCATATAATCCAAAAAGAACTTCAAATATTCCTTGGTTTTTTTCTGCATCCATATCATATAGCGCATCCTCTCTAGGAACTGGGGGGGTTATAATTTCCGAAAATAATATTTACCACTCATCATCCAAATATACCGGAGCTACATTAACGGATCAAAATTTTACATTTTCTAATTTTGGGGTTGAAAGTGGTGTATTTAAACCCTCACCCTTAACTGTAGATGTAAGTAATACTTTTTTCAAATCAGAGTACAATAATCAAATCCCTGGGGATTCTGGTTCATCTGTTAATCAAATTGGAGGTCACCCCAAAATTAAAATAGCAGGAACAGCATCTATAGATTTCCATTTTCCAAGATTAAAAATTGGTGGAACCCCTAGAATTTTATCTCCCGCTATTCCGGGTTGGACTCCATTATCTGGGAGTGATTTAACTACAATGTCATCTACTCCAAATGCTAATTTTACCTCATCTTTTCCTGAAGACACGATTGTAAATTGGTCAAGTTCCGTTTCCCCCAATAATAAACAAGGTGTATATCAAGATGGAGCTATTGAAGTATCTTATGATGGTGTTGAAGAATATTTTTTAAGAGACAATGATAGTTTAAATGACATTTATATAAAATATAATCTTAATATATCTGCTAGTATATCTAATTATACTGCTTCTATCCAAACTCGTGCATACGGAAGCACAAATAATACCCAGAATTGGTATACACTACCCCAAATTTATCAATCCAATGCTAATAAACAAATAGTTATTAGTAATGGCGAAATCCCAGAACCACCTACTTTTTCTGGTATTACTTATAATCATATGGCTTTTAGAATAGTACTAAAATCCCCCGAACCTAGTTTTGAATACCGCATATCTACCTTTAACGGGTCAGTTTACGCAAGGTTTAGTGGTAATAATTCATATTTATCAATCCCAAATACCTTTAATTCTACTACTTTCCAAGGAACACCATCTAATCCACAACGATTCACCTCTTCCTTCTCATCACCTGGGGGTAGACACCCAGAAATCAAAATCCAGGCTCATTTAAAAAAGATTAATTCTACTGGTACAGTAAGTACTATCGCATCATCTGATACCCCAATTTTAGAACCTATTTTTGGAGGTAAAGAGTTTATATTTCCTGACTCTCCAACTATTAATATAGTTGATATAAATAGTATAGATGATATGTACTTTATTGAATATTCAATGAGTAACTATGATTACAATTCTGATACAAATAATGAATCTTTTAATGTTGCTTTTTTAGAAACAGGTGATTTAGAATCTAAAATTTTAATCACACAAGCATTAACATCTTCAGAGGACGGGGCTTACAATTTAACTGGTTCATTATTAATAGAAAAAGGAAATTATGATAACCCAACCCAAATGGGGGATGTAATATTATCCCAACAATTTATAGTACCAAACTCATCATCTTCTGGGAACGTGACTTTAACAGGTTCATTTGAATTCCCCTTTGAATATGATGATGTATTTAGAATGGCTGTAGAAGTCATAAAACCAACATTTAATTCCGGTTTAGCTATTACAAGTTATACTATGAGCATATCACCTAGTTCATCTATATATGCTCCTTTATCATCACCACCAACAAATAATATTTATAAAATCCCAACTTCAAGTGGATTTATAATTCCTTCATATTTTGGTGAAGGTATTTTACCATTTAATTTAGCTTTAGATTGTCAACCAACATTAAATAACTATAATGATATTAGAGATAACTCATTTATAATGGATGTCAGTTATAATAACATCAGTGGTTCAATTTCACCTGTTAATTTTGATCAAATATTAAACAACACAGCAGATAAGGCTCAAACCCCAGATTCAAATTATACTAGCACCCGATCTATTAGACCTAGGTATAATGGTACTAAAACAACCGGGAATCAATACAATATATGGAGTATTAAAGATGTAGATACTTATGGTAAAAACCCTGTAATTGAATTAAAAGATGCTTATTTTGGTTATTTTAAAAACATAAAAGATTTATATCCTTTAGTAAACGATAAAATATCTTTAGAATTAACATACTTATTAGACCAACAAAGCAACGCCGTACCTCCAAGTTTAGAGGGATATGGTGTCAATATATTAGAAAAAACATTCCCTATATCTAACCCTATATCAATCGGTTTTATATCTTCAAGCCAATATGCTCAGGAACTAGATGATAGTTATCCTATTTATAAATTAGCTTCAAAACCCACCCCTATATTATATTCTCAAACTTCAAGTGCAGGTTATGCTCTTGAAATCCCATTAACAGGGTCAGGACGTATTAGTATGTATGATAACAATGATATAAATACAATCGTAGATTATTCTTTCACGGCTCAAGGTACATCCTCTTATGATAATAATAACATAATATATACCAGCAAAACATCAAATTATACACAAATAATAAACCCTACGGAAGAAGTTGTTATTGATCCTTTTAATGCTGGTTCAAACTATATAGATCCTTATACTACAGTAAATGGTAGTATAATATTTGGAGACAACGGCAGCGAAAGTGTTGATAAAAACCCACAACGTATTTCAATGCAAACTTCATTTGCTACTAGTTTCTTAAATGAATCAGGTGGAGTTGAATTAGCCTTTGATGTTCAAATGGTAAGTGGTAGTACTCCTGTAGAATTTAATTTAGAAGATATAAGTTTAATAGTACATAGAACAGGTAAAGAACCATTTAATGCTGGTAGCATAATAGGTTCAGGAATTAATAATTTAATAAGATTTGTTAGCCCAATCTCTACCACATTTACACGCAAAAGAAATTTATATAAAACAGACACAATAAATGCTTACAACCCCCAAAGAGGAAGTTACTATGCATTAATTGAAAATGTACCTCTAAATTCATTTTTAACACAAAAAGGAGTATATACTCAAGGTAAAGGTGGTGCTTTTTTCAAAGGGGATATTAATGGTTTAGAATTTGTTATAAAAGCAAATAGTGGTGAATTTTTATTTAAAACTAATGATTCTATACACTTTAAAGTAAAAATAGAAATACAAAAACCTAAAAAAGAGAAATTTGGACCCAATATATTATATCCCGCGGATTATGAAGGTCTTAAATTTCCATCTAAACTTTCTACAATTGGAGAAAGAACATCTTTATTAGCAGGAGACAATAAAGGAACTTCTCCATTTTGGGTATATCCAAACTCTACAGATAAAAATATACTAATAATGTCTTCTTCAAATATAAATGAAGCATATGGTGGCAAATTCTACCAGGGCCCACTTAAATATGTCCCCGGCCCTAGTGAATATTTTGATAGTGGAGTAGAACCATCTGGAACACAATTCCCAAAAATTACATCACCTATAGAATTTTTCCCAGGAGATGAAATACGATTTGGAAATAACGAAAATTATACTTACATTATCAAATCAGTAGTACCACCTGAAAATAATATAGTGGATGGAATAGGTAAAATAAAAATAGTACTAGATAGTGAAGTACCTGAAAGTATAAATAAAGATTTCTTTTTAATACGAAGATTTACTCCAAAAGCTAGCAGTTTCATCTTAGATACCCAATTCCCATATTCAGCAGAATCATCTGGGTCTGAAGCTAATGGTATAATTTATCCAACTTTTCCAACGGATTATATTAAAAATAGTGGATCTTCAATAGTAACGGATTTAATTGATAAAGGAGTAATAAAATAACATATTTATAACATATAATTATATAACAAAATGGGATATTTAAATAACAGCGTGCTAACAGTAGACGCTATACTTACCAAAAAAGGTAGAGAATTACTAGCAAAAAATGATGGTTCTTTTAGAATCACACAATTCGCACTATCGGATGATGAGATAGATTATACTCTTTATAATCCAACTCACCCTTCAGGTTCTGCCTACTATGGAGAAGCAATTGATAATATGCCTCTTCTAGAAGCATTTCCTGATGAGCAACAAATCATGAAATATAAATTAGTTACTTTACCTAGGGGTACAGCTAAATTACCTGTACTTAATTTAGGGTATGCTACCATTAATTTAAAACAAGGTGCTCAATTATCTATAACCCCTCAAACCTTAAATTATTTAGGTAATACTCAAGCATTTGAAACTAGAGGTTATGCCGCTACTATAGGAGATATAAGATTATTATCTCAATATAATGGTGTAGGTATTAATACAACAGCAGCAACTACTCAAAACCAAACTTCTACTACTACTTTAGGTACAAATGTATCTAAAACTATAATTGGAACCCAATTTAATATAACAGCTACAACTATTAATACCTTGTTTAGTTCTAACCCAGATAAAAACCAATTAAAAACTACATTAACCGTAATTGGTTTAGATAGTGGAGCAAGAGTAACAATCCCCGTAATAATAACACAAAATCAATTAACATAATATGAGCTTTAAAAGATTTGACCCTGAGGATTTTGTAATAAGTGCCAATACCATTACCTCTACAGTATGGTCTAACAACTCAGTATCACTAGACACTTATCATACTTCATCTGTACAAAAAGAAGGATCCTCTGGACCCTATTATTTGAATGTTTATCAAACTTCTTCAACTGAAGAATCATCCGCGGTTCAATTTTCCATAGCTTATGCCAATTCTTTAGGGGGTGGTGGTTTAAATTTTGACACCTCAGTTACAAATGTTTCTCCAACCACAACAATCTATGGTCAATATCGTACCTTAGTATTAGAAGACGAAAACTCCGATTTTACATTTGGTCCTACATTTACTGGAGCCCCAAACAATGATTTTTATGTTATAAGTATAGAAAGAGCAAGATATAAAGAAAAATTATTTCCTGGTTCTTTAAATTTAGTACTATCAAGTAGTAATAGTAATTTAACATCACCTTTACATTTAACTGATGATTCAAGATATGTAAATTTACCCACATATTATGGTACTCAAAGAGCATATCAAATTATTAGTGGATCAGATGGACTTCCTTATAAAGGAAATGGGTACTCACATAGTGGGTCCTACGGTTTATTCCTCCCCGATATCTCAACAATTCTATTAAATGCCTCAGCTTTAGACGATAATTCACCTCCAGGATTATCTGGTACTGATAATGGGTGTGGGATTAACTTGTTAACTAATACAGGTTCAAATACCGCAGCTGATAATCCTTCTAAACTTTTTCTACACATTTCAGGGTCAGTTGGGGATGCTAGTGGTAGCATATTTCAATTAAATTCTCAAGAAACAATCACTTCAGACTTTATATTTGTAAGAACAAGAAACTCAGAATTTAACTATTCAGAAAATCCATCTTTTATATCGGGTTCAACTGGAGAAATTATTTATGATTATTTTATAGATAACCCTCAAACGTTCCCTACTACTGTTGGGATGTATAACGATTCAAATGAATTATTAGCTGTAGCTAAATTATCCAAACCTCTTACTAAGGATTTTACAAAAGAAGCACTTATAAGAGTTAAATTAGATTTCTAAAATGAATGGGCGCTTACAAACAATTCAATTCACAGGACATAATTATAACTCCATTTGAAGTTAATAAAGGATTTTCATTTTCTGGAGATAATTTAACAGGCTCAGATGTTGGTATTGACAGATTTATTGGTCAAAATGGTAATTTTTTATCAACCAAAACAATAACTGGGAAAATATCTGGGTCTGAGCAGTATGAAGTTTTATTGTATAATTCTGTAAAACACCTCTACTACGGAAACTATATTTCTGGTAGTAGGGGGTTTATCCAAGATGCGGTAACTGCCAGTTTTAATACTGATGGTACTATTACAGGCCCAATCCAACAAACAAACTACTATAATTACGAGCAAAACACTGTTTGGTCTAATAAGGTATTACCAACACATTCAATAGGTATTATTTCAATACCCTCTAAACTTTATGGGGATTATATCCAACCTCAATCCTTTTTATTAAAACATAATACTTCTGGTTCTATTAAAGACGATGGTGAGGGTAGATTACTTTGGGCCCCCAATGGTAGTTCAAATTACAATTATATATTAGGTAATATTGTATACCAACATGGTATCATAACAATATCTAACAAACCCGATGTTACATATGGCGAAGCATTATATAATTTAGGAATTTATCAAAATGAAACACTTATAAATTCCTTTATCTCATCTAGTGAAGTAACTTGTTCATTCTCAAGTTCATATGAATTATTTGAGACCCAATATAAATGTACTTTAACAGAAAATGAATTTAATTATTCCCTTAACCCAACAACAATTTCAGGAAGCCAAGGGAATTTGTATCCTTATCTCACAGGATCATATTTCGATCCTTATATAACAACCATAGGTCTATATAACTCGGATTACGAATTATTAGCAGTAGGTAAATTAGCAAAACCACTACCTACATCCCGAACAACGGATACAACAATTCTTATAAATATAGATAGGTAAAAAAACATATAATAAAATACGATATTAGCGATGGCAAAAATACTTAATTTTGAATCTGAAATACTTAATGGTTTAGTAATAAAACCAGAACATATAAAACAAACCGTTGATGCTTTCACAGCTGCTGATGCTTATGCTTTAAGCATCTCCGGATCTCTGGACATGGTAGATGGGGTTATATCCTCTCCGCGGTATAATATAAACCATCCAATTTTAAATCTTTATCTTTCGGGAAGTACTTCTTATTTTAATCATGTAAAAATTAATTCTACCCTTGGTAGTAATAATTTTATAGAAGGAAACCAAGGATGGATACTAGAAAATGATGGACTAGCTTCAAATACTATAAGATTTGACAGTGCAAAATTTAAATTTTATGCTGGGGGTGGTATAGGGGAAGTTATTACAATACAGGAAAATGGCAGTGTAGGTATAGGTATCCCTTCTCCTTCTACAAAACTAGATGTAAATGGGGATGGGAGGTTCGTAACCTCACTTAATATAGACCATTCTTCTCCATCGGGTTATGGTACTCTAGAATTATCTAATCACACTACTGGTTCCATAATAAGTGCAAACCCCGCTTCTAGCAATGGTTCAACCATAAACTTACAATTTAGGATTAACGATTCTGAAAAAATGCGTATTGATCATCTAGGTAATGTTGGGGTAAATACAACCTCATCCACAATTACATCAAAGTTACAAGTTGTTGGTCTTCCGGGGTATGCTGACAATGCTGCGGCCTTATCGGGGGGGTTAACTTTAGGTGCTTTTTACCATACCGCGGGGGTATTAAAAGTTGTAATATAAAAATAGCTTATGAACTGGTTATATCAAAATAAAGAAATACTTAATATATTAAATTTTCCCGAAGGAACTTACGGTTTCATATATGAGGTAACTCACACCCCAACAGATAAAAAATACCTAGGTAAAAAAGTATTATACTTTGAACGTAATGTAAAATTAGGAAAAAAAGAATTAATATTATTACAGGAGGAAAGAAAAGAAAAAGGTTTAAGAGGTAGAGTACCATCTAAAAAGAAAACCATAACCGAATCCGATTGGAAAACGTATCATGGCTCTCAAAAAGAAATTTTACAACTAGTTAAAGAAGGCAACCAGAGTGAATTCAAAAGAGAAATATTACAATTGGTAGGAGACAAAAAACAACTTACGTATTATGAATGTAAATACTTGTTTAATAAAGGAGTATTAGAGAGTAATAATAGTTACATTAACGACAACATTTTAGGAAAATTTTTTAGGAAGGATTTCTTGGATACTAAAAAATAGTTTCATATATTACCCTTCATGGTAAACCAACTATTAGTCACATTAGTAAATTCTATTTTAGGCACGGGTAAACCCACAGCAAGAAATAATTATGCTTACGATTGTCCTTTTTGTAATAAATCAAAGAAACTTGAAGCAAATTTAACTGAAAATAAAGAGGGAAAAAATCCTTGGCATTGTTGGTCCTGTGATATGAGAGGTACTACAATATATAATTTATTCAAACAAATTAAGGTAGATTCCCCTAAAATCCAAGAACTTAACTCACTTGTTAAATCATCTATAACAACACGAACCTATCACAACATAGATATATTAAAATTACCCCCAGAATACGTTAGCTTAATTAATCCCCCAACAAAAACAGATATTATGGCGAGGCATGCTTTAGCATTCTTAAAAAAACGCAATATAACGCAATCTGATATTATCAAATATAATATAGGGTATTGTTCTACAGGTAAATATAAAAATCGTATTATAATCCCAACATATGATAAAGATGGAATTTTAAACTATTTCACAGCCCGATCTTATGATAATTCTTCATATAAATATATGAACCCCGAAACATCTAGGAATATAATATCTAATGAACATTTAATTAATTGGGATATCCCTATTATATTATGTGAAGGTTTATTTGATGCTATGACTATAAAACGAAATGTAATTCCTCTTTTAGGTAAAAATATACCACAAGCCGTTATGAAAAAATTAGCTACATCAAAAGTAGATAAAATTTACATTGCCCTAGATAAAGATGCTATAAAACAATCTTTAAAATTTTGTGAAAAATTAATGGCTGAGGGGAAAGAAGTATACCTTGTAGATCTACAAGATAAAGACCCTTCAGAAATGGGGTTTAATAGTTTTATTAATTTAATCCAAAATACATATCCTTTAAATTATTCAATTTTACTTGAAAAAAAATTACAATTATGTTAAAAAAATCATATAAAAGATTATTAGAAATTTCAAAGGATTACCAACAAGTTACGATGCCGGATTCAAGGTATTATAGACGAAATGGTAATTATTACCCCTCTATAACTCATGTTTTAGGTTCTTATCCTAAAGGTAAATATTTTGAAGATTGGCTTAAAAAGGTAGGATACGCTTCTGAACATATTGTTAAAAAAGCAGCAGCCGAAGGTACACAAGTTCACGAAATGATTGAGGATTGGTTAAACGGAGAAGAAATCACATTTCTATACCCCGATGGTAACCCCAAAATGTCCGCATTGATTTGGCAAATGTTCCTTAGATTTGTAGATTTTTGGGAAACATATAACCCCGTATTAATAGAAGCTGAAGTACATTTATTTTCAGATATACTCCAAGTTGCAGGAACTTGTGATTTAGTGTGTGAATTGGAATTTGAAGGAAAAACAGAACGATGGATCATAGATTTCAAAACATCTAACCAGCTACAAACAACCTATGATTTACAGGGGGCACTTTATGCCCAATGTTATGAAGAGTGTTATGGTTTAAAAGTAGACAGAGTAGGGGTTTTATGGTTAAAATCTAAATCCCGAGGTGAAGATAAAACAGGAAAACGCCTAAAGGGTAAAAATTGGGAGATATATGAGTCACCCCGCACACAAGAAAAAAATATAGAAATATTTAGACACGTTAAGGCATTATTTGATTTAGAAAACCCTAAATTAACCCCTTACACTTCTACATTTAAAACGTCATCCCAAAGAAAAATTTAATACTTATAACATATAAACAACCTATAAAATTATGACAACAACTTATACATGGAATTGCAGAACAGTAGACGTACACCCTCTAGAAGGTGATGAAAGCAACGTAGTATATAACATCCATTGGATAGTAACAGGAACATCAGACCAATTAGATTCGGATGGTAATGCTTATAGCGCAAGTAACATAGGCACACAAATGCTAACGGTTAACCCTGAAGGAGAATTTGTACCTTTTGAGGATTTAACAAACGACGTAGTTGTTGGTTGGACAAAATCCGTTATGGGTGAAGAGCAAGTAACTTCAATAGAAACTTCTATCCAATCACAAATAGATTCCCAGGTTACTCCTACATCGATTACAAGAACAATAGGGGCTTAAAACACCCATATAAAAACTTGTTTACCCCATAGAAATTTTGTATATTCAGGTATAATAACAATTAAAACAATAAAGGTTATGAATTTACAAACGGGTAGTAAAGTAGTTAAACATGGTCCTAAATCACGTATTGAAACTAGGGGAAGAAAAAAAATAATATCTTCAAATCCCATATTTGACCCTTCAACTATTAAATTAATAAGAGGTAATCAATTAGAATTTAAAAAAGAATTATTTCGTCCTTTAAAAACTAATAGTGAATTAGATATTATTTTATCTACTGGTGGGGGTTTAATGCCTGGTACCAATATGATATTTGCTGGTGGTCCCGGTTCCGGTAAATCTACCATAGTGTTAGATATGATGTCCTCCTTAACAATGCAGGGTTACAAATGTTTGTTTGTAAGTGGTGAAATGGATGAAATCGCTTACTACAAATATTGTAAACGTTTACCTAAATTTGATTGTGTTCAAACTTTATTTTTAAAAAACCATTCCCATGAAGTTAAAGATGTTTTAGAATACATTTTTAATCAAGGTTACGATGTTATAGCAATCGATTCTTTAGCCGAAGTATTAGATATGTATCGTGATTCTCAAAAGTCAACAATGGGGGCAGCTGAAATATGGTTATTAAGTTTACAGGATAAGAATAAAAAAGGTCAAAATAAAGGAGAGTATTATACTTCTTTTGTAAATATTCAACAAGAAACTAAAGCGGGGGATTTTGCTGGTTCTAATAGATTAAAGCATATGACGGATGCTATGTGTCATGTAGAACGTTCAAAAGACGGTTTAGAAAGAAGTATGCATTTCTCTAAAAATAGAGATTGTGATAAAGATTTTAGATTAAACTTTTCAATATATAAAGATTCAGTACATTATTCTTATCCTTTAATAAACGATGGCGAATAGATTTGGTTACTTTAAAAATTATTCGTATATTTAATCACTTAATATAAAATATAAAATATGGGAAATTGTTCAGGAGGTAGTAGTGGTAAAACTTTAAAAGGTAGCTATAATAAAAAACAAAATTTACAAAAACCAACAGGTTATATTGTAGATAAAAAAGGTAATGTTAAACCTACATATTCTAAAAACTAAAAAAATATAAAAATGACTAAAAAACAATTTATTACACTAAATAATAATATTGATAAGTTAATAGCATTTACCCCATCATTGGATAAACATTATCGTACAAATCAAATGGTAAGTTCAAAACCTTTTCAAATTGAAACTTTAGATGTAATTGAAAACTTACAAGATAAAGGTTGGAAAATTAAAGGTTCATACCAAAATCTAAACCCAAAAACAAAACAAATTAAAGATCATACTATAAAAATGGAACATCCTGATTTTAGCATGTTAAATTCTAAGGGTAAAACTGAAGCTATTGCTAATTTAACAATAGGTAATTCATGTGATGGTTCATCTCCCCTAGATTTAAATTTAGGTGTATTTAGGCTTGTTTGTTCAAATGGTATGATACGCAGAGATACACTTCAAGCACAAAACATAAATCATAATGAATCTAATTATTATAATTTAAACAAAATATTAAGTGATTTAAACATCCAAACCAGTGAAGTTATAAAAGAATTTTCATTTTTAAAAAAGAAAGATTTAACACCTGAAGAAATATTTAATTTTGCTTTAAAATCAGCTAAAAAAAGATTTGGTAATAAAAAAGTTATAGAATCCTCTCAATTGTTAAAAGCTGTAAGATCTGAAGATGAAGGTAACAATTTATGGAATGTGTTTAATCGTATACAAGAAAACTTAACACAACCCTTTAGATTATTAGATTTAAAAGGCAACAAACTATTAGGTATAAATTCTATATCTCAAGATATCAAGATTAACTCTGAACTTTCAGAATTAGCTTATAGTTATGTTTAAAATGTTTTTACCTATTTAACTATATATTTATAATAAAATACATATTATGGTAAGTTTAATGGAACTTTTAAAAGAAATACAAGGTAGCCCAAAAACTATCATATTAGCTGGCGCCCCGGGTGCTGGTAAAGGGTTTATTTTGAAAGGTTTAAATTTAGGTAATTTAACTACGTTTAATTTAGATAATACTTTTATAGATTTACTTAAACAATCAAATGTATCTTTAGATTTAAAATCTCATGATGCCGAATCTAGAAGTAAAGCAGCCCAAGCAATGGCACAGGCAACATCTAAACTCAAAAAAGAACAAATCCCTAATGCTATAGAAAATAAAGAATCTTTTATATTAGACGGGACAGCCTCTTCATTTAACCAAACCTCAGAACTAAAAAACAAATTAGAAGAAGCAGGTTATGATGTATTTATGTTATATGTTTACACAGATTTAGAACGCTCACTTAAACAAAATCAAGATAGATTTGAAAAATCCGGGGGTGAAGATAGAAGTTTAGCCCCCGCTATAGTGTTGCGTACGTGGGTTAATGTAACAAAAAATTATGAATCTTATAAAAAGTTATTTGGTATTAATTTTGTATCTGTAGCAAATACTTTAGAGGATGAAAAATTAGGAGATGTAGAATCAATTATTAAAAAATATCTAACACCATTTGCTCCTGAAAATACTAAACCTAAAGATGCTAAATCACAAATTCGTTCAGATAAAGCTAAAGAAGAATTAAATCAAGAAACTACAAATTTACTTAAAGATGAATCTGTAGCTAATATTATCAACAGCTCTGTATCTAAAGAGGAGGCACAATCCAAAATAAAACAATTTTTATCTTAATGAATTTAGTTAATGAATTAATTAAAAATCTCTTACCTGAAGAAGAAAAACAAAAGAGTGTTGGGGTGTATGCTGGGGGGTTTAAACCACCCACTAAGGGCCATTTTCAAGTTCTACAAGAAGCTATAGACCAAAACCCAGAAATGGATGAAGTAATAGTATACATAGGTAAAGGTGAAAGAGATGGTATATCCCAAGAAATATCTTTAAAGATATGGGAAATATATGGGAAATATTTACCTTTTAAAGTAAAATACATAGAAGCCACTAAACCTCCAATCCAACTAGTTTACAACTATGCTAAAGAAAACCCAAATACTGAAGTTCTTTGGATTATAGGGGCAAGAGAAGAAAACGAAGATGATTTTAAAGATATAGCTTCACGTACCAGTGGTATGTCTAAATATCCAAATCTAGAACTTCGTACTATAATCACAACCGGAGGTATATCTGGAACATCCGCACGAAATGCCGCCAAAATTTCCCCAGAAAAATTAAATAATTTTTTACCTGATTTTTTAAACGATAAAGAAAAAACAGATATATTTGTCATGTTAAATAACATTGTAACTGAAGCTATAGTAGGCGGAAAAATCGAATGTGATAATTGTGATTGGAGTTGGGATATAAAAGATGGAGGAGACGATTTATTTATATGTCACAAATGTGGGCATGATAATACCCCATTTCTAAATGAAAATTCCACCCTTGAATTAAATATCTCTAAATTTAACTATCAAAAAACTCTAACCGAAAATTTATGGTACACTCTAAACGAAATCTCATTATCCAAAGATAATGCTGTAGAAATAAGTGGAGATTTAACAGGGGGTAGTTTTAAAGTAGGAAATATTACCTATACTTATAGTATTAAAAATATTCCTAACCCTTATAAAGATCTAGGATTATTTTATAATATCCAATTTACCCCTGAAGAAAACACTACATCTATTCCTCAAGGTGGTAAAGAAAATTACATAAAAATATTATCTACTATGTATAAGGTTATAGTAGATTTTATAGAAAAACAAAAACCGGAATACGTTGGGATAGCATCATTAGATAATGACGGGAGTAAAAACTACCATAAAATATATGCTAATTTAACAAATACAAAAACCAATAATATACCCGGATATTTTAGAAAGGATGTTAGTCTGGGATTTGATACCCCACAAGGCAAAGGGAGATTTATAGTTTTAAAACGTAAAAAAAATCTTAACGAAAATGCTTCATATTCTAAAGATATAGATGTTAAGGAAAAAATATTAGAATTAACTAAACATATGTTAACTAAGGGTATGAACATCAAACCTTTACCTAAAGTTAAATTCGTAAACGGTAACCGTGATAATGCACGTGAATTTCTAGGTAAAACCGCGTATTATAACCCGAACAACCAAACAATCACATTATACACCGAGGGCAGACATCCCAAGGATATTGTACGTTCATTTGCACATGAAATGGTCCACCATATACAAAATTTAGAGGGTAGATTGGGTGCAATCACTACAACTAATACACAAGAAGACGATAACCTAAACAATATTGAAGCTGAAGCCAATTTAAAAGGTACAATGACATTCAGGAATTGGACTGACAGTTTAAATGAAGAAATTTTATTTGAAGAAGAAGATCAATTAATGTCTGAAGTTGTTAATCCTGATGGTGAAAGATTTGAATATGTTGAATCTAATGTAAAAGGTTTTTTTACTTATAAAGATTCATACAACAATTTATATTTTGCTAGAATATTTTTTACTCCTTTAAGTAGTAATCCCTATTTTGAATTTAAAACAGGATGGTTTAAAGACAACAATTTATCAGATCCAACATATGATCCACATCTTCCTCCTAATACAACAGGGATGGATAATTTAAAACGTAGAAATACTATAGCTAAAATCTATAGGGATGAAATATTACCTTTTTTCACAAAAAATAAAGGTTTATCTAATAAATTATATATTAAACCCATATCCCATTCTCGACATATATTTTCTAAAAGATTAGTAAAAAATCATACATCTAAAAATTTTAATATAAAAGAGGATGGAGAAACCATTATAATATCATTACCTCAAAATGAAAATAATAATAAAGACCCCTTTGGTATAAATACATATGCTATGGAATTAGGAAGATTGAGAGAAGAGAAAAATGAATACCAAATATACTGCGACCTAGATGGTGTACTAGCTGATTTTGAACGTGGGTATGAAGAATTAACAGGTATAGATTTACAAGGTGAATTTAAACCCGAAGGGGAAGAATTTTGGGATCCAATTAAAAAAGCAGGTGTTGGGTTTTGGGCTGGTTTAAAATGGATGTCTGATGGAAAACAATTATGGGACTACATTAACCAATATAAACCTAAACTTCTATCAGCACCCTCTAGAGATCAATCCTCAAGAATAGGTAAAGCAGTATGGGTAAAACACAAAATCCCAGGTACTCAACTAATCTTAAAATACGCAACCCAGAAAAAGGAATTGGCAACACCTACCTCAATATTAATTGATGATAGGGCAAAAAATATAGAAGAGTGGGAAGAGGCAGGTGGCGTTGGAATTTTACACATCAACACCTTTGATACAATTAAACAGTTACAAAAATTAAAACTATAATGAGTAAAGAAAATGTTTTAAAAAAACAATTCCAAGAACGTGATGTTCAACGTTTACGTAATTTAATGACTGGTAAACAGGGAGAAAAATCCAACTCTAGTGTTGGGTTCTCTAAAGCTGAGGAATTTCATAAAGAAGGAGATATTTGGGAAGTTGATGGGAGAACTTGGACTATAAAAAATGGTATAAAACAAAACGTTACAAAATTAGATAAAGCAAAGAAGGCACACGTTATGCCCTTACTTTGTCCTAATTGTAAAAAAGTAATGAAAAACCGTAACGATAAACCCTTTTACAATTTACATAAAAAATGTTTCAATTGTGTTATAGACATGGAACATGAAATTAGAAAAGATGGTGGATGGGAAAAATACGAACGTAAAATCAAAAATAACGAAATTGATAATCGCATAGCGGAATTTAAAATATGGGTTCAAGAACAACTAAATACCTCTAATGATTCCTTTATATCTGAACAAGGAGATGTAGAAAAATGGGTTGGTAAACTAGATAAATCCAAAGTAGAAGAATACCAAACATCCGTAATAGAATACCTAGGATCGCTTAAATCCTAACTTTACATATTTATAACATATACCATAATAATGAAAGATAATTTTGACATATACGCTTGGAATCGAAATAACTTACTGGAAAATAACCTAGAGGATGCAGATTTAAAAGCAAAACAAAGAGTTGATACTTTATGTAACCAAATTACTAAAGAATTCCCTGATAAATTCGAGAGTTCTATAGAAAAATCCCAATTAAAATATATAATTGCTAGTGCATTTACGGATTTAGCTTTAAATGAAGATGGGGTAGCTAATAAAAAGTATGTAGTGCAATATTGGATATATAAAAATGATGACTATGACGATGAAGAAATAGAAGTTGAAGCTTCGTCTGAAGAGGAAGCTCTAAAAATAGCTAAGCTAAAAGCATATAAGGGTAAAAACTTTAAAATTGTAGGTGATTTAAATGAAACCTCTAAAAACCCCATTAAAGAGACCCTTAAATTTATAATGGAAAACCCTGAAGGGTATTCTAAATACTTCCCAGGTGGAAAAACTAAAGGCTTAGATAAAGATACTTTATCTACTATCTTAATGCAAATTATTAAGGACACTGAAGAAGAAGGGATGGGGCTAAACGAATCTACACTTTGTAAAAGAGGACAAGATTACATTAAATCTAGAAAATCTGCTGGTGAAAAATCCTCAGCGTATTTATCTGGACGTGCTGTAAAAGTATGTAAAGGGAATATTAAATTTAAAGGTAAAAAACAAACAGATTTTAAAGGATAATGCACAACCAATATAATAATATTTATAAACAAAATTAAAATGACTGAATTTAATTACATAGAATACCTAAGGAATAATCCCTTAACTAATTTAAAAAACCAATCTAAATCTACACTAACTGAAGGCATAGATGGGGATATAAAAGCAGCATTAACATCTGTAGGCTCAGACTCAGAAATTAATCAATACATGGTCTCTTTAAAAAACTCAAATGATGAATTTGAGGACGTAGAGGATTATGTTGAAGATTTTAAAAACTATATAGCGGATAAGGGTTTAGAAGAAACCTCATCTCCAACTAAGATGAAGGTATCTGAATTAAAGGCAAAAATTAAAGAAGATATTCTTTCAACTTTAAATGAAGAAGATACTACATTAGAAGATGAATTAATGTCTCAATTAAATGAAATAACGGGCGAAGTATTTTCTCGTATTGATGGTTTAACTAATGAAAGATTAAAAAGTCAATTTCTAAATAAATTTAGTGAAATTTATGAAGATATGGTTGATAATGGGGATGCATTTGATGTGGGTGATGTAATTGAATACTTATCATACCAAATGCAAGAATTTTCACAAGACATTAATATGGGTTCTGGAAACTTAGCTGAAGCTAAAGATGATGAAGAAGAGGATGTTGAAGTAGAAGTTGGGGATGAAGAAGAAGGAGAAGATGTAGGTGGAGGAGATGTAGATGCTATTGACCCAGAAGCTGGTTTAACTCAAGATGAACAAGACATACAAAATGCTCTTAAAGTTGCATTTGATAATGCTAATGCTATTGGGGATGAAAAATTAGCAGATCAAATTGGTAACACTATTACAATGTTCACTAGAACACACGTTGTAAATAGATAAAACATGCTTAACGAACGCAAACTTACTAAAAATGAACTTGAAAAGCGCGAAAGTGCTCTTCAAGGGCTAAAACAAAATAAGAAATCCTTAGTTAAAAAGTATGGTAAGGATGCGGAGAAAGTTATGTATGGTATAGCAACTAAACAAGCTAAGAAAAAAGTAGAAGACATGAACAAAGAAAATATTAAAGAATTAATTAAATCCACTTTATCAAAACCTAAAACCACTAATGAGCAATTATTAGACGATAAAGCTAAAATATACTTCATGCAGAAGGTTAGAAGTGGAGAAATAGACACATTACCCAAAGACCCTAAAGCCGCTTATGTAGCTCAAATGTCTAAAGGTGAAATTGGAGAAGATCTAAGTGCAAAAGAAGAAAACAAATCCCACACTAAACTAGACAATTTAGTTCATAAAACATTTGGTGCTAGTAGCGATGAAAAAGATATTAATGAAGCTAATAATTTACTTAAACAAGACGCGTTATCACCTGCAGAATACCAAAAAGCTAAAAAATTAAAAGACTTCGATTCTAAAAACTACAAATGGGATAAAGAACAAGAACTTCATTTAATAAGAAAAATGAATGAAGATCTAGATGTAGGACATCAAGACAATGAACCACGAATGCTAAAAAAAGATTTATACCGCATTGCAAAATACGCAGGTGAACTGTATAAAATGTTAGATAAATACGATCAAGGTGGTGAAGTAGACTTCCCACATTGGTGGCAAGGTAAAGTGATTAAGGCACGCGATTTAATGGTATCGGCTAAACATTATTTAGACGGTGAAGAAAAAGTAGATCAAATTGATGCTATGATATCTGAACCCGCAATCAACAGAGATATAAATGAATCTTCTCAAATTTATTATTTAGTTACAAATAAAGATACAGGTAAAACCGAAGTTAAATCAGGTTCAAAAACTACTAATAAAAGTATAACTGGAACTTATAGATTTAAATCTAGGGAAGAAGCTGAATCTAAAGCAAAAGAATTAAATCTTAAATCTACTAATGAAGGAATGTCTGAGGAAGAATGGGCTAAAGCAAAAGAGGAAGATAGATTAGAAAAACTTCCCATAGACCAACAGCTTAAAATTAAGAAAATGATTGCTATGTTAAAAAATGCCAATAATACATTTAAATAATGACAAAGTCAGAACTAAGAGATAAAATAAAAAATCTAGCTAAGCCCTTATATCAAGATAAATTAAAATCTGATGATAAGGCATTAGCATATGATGAACTTTCAAAGTTCCCTGAACTTAAATCAGTAATCGTAGATCTACTTTCAACAGATTTTGATAAATTTTTAGAATCCTTAGATTGGGTAGCACCACGTCCTACAACTTTTCGTGTAAATCTGTTGAATGGGCAAAATTTTCTACTTATATTCACTGACAGAACATGGATAGCGCAAATTGAGGGTAAAAAATATTATTTACTTAATTTAGATGAAGAAGAAAGAGCGGCACAATCCGTATCTCGAATTTTATCTTATGGCGCTTCATCAAAAGATGCTGGAGATTTAGGGGACGATACAGAATCAACCTCCAAAGAACCTGAAGCAAAACCCGAACTAGAAGAAATATAAATGGACGTATTTGATAAAATATTAAAAGAACATAGTTGGAAATTTCCAAAAGGTTACCCCGATATGGATGACCCTAAAGATACAGAAATGTTATTTTCTATAGTTGAAAGTTATATGTATAGGATAAAAGAAGAGGAAAAACCTCAATTTAATAAACAAGAACTCATTGATTTTATTCAAGGGGTTGAAGATGAAGACACCCTAAAAAAAATTTTTAAATTAGCTAAATCCGCAGGTTTTTCAAAAAACTTAGATGGGTATTTAAGTACAAAGAACTTAACGGAAAAAGATATAAATTACTTTATTACTTTACTTCAAAATATGGATAAATTAGGGGAGTTTGCTGCCCTAGCCATTAACCCACCTAAAATTGATTTAACAAGCAATAACTATTACACCCAAATCCCAGGTTTTACTCCTGAAGAATTAAAAAAATTGTTTTTTGATATGAAAGATTCTATTAAAGGTACTGTTTCTTTAGGACCTGGAGAGAGTTTCTTATCTATATTTTTTGGTAATGTCAAAAAAGCAAAATCTAAGGGGGATTTAGATATTGATGGTAAAGAAGTAGAATTAAAATCACGTACAGGTAATACTGGTGCTGTTGTATCTCCACGAATTTATAATAGAGGAGATTTTTCAACTTCAATTAAACCTTATCTTTTAAATTTTATTAAATCCCTAGATTTGGAACCTGAACAAGAAAAAGAAATATTATCTTTAAATGAACCTGGTGTGGCCGGTTCTTGGGCTAAAAAGATCGATGCCTTTTATAAAAAATATAATGAATTTGGGGGGGATAAAGTTTTATTTTCCAAAAATTTTAATGATACACTTAAAAAAATGTATCGTACTTTAGATTTAAACTCTAATGATTTTTTAACTGACAGCGAATTTAAATCCGGAGAATTTGTAATAGAATTAGCTAAACAATTAGCCCAAGCTTATTATGACATCGAAAAATTTGATGGTGTCTTATTTTCAGATTTAGATGGAAATTTTAAATATTATAATGGGGGAGATTTTGTGGGGAAAATAGGAAGTGAAATTAAAGTTTCTTTCCCCGCAGATTTAATACCACGTTTAAAAATATAAATTATGTGTAAATGCGGATGTAATACTTGTGGAACTAATAATGGACCACTATTAACAGAAAGTAAAGTAAAATCTTTACTATCGGAAGGACTTCAATATCATATAGATAAAAAAGTACCATTATTTGAAACAGTATATCGCATTGGTTCAGATAAACACTTATCTTTAATTAGAGAAGCTAGAAAAATGTATTCACGTAATGTAATTAATTTATGTGAAGAAGACGAGGCATTAATTAAAACACATTTAGGTGAATTTGGTTTATATGAAGGAGAATCGGTACCGTTAGATTTACCTATGTTAAATGAAGCTTACTATGAGGTAGTAGCAAATCTAGGAGATAAAAAAACTAAAGAAAATTTAGATTCATTTGAAGAAGTCCAAGATTTTATGGATAAAATGGTTAAACGAAATGCTATTTCTGTTGACGTTACTAAGTTTGGTAAAGATAAAAAACAAACTATTAAATATAGTTGGGCAGGAGATAAATGGGAAAAAACATCTAAACCCTATATTAATGAATCTATGGATTATGAAATTGGCCATTCCCTTTTATTCCGTTATGATGAAGCATCCCAATCAGAATTTGGTATGGATTATGATCAATTAGGATCAGGTGAAAAAGAATGGGTTCGTGATGAAATAGACAATATGTCTATGAATGAGGATAAAATTGATAGAGAAAAGATAGAAGGTATATTATGGAATTTAAAAAATTCTAATAAATTATCCAATCCATCAGATCCTAAGAAAAAAGAGGCATTGATAAAAAAACTAGAAAAACAATTATCTAGATTAAATGAATCAGATTCTAACTACCCAGATTTTGATTTAAATAAAAACATAAGATACCAAGATACATCTATTTCAAGCGGGATGTGGAGATACACAGGTAAAGAACAAGGTGGAAAAGGTGTTTATAGAAATTTAAATAATGGTCAAATATTAGGATTTGATAGAAGTGATTTTGACATATTTAGAAACAATCTTAGTAGTCATTTTGACTTTTTAGAATCATTAAATGAAAAAGAAGGTGTTCCACATTATACTAAAGATGGTAAAGAATGGAAAGGTAAACTACACAAAATGCCTGATGGTTCACTAATGTCAGGTAACCCTCACGATAAAAATGGAAGTGGTCCTAATGGTAAAAGTGAAAAACTATACCATAAAGAAGACTTAAAAGAAGATAGAAAATATAATCAAGAAGAATTACTTAGATTAGATTTAATTGCACGTCGTAAATTTGATTGCGATTACAAAAACTGCACTGACGAACAAAAAGCTGAAGTCTTAAAAGATAAAATTAAAGTTGGTGTTAAGGAAGCTTTACAAGAAGCTAAACAAGACATATACGATAAATTTTTAGATAACCCATCTTCACCAAAGGGTAGAGCAAAATCATTGATATTAAAATTTACAAAAGAATATGGAGATGATGCTTCATCAATGGCTGTAGATAGATTCGCTAGTAAAAACAACCTAAAACCTGAAGAAAAGTACATATTAAAATATATTACTAAAAACGATATTAAAATATCTTCACAATCAGGAGGACCAGATTTTTCAGCAGTAAGCGAAGCAGAATTTAAAGGTAAAGAAGTAGCATTAAATAAACCAAAACGAGGTGGGCCTAAGGCATATTATGTTTACGTTAAAGACGGAGATAAAATTAAAAAAGTAACTTTTGGATCCGGTGGTTTAAGAGCTAAAATTAAAAACAAAGAGGCACGTAATGCTTTTGCAGCACGTCATAATTGTAAAGATAAAAAAGATAGAACTAAAGCCGGATACTGGTCGTGTAATACCCCTCGCTATGCTCAGGCTTTAGGATTAGGAGCAAACCAAAACACATTCTGGTAGTATGAAAAAAGAAAGCAAAACATATAAAATAGTAGGACCAGCCTCCTTAAACACCACAGATAAGTCACAAGCTGAAATATTGTCTGACATTCGTTCCATAGAGGGAGTAACAACTGTGGGGTTTACACCCCAAGATATCGAAGATAGAAATGCCTCATACAATAATTTAAATTATAAAGGAGAATTTAATATCAAAGTAGATAATTTCCCATTTGAAAGATTTGACAGAACAGAAGATTTAAAACGTCTAGTTAATATTATACGAAAAATCCCATCAGTAAATTTCTTTAGAGCTAGTTTAGATTCATTAACACAATAATGAACCCATACGAAAATAAAGGTAACATAAGAACTTTTTCTAAAGATATAAACCCTATGGAGTTGGTTTGGCATCAAGATAAAGAAGATAGACATATAGAAGTTCTCGATGGTAAAGGATGGTCAATACAGATGGACGATCAGTTACCTTTGGGTATTAGTAAGGGGGATCGTATATTTATAACAGAGGGTCAAGTACACAGAGTATTAAAAGGAACAACCGATTTAAAAATAAAAATAAATGGATAAATTTGATTTAAAAAAATATTTAGCTGAAGGTAAGTTAAATGAAGACTATAAAAATGATTATGCTAACAGTGAAGAAGATTACACTGATGAGATGATTATGGAAAAAATAAAAGATATAATCAAATACCACGAACTTGACCCTCAGGATGTAATGGAAGAAATAGGCCAAGAATTTGGAATTGCTTTCGAATTTGGAAGAATGTAAAAATAAATGGATAATTTTAATTTAAAAAAATATTTAGCTGAAGGTAAGATATTTGAGGAAGATTTTAAATATACTGAAGAAAACCCTTACATAGCTACGATGGTAGGAGGGGATACAGGTGTTAATCTTCCAATGAGAAAAATATTTAAGATGCTTAAAGATGCTAATTATAACCCTAGAATAACTAAGGGTAATAAATTAACTGGTATAAGCGATATAGAAATAGGCGTTGGCGATGATAACTTCTCAGCAGGTTTATTACTCATAACAAAAAATGGTCAGACGTTTGGTGATGACTTATGGGGTAAAGATATTAAATCTGAAACTGAAATTTTTCCTTTAATAGATGAATATTACAAATCTCAATTAGAGGCGGAAAAAGAAAGAGAAGAAAGTGGTTACTATGACTTAAAAGAAAGAATAAATATGAAAGAATTAAACGCATTTAGACAATACCTTACAGAAGGTACCATAAACGAATACGATAGCCAACTTGAACGTGGACAAGATTACGAAGTACACGAACCAGGAATGGACGAATGGCACGATCTTGAATATATTGGTTTCGATAGAAACGAAGACGAACATATCTTTATGGATACAGTAAACATTTCTCCGGGTAGTAATGAAATATACATAATAAAAATACCTAATGGGGAATTAATGAGTTCTGTAAGGGGACTTGATTCACAACCCCACAAATCAGAGGAATTTGATGCTAAATTTAAAGGAACAACTCCTGACGATATAGACTTTTAAAATAAAATAATATGAAAGAATTATACAGATTTAGACAATTCCTTACTGAAGGTAAAATAGTAAAAGAAGATGTATCTTCAAGATTTATAAATAAATATCTTTCTATGGTTACACCTGAGGATTTTAAAGATATTGAAGATATAGAATCATATAGTGATAGAGATAAAGCTATATTTATGTACTTAGAAATAGGCCCAGGTATTATGGTAGGCGATGAGTTAGCAAGGGATCTTAAAGACAAACCAGGTGAAGAAATAGTTGGGTATTTTAAAGATAAAAATTATAGTTATATGCCTTATAGTGCGATGGATAAAACATTTGGTTCTAAAACCCCCACTGGAATGGAATTTGAAAGAGGACAACCAGACAAAGTGCATTTAGATAGAACTCATAACATGAGAATTAATAAAATCCTAAGAAGCAAATACCCAGATGTTATTGATTTTATGAAAAATGATAGAACAGGAGGTAATGCAATAGAAGTTCATAATGCTATCCAAGATAGATATAGTGATGAAGCAAAAGACGGAAGAAGTAGAGAAGTAAGTTATGAAGAATATGCTTCAGATTTTGCTGATGTTATGGGGGATAGAATATAGTAAAAATAAAATAAAATAAAACATACAGACGGATTCATAGCCCGTTGAAATATTAAAATAAAATTAGCATCTGTGGCGCAATCATTTGGATTGCGTCATTTTTTTTCGTATATTAACACATAAATAAAGTATCAATATGAGCAAGAATATAGTAATGGTAGGAGCGGGAGTAGCAAATGTAAACGCCGCTACCAAACTAATTGACAACGGGTATAAAGGTAAAATTACTATCATTGATATGGGTAAAGACCCATATGCTAGACAATATAGTGAGGTAATGGAAGGATTTTTAGGAGCAGGTGGTTGGTCTGATGGAAAATTAACTTATCATACTTCAATTGGTGGTCAATTATCTAAGTATTGTGGTGAAGAAAAAGCAATGGAGTTAATGGATCAAGTTATAAATAACTTTAAACGTTTCCACCCTAAACCCGAAGAAGTACAATGTTCTAATCCCATCGCTGAACCCGATTTTATTAAACCATATTTTGGTTTACGTTTATTCCCCGTATGGCATGTAGGTACAGATTACCTTTCTTGTATAGGAAAGAACTGGTATACATATTTATTATCGAAGGGTGTTAATTTTATCTGGGAACATAAAGTAACGGATATTGATTTTGATACGAATGAAGTAAAATATGAGCCGTATAAAAAATAAAACATTTATATATTATTTAGAAAGAAATAAACTTCCTTTTTATATAGGAAAAACTGTAAATCCAAAAAACCGACAAGCTGACTGGTTGAGAGAATATGGTAGTAATATAACTTTTAAAATATTAGATGAAGTAAATACTAAAAATTGGAAATTTTGGGAATGTTATTGGATTGAACAATTTAAGGGGTGGAATTTTGAGTTAATAAATAAAAATAGAGGAGGTGGAGGTTTAGAAAAACATTCTGATGAAGTTATAGAGTTAATTAGAAAACAAAAAATAGGTAAAAAACAAAATAGAACCAAAGTTAGGAAAGATAAGGGAACTATAAGAATTAAAAAACTTGGAATAAAAATAGGTTCACCTAAGGGTTGGAAAATGAGTGAAAAAGTAAGAAAAACTAAAAATCAAAAACAAATTGGAAAACCTAAACATACTATAGAAACAAAAATTAAATTTGCTGATCCAACTATATATAAATTTTATAATATAGAAACTCAAGAGATATTTGAAGGGATAAGATATGATTTCCAAAATAGATATAATTTTAAATATAAAGGAATATATAATTTAATCAAAGGGAAAGCTAAAACATATAAAAAATGGAAAATAAAATAAAAAAACTAATAAAAGAAGAAGTTATAAAATTTTTAATAGAAAATATTGATTGGGGTAGATCTTATGAATTTCATGAAACTGGAAATTATGTAAAAATTTCTAAACCTTATGGAACTATAGAGTTTGGTTTAGAACAATTATCTGATGGTGAAGAAGCTTTATTCATAGATGATATTTCAATTTCCCCTCAATCTCAAGGAAAAGGATATGGAACTGATATACTGAAAAGTGCTATTAAATACTCTGAAGAAAATGATATACCTATTGCTCTTAGAGCATCCGTAGGTGGGCATTATGATACTAAAACAAATTTTACTCAAGAAGAACTAATAAAGTTTTATTCTAAATTTGGATTTAAAACAAAACCAGATTTATCTTCATTTGGGGGAGATGAAATTTTCATGGTTAGAGATATATAAAAACAAATAGATATGAAAGAAACAATAAAATATGATAAACTTATATTTGGTGTAGGCAAATCAGGTATTGACTTTGGTAAAGAATTAGCTGAAAAATATGACTTACCTACAGAACCAAAACCAGTACAAATAGGTGTTCGATTTGAAGCACCACAAAAACACTTTCAAAAATTGATTGATGTATCCTATGACTTCAAATTATATCGTAAGTACGAGGATAAAGGAGTATCACTTCGTTCATTCTGTACAAACAACAACGCAGCCTATGTTGCTGTTGAGGAAACATATGGTAATCATAGCTATAATGGTCATGCTAAAAAGGATGAATCTTTTAGAAACAACATGACAAATTTTGGAATTTTAATGGAGGTTCAAGGAATAGAAAACCCATTTGAGTGGTCAAGAGATGTAGTTAAAAAATTACAAATAGGAGGCACAGGTTTATATTATAGTCCTACACGTAAACCTACAACAACATCAGAAGGTGAAAATGTATCAGCTACCCAAATAGATGAAGCAGGTATGGAATATGTAAGAGAAACAATGGGGGGTTATTACTCGTATATTGAAGATTTTATAGAGGATATGAAAAAAGTATTTCCTACATTAAAAGATGATTGGGGTGTATATGTACCAGAAGTAAAATATCTGTCAGCAGAACCCCTAGTTAATTATAAGGATTTGTCTTTAACTAAATATCCTAACGTTCATTTTGTAGGAGACGCATTATCTGCTAGAGGGATCACTGTTGCGGGTTCGCAGGGTGTTTATGTGGCCGAATCATTTTTGAACGAGGTATAATAGTTCCAGGGTTACCTATACTAAGAATACTAGATAAAAAGAATTAAATCAAAACTTATTTTAAAATATTATGAGCGAAAAGTTATATGAAGAAAAAGTAATTAAGTATCAAGGTGCTAGGCACTATTTAATTAAGGCAAAAGACAGTAAACATTTTAAACATCATAGGTACGATGGTCCCGCAATTGTTCCTATAAATAAAGATTCAAAGTGGAAAAAATCATTTTACTTAAACGGCATTGAATATGGAGCTGAAGAATATACTGAAATAATGTCCGAGAGAGAAGGATTACCTTTTTACAAACAAGCACCACCTAAGGGAATAACATATAGAAATTAACTATGGTAAGGGGTAAACAATTCTACACTAAAGATAAAAAACAAATCGACATTACTAAATGGGATACATCAGGTAATATTTCAGATTTAACAAATCGTTATGGTTGGGAGGGAGCTATGGCTTGGGGTAATTTAATACATGACGAGTTAAATGCCAGAGGTCCTGGAATCAAACCCGGAGATGTTTACCTTGATTTAGGAGCAAATATTGGTATGTCTTCTATTAATGCTGAATTAAAAGGTGCTTCTAAATTATATTGTGTTGAACCAGATCCTGGGGTATTTGCAGCACTTGAAATGAATAAAGGTGAAAATTGGGAAGTGTTTAATATAGCCATTGCAAACTTCAACGGTGAGATAGATATCCCAAAATGGCCTAATTGGTGGGAAGATGTACCCCGACCCTGTTTTACACTGGATAGTTTTTTTGAAAATAATAACATCACCCACATCGACTATATGAAGGTTGATATTGAGGGTCACGAAAAAACTTCATTTGAAAATGTAAAACAAGAAACATGGGATAAAATAAGCAAAATCTTTATAGAATATCATGAAGATGTTGAAATTGGGGACAATGAAAGAAATAGTATAAGGTTAGAATTTATAAAAGGTATAACTTATAAAGGATATAAAAACCATCACATTCACCTTGGATATGCCCAAAGTTTTATGTATTTTTGGAAATAAATTAAAATTATGAACATTTTAAAAAATATAATATGAAGATAGGATTTACCGGGACTCAAAGTATTGGCAAAACTACTTTAGTAAATGCTCTTAAGGAGCTACCAGAATTTAAGGATTACACATTTACAACAGAACGTTCTAAATATTTAATGGGAAGGGGAATACCATTAAACACAGATTCAACTTTAAAAGGGCAATGTGTTTTTTTAGCTGAACGAGCCTGTGAATTGATGTGTGATGATATCATTACAGATAGAACTATAATTGATGTTATGGCTTTCTCCAAATCATCCTCATCCATGAGTATATATCAAAAAGACGATTTTGAGGCCTTAGCTTCCCTATTAATAGGAGAATATGATTATATCTTTTACATTTCACCTAAAGGGGTTGAAATTGAAGATAATGGTGTTCGGGAGACAAACCCAGATTATAGGAATAAAATTGATTTAGAAATTAATAATTTACTAAATTGTTACAACCATCGTATTAAAAACCTTAACACACTATATGGAACTACTGAAGAACGTATAGAGCAAATTAAACTAACAATTTTTTCATGATATTTATAACAAAAATATACCATAATGAAAAAATCAGAATTACGACACCAAATTCAAACAGAAATAAAATCAATACTCTCAGAAGAAACCGCAGAAGACATTAAAGACAAAACATCAGCACAATCTAAATTAAATAAGGAATTAGAAATAACTAAAGACCTTATGAAAGAATCAATCAACCCCGAAATAACCAAAGCATTATCCCGTTTTATCACTGCCATGTCTAAAAGGTATGGTTATAGTGAACAAGATGCTGTATATGCCATTCAATCAGCTTTAAAACAAAGAAAATACGATGGTTTAAATGAAGAAGAGGATGAGGATACTATGGATAAAAAAGCATCCAAATCAGCTAAAAAAGGTGACTCCATATCTAAAATAGCAAATAAACTCCAACAAAATTCACAAGAAATGAAAACTGTACTTAATAGGTGGAAAAATGCTGATTTAGGTGAGGAAAAGGAAAAATTAATTAACCGTTTAAAAGAACTTACTAAAATCAAAAAAGAACTTGAAGGACTTCTTTAAAAATATTCAAACTTTACTGATAGTAATATTAATTGGTATTATCTTCATAATGCGTAGTTGTAGTGGGGGTAGTGGTGGTAGTGGGGTAAACATATCTGAACCTATAACAATAACAAAAGTTGAAGTTAAATATGACACAATTATTAAATATACCCCTAAATATATTCCTAAATGGAAAGAAAAAATAATAACTAGAACAGACACAGTACCATCATTAGTAGACACCTTAGCAATTTTAAAAGATTACTATACCAAGTATGTTTATAATGACACTATACACATAGATACCATGGGTTATGCCGTAATTAATGATACTATAACGCGCAATACAATATTCTCACGCAGTGTGGCGACTAATTTTTTAATACCGATTACAACGGTTACAAATACAGTGTATACCAACCAACGAGAATTTTATTGGGGTTTAGGTTTAATGGGTAGAGCAAATCAAATTAATTATTTAGGTGGTAAGTTGCTGTTAAGAACAAAGAAAAAACAAATATATGGTTTGGGGATAGGAATTAACCCTAATTTCCAACCTGTTTTATCGGGTAGTATGTATTGGAAAATTGGAAAATAATGGCTGAAGATTTTAAAAAAATAATTAGACATGAGTATTTAAAATGTTGTAAAGACCCCATACATTTTATGCGTAAATACTGTTATATACAACACCCACAACGGGGTCGTATACAGTTTAACCTGTACCCCTTTCAAGAAAAAGTATTAGCGTTATTTCAAAACAACGATTATAGTACTATATTAAAATCTAGACAATTAGGTATATCAACTCTAGTATCAGGTTATGGTCTTTGGTTAATGACCTTCCATAAGGATAAAAATATATTAGCACTAGCAACAACACAAGCAACAGCTAAAAACTTAGTAACCAAGGTACAATTTATGTGGGAAAACTTACCCTCATGGTTAAAAGTAGACTCTGTAGAAAATAACAAATTATCCCTTAGACTTTCTAATGGGTCGAAAATACAAGCAAAATCCTCAAATGCCGATGCAGCACGTTCAGAAGCAGTATCTTTACTAATAATTGACGAAGCAGCCTTCATTGATAACATTGGTGAAACGTGGGCTTCTGCACAGCAAACTCTAGCTACGGGGGGTGGAGCTATTGTACTATCTACCCCATATGGTACTGGTAATTGGTTTCATCAAACATGGGTTAAAGCAGAATCCGGAGAAAACGATTTCTTACCAATTAAACTTCCATGGTACGTTCACCCTGAACGAGACCAAACATGGAGAGATGCTCAAGATACCTTATTAGGTGATCCTAGACTAGCAGCACAAGAATGTTTTAGTAAAGATACAATAATATATACAAAATTTGGCCCTCAATATATAAAAAATATTAAATTGGGAGATTTAGTATTAAGCCATGATGGGTCTTATAATAAAGTAATAAAAAAACATTCCCATATTACAGACAAATCCATAGAAATAAAGGGGGGATTAAATAACATTCAAAAATATACCACCTTAAACCACCCATTCCTCAATATGTTAGGAGAATGGGAAGACGTAGGTTCAATTATAGATTCTAATAATAAGGTTAAGTATTTCCCTAAAGTAGATGAATACAAAGTTGAATGTAAAACTATTGATCTTTCAAATTATATTATTTCTAATTCTCCAAAATCATTCCCTTTAAAAATTGATGATAAATTTATATGGCTTACAAAAACTAGTAAAATTAACAGATTTATTAAAATTGATTATGATTTAGGATTTTTAATAGGCTGTTTTTTATCAGAAGGATCTTTAGCTAAAAATAAAGTTGAGTTTTCATTTAATGGGAAGACAGAAAGAGAAGGTTTTCCTTTAGAAATTGAAAGAATATTAACTGAGAAATTTAATATAACAAATTTTTCATATTATACTTCTAAAATTTGGGAGGGTAGTAGTAAATTATATATAAAAGATCAAATTTTCCACAATTTTATAAAATTATGTATTCAAGGGGGAAAATATAGTTATAATAAACATATAAGTAAATTTTTATATTCTACATCTAATGAAGAAACCTTAAAAGGTATACTTGATGGGGTGTTAGTTGGAGATGGGATGTTAAAATCTGAATATAATGTCCAACTCCTCCTTACATCCGAAAAATTAATATATGATATGTTATATATTTCTAATATCTTAGGAATCCATAATGTCACCTTAAAAAAAGGTAAATCACAAAACCCAAATAACCCTGATAAGGATAGTTGGAGAGATAACTTTACATTAACTTGGACTAACAGTATTATAAATTCGGATGAAAAGATATTTAGTAAAAGGATAAAGGATTGGAGTAGAATTAATACTATAGGGAAATCTAATTCAAATAGTAATTTTGAATTTATATCTGAACCTCTTACAAGTTTAAAACTTACCCCCTCTCCTAGAACATTAGAAGTATTTAACCTAGAAATAGAAAATACTCATACATATGTAACAGAATATGGAATAGTACATAATTGTGACTGTGATTTTAACACATCAGGTGATACTGTATTTTATAGTGAATGGTTAGAATTTATAAGTTCAACAACTGTAAAAGAACCATTAGAGAGAAGAGGTGTAGACCAAAACTTATGGATTTGGGAACCAGCTGACTACTCTAGAGAATATATGATTATAGCAGATGTTGCCCGGGGAGATGGTAAAGATTTCTCGGCATGTCATGTGATAGATATACAAACAAATACACAAGTTGCAGAATATAAAGGCCAATTACCCCCAAAAGAATTCGGTTATTTCCTCACAGGTTTAGCTACAGAATATAATAATGGGATGTTGGTAGTAGAAAATGCTAATATTGGATGGGCAACTCTAGATGCAATACAAGAGAGAGAGTATAATAATTTATACCACTCACCAAAAGGAGACCAAATTACGGCAGAATCATATCTTCGTGTTTATGAAGGTAATAGTGAAATGATCCCAGGATTTACAATGTCAATGAGAACTAGACCCCTTTGCATTAATAAATTCAGAGAATTTGTTGGTGATAGATCAGTAACAATTCGCTCAAAACGTTTAGTAGAAGAGATGAAAGTGTTCGTTTGGAAGAATGGAAGACCAGAAGCCCAAAGTGGCTACAATGATGACTTGGTTATGCCATTCTCAGTCGGTATGTTTCTGAGAGATACTTCATTAAAATTCCAACAACAGAGTTTAGATATGGCTAGAGCAACATTAGGTGGGATAAAATCCAATAAATCAAACTATAGTGGGGTATATTCACATAATAGTATAACCAACCCCTACACACAAGAAATTGGGGGTAAAAATGAAAGCATTCAATGGCTTTTATAATATTTATAAAAAAATAAAAAATGGCAGATAAAGGATTATTCCCGAGATTAAAAAGATTATTTTCTACAGATGTAATTATTCGCAATACTGGAGACAACCAATTAAATGTTTTTGATATAAATAAAATTCAACAATCGGGTGAAATTGAAACAAATTCACTAGTTGATAGGTTTAATAAAATCTACACTAATTCATCCACCTCCCTATATGGTCAGCAATCTGGATTCAATTACCAGTACTTAAGACCTATGCTTTATTCGGAGTATGATGCAATGGATACAGATGCAATTATAGCATCTGCTCTAGACATAATTGCTGATGAATCCACCCTTAAAAATGATATGGGTGAAGTATTACAAATTAAATCCCCTGATGAAGATATTCAAAAAATACTTTATAATTTATTTTATGATGTATTAAATATTGAATTCAACCTCTGGCCTTGGGTTCGCAATCTTTGCAAATATGGTGACTTTTTCTTAAAATTAGAAATCGCTGAGAAATTTGGTATTTATAATGTTATACCTTACACAGCATTTCATATTGAAAGACTAGAGGGTGTAAATAAAGATAACCCAAATGAAATTAGATTCCGATTTGACCCCGAAGGAATATCAGCATCCGATACAGGATATTACAACGTACCAGGACAGACACAAGACAGAGCAAACTCAATTATATTTGACAATTATGAAATGTCTCACTTTCGTTTATTAACGGATATGAACTTCTTACCTTATGGTAGGAGTTATATTGAACCCGCACGTAAGTTGTTTAAACAGTATGTTTTAATGGAGGATGCAATGTTAATTCATAGAATTGTTCGTGCCCCTGAAAAACGTATTTTCTACATGAATGTTGGGGCAATACCTCCAAATGAAGTAGATGCATTTATGGAAAAAACATTAAGTAAATTAAAACGTACACCCCACGTTGATGAGAAAACCGGGGAGTATAATTTAAGATATAACATGCAAAATCTACTTGAAGATTATTACATCCCTGTTAGAGGAAATGATTCAAGTACTAAAATTGAAAGTGCAAATGGCCTACAGTGGGATGGTATTGAGGATGTTAACTACTTAAGAGATAAACTATTTGCCGCTCTTAAAGTACCTAAAGCCTTTATGGGTTATGATGAAAATACAGATGGCAAAGCCACACTCGCGGCGCAAGATATTAGATTCGCTCGCACAATCGAACGTATTCAAAGAATTGTAGTATCCGAATTATACAAAATAGCATTAGTTCACCTGTATACACAGGGTTATAGAGAAGAACAATTAGCTAATTTTGAATTATCATTAACAACCCCTTCGATTATATATGACCAAGAAAGAGTTGCATTGATGAAAGAAAAAATGGACTTAGCGGCTCAAATGACAGAAACTAATCTCTTCCCAACTGATTTTATTTATGATCATCTATTCCATTTGAGTGAAGATCAATATGATGATTTCAGGGATTTAATTAGAGAAGATGCTAAACGTAAGTTCCGTATAAATCAAATTGAAGCTGAAGGTAATGACCCTGTTGAAACTGGTAAATCATACGGTACACCTCATGATTTAGCTTCTCTATATGGTAAGGGTAGAATGGAATCAGATCCAGGAAATATCCCAAAACCAGAAGTATATGATGAGAAAAACCCACTAGGTCGCCCAAAAGAAAAGGTGTCAAAACGTAATACTCAAGATGATAATTTTGGTAAGGATAGACTAGGTGTTGGTGGGATGAAGAAAGATTATAATGACACTAAAAATACCCCACTAACAATGGAGAATAATTTACGAGTTATCCAACATAAAGGTATGTTGAATCAAATACCAGTAAATAGTAAAAAGTTAGTATTCGAACAAGACAAATCCCATGAATCGTTACTTGATGAAAAAAATATTAAGGGACAGTAATTCTAATATATTTATAAATAAATAAGGATTGATATGAAGGAAACGATTAAAACGCTTTTAGATATTAAGAAACAACTTCTTAAGAATGAGCCTAGTAAAAAACAAATCCCTTTGGCTAATAACCCGAGACAGTTCACATCAGAATTACATTTAGTAAATGTGTTGAGCTCAAAAATAGATAGTGCGACTCGATATTTGGACGAAATCGAAGGTCTATTATCAGTATACAGGGAAATAAAGAAAAAATAAGGATTGATGTATATAAAACACTCGAAATACAAAAACACTGGGATTCTATTTGAAGTCTTAGTGAGGAAAATCACCTCAGAGACTTTATCTGGGAAAGATTCACCCTCTATAGGAATATTGAAAAAATATTTCGTTAATACAGAATTAGGAAAGGAGTATAAATTGTATGAAACTATATTTAAGTCTAAAAACCTAAATGAAAACCGAGCTAATGTTATACTTTCTACAATATTAGAAACATCTAAAAAACTTAATAGGACTAGAATTAGAAAGGAAAAATATAATCTAATTAGTGAATTAAAGGAACATTATAATGTAGAAGATTTATTTAAAACTAAATTAAATGATTATAAGGCACAAGCCTCTCTTTATACATTATTCGAGACATACAACACTGATAGACTAATCAACCCTAACCAAATCATAGATAATAAAGTTACATTATTAGAATTTTTAACAAAAGCACCAGTTGAAAGAGATGATGTTAAAGGCGACATAATTGAAGAATTTAAATCTTATGATAAAGATTTACGTACTCTAACATATTATGTTTTACTAGAAAAGTTCAATGAAAAATATTCTTCACTAAACCCACGACAAAAAGGGGTCCTTAAAGAATTTATTGAATCCGTAGACAATACACCTTCACTTAAAGCCTTTTATAATAAAGAGGTAGCTTTTATAATTGAAACAATTCAAAAAGAGATTAAGGTCACTAAAAGTGAAGTTGTAAAAATTAAATTAATAGAAGTTTCTAAATTAATCAAAGAACTAGATAAAAATTCAAACATTAAAAGCGATAGTTTAGTAAATTTGTTACAATATCACTCATTGTTGGGGGAATTAAAAAAGGTACATGGATAATATAAATGAACAACTTAAACCTAAAGACGTAGACCAAGCTTTACTCAAACGACTTGAGGATAAGTATGGGCCTATTGATGTTGAACATGATTTCTTTACTAGTAATTTAGATACTTACTATAAAACTACAAATGTAGATAAAGTAACTAATGGTGTTACCCATAAAGTTATTAAATTAGCTAGTTTTGGTGATTCATTAGAGAAAATGTATACTGCTTTAAAATCATTAAAACAACTTCTAAGTACAGATGACGCCCGTAATGATGAAATAATTCAAAATATCCTAATCGATTTCAGAGATATATTCAATAAATATAGAACACACCTTAGAACAAGCTACCCCGACCAATATAGACAGATAAAAGATCAATTAAGAGAAATATCTGGTACTGGTGGGGGAGTAGGCTCATCCAACTTTTCGGGTGGTGTGGGGGGACAATATTCAACCCCTTACGCTTTTAGGTTAAAGGGTCAAAAAACAAATGATAAAGCTTATACCAAAGTAGGATATAAAGAAGTTAAAGAAAATGCAGGTTCTAGTTTAGGACCAGGTCCTAAATCATCTAAGGATGGTGTTAAAGATAATGCTTATATTAAACAGTTTAAATATAGGCTAGTTCCAAAAAAAATTAAAGGATCAGGGTTAGAAGTTGTAGATTTATTTGAAGTTAGTCAAACCTCTAAGGATTTTCAAAGTGAAAGAATTAATGCGTTTGATTTAATCGAACATGAAATGAATGATATTTATAAGATGTTAAGTAACGCTAAAAATGAAGCTATTAATTACTATAATAATAACCCTTCATCATATACAGTTATTAAACCAACAGATTTAGTTTTGGATTATATAAAAGATATTAAAGACCTATTAAAAGAATAATAAATGAAAACACTACAAAACCAATACAACCTAATTAAAAAAGGTAAAGGAAGTAAGGAAATTTTCCTTAAGGAAGTTAAAAAAAACTACCCAAATTTAGTTCGCAACTCAGCTGATTTTGATGAAGCCACTTCAATCCTTACAAAACGTTCTATTATATCAGAAAATCTATGGGGTGTAGCAACCACCTCAAATAAAAAACCAGATTGGTTCTCTATATTTGATAAAAATATGAATATAATTTCTGAAGAAGAAGCAAAGGTTAAAGCTGTTGAGAAACAAACATCTAAACAAGTAACAAACCTCCAGGCTCCTGATAAAGGATATGATTATAAAGATGATAAACTTCTCAATAATGTATCAGGTGAACAATTCCGTCAAGGATATTACACGGAACTTATAGATGAAGCTAATGTTGGTAAAACAAAACAAGAATTAATTGCTTTAGTTATTAAAAACATTGATAATAACCCACAATATTATGTTGAGGAAGCTCAATTCGGCATTAAAGGAATTGGATATAGTAAAGACCAACCCGGGCTTAAACCAACTCAAATAAAAAACCCAGGTGTGGGTGGGGGTTATGGTGAAGCAACTAAAAAAGAATTTCCAAAAGGAGAAACAGGTACGGGTTATTTAACAATTAAAGAAAATAAAAGGATATCATTAGTAGATTTAATGGAGAATATGCCATTAGGAGAAAAAAATCCCAAAAAGAAATCACCAAAAAAGGCTAAAAAAGAAACAACAGATTCTAAATTAGCCGAAATAGATAAAAATGGTAGGATTGCCACCTTAGAAATACAAATAGAAGCTCTGGATGACATCATTTCAAGTAAAAATGAAAGAATCTCAATGGTATCTGAAGATGACAGCTTATCTGAGTTAATGGATAAAAAGAAAATTAAAGAAATGCAAAAAGAAATCAATCTTTTAGAAAAAAGAAAAACAGTGATGGAAAAATTGTATGAAAAAATGTGTGGTAAATCTTATACCAAAAAAGAAATGGTAAGTGAAGATGATGAGTCGGATGGTGAATACGAAGCAGTTTTAGATAAATTACGAACAAATGATAGAACATAAATTTAAAACCTAACATGAAAAAAATCCTTGTAGAAACCCACATTTTCAAACCAGTTAGATCAAGACTGTCTGAAAATAAATCCAATAGAGGACTTCCTTTAGTTGAGGGTATTTTAGCCACAGCCGAGGTTAAAAATGGAAATGGTAGATATTACTCAAGAGAATTATGGGAAAGAGAAATAGCTAAATATCTCCCATTAGTTAAAGAACACAGAGCTATGGGGGAATTAGATCACCCAGAATCATCAGTAATCAATCTCAAAAACGTATCCCATAACATTGCAGATATGTGGTGGGATGGGGATAATGTGATGGGTAAGATAGAAATATTACCCACCCCAAATGGAAACATACTTAAAGCATTAGTTGAAAGTGGTATTACTGTGGGTGTATCATCTAGAGGAATGGGTTCACTTAAAGATGTAGGTGGGTTAATGGAAGTGCAAGATGATTTTGAATTGCTGTGTTGGGATTTTGTTTCAACCCCATCAAATCCCGATTCATTTATGAATTTAGTAAAAGAAAGTCAAGAATTTAAAGCACAAGATAGATACCAAGAAGTAAGTACCATATTAGGTGAAATATTATGTTCCTATGGGGTATGTCCTATTATATAAAATAAATAATACGAAAAAACATCTCCACCTGTGGATTTTAAACATTGAGCGCTCTTTTTGAGTGCTTTTTGTGTTTTACCCCCCTCCACATACGTATTATCACAATATGTCATCTCTTATATGACATGATAAATTATTATTAAATAATCCCTATTACGTTTCTCAATAAACGTAGTTTCCCAACAAAAAATTTAGGAAAAATGAATAAAAACTTTTTAAAAGAAGCAATCGCTGATGCTAAATCAATCAAAGAATCTGCGATAGCAAATGCTAAATTCGCTCTCGAAGAAGCATTCTCCCCAAAAGTCCAAGAAATGTTCTCTAGTAAAATAGAAGCAATGGAAAGAGAAGAAATGGAAGAAGATTACAACGAGATGGAAGAAGCTAAAGACGATGTTAAGGTCGAGGAAAAAATGTCAAACCCTGTAATGCGTAGTGGTTTTAGAGGTGATAATAAAGCCGAAAGAGAAACAGAATACGAACGTGAAATGGATGAAGACATGGATTTAGATGAAATCTTAGCAGAACTCGAAAATGAATTAGAAGAATCAACCTCTAAAAAAGAAACCCTCAAAGAAGAAGAATCTGATGAAGATATGGATATGGATTCGGAAGAAGATATGGATATGGATTCGGAAGAAGATATGGATATGGAAGATGATGAAATTGACCTTGAAGATATGTCAGAAG